GCTGAACCTTTACCTACATCACCGTAGCCTGCTACTACCGCTGTCTTACCGGCAATCATAACATCAGTAGCACGTTTAATTGAGTCCACCAGACTTTCACGGCAACCATACAAGTTATCAAACTTACTTTTAGTTACACTGTCATTAACATTAATAGCACGTAGTTTAAAACTACCGTTGGCAATAGCTTCGTTAATTTTGTGAATACCTGTAGTTGTTTCTTCAGTAACACCGTAGATACCTTCTAGCAGTTCTGGATAGTTAACATGGATATACCAAGTTAGGTCATGTCCGTCATCCAACAACATATTAGGTACCCAACCATCTGGACCTTTAACTGTTTGTTCTAAGCACCACCAGTATTCATCTTCTGTTTCACCTTTCCAAGCAAATACAGGAATGCCCAAGTCTGCTAATGCGGCCGCGGCATGATCTTGTGTTGAGAAAATGTTACAGCTGGCCCAACGTACTTCTGCACCTAGGGCCACTAGTGTCTGCACTAATACCGCAGTTTGAATAGTCATATGTAATGACCCTGTGATACGAGCACCTTTAAGTGGTTGACTTGCCTTAAGCTCATCACGAATGGCAATTAAGCCTGGCATTTCTGTTTCTGCGATTGCTATTTCTTTGTGGCCCCATGCGGCTAGGCCAATCTCTGCGACTTTATAATCCATTATTCAGTTACCTGTGCTGGGCCACGATTAGCTTTTTGTGTTGTTGCTGGATCACTGAACTTACGTGTCTTATTAGCTACATAACTAGCTTGAGCATCGATCATTGCTTTGCGAAAAATACTACGTGCTACTGGATCTTGAATGTTACCAAGTTTAATTTTGTTCATCTTGCCGAATTTAAATGTTGCGTTAGTTTTAGCCATGCTAATCTCCTTATCGAATTTTGTTTAAATATTCTGCGCCAATTTTACCTTCTGCGATTTCAATTAACGCTGTTACGTTAGCTTTGTTTTCGTATAGTACTTTGACTCCATTACGTTCTTGGAATACTCGTTGACTAGCAATTTCTCTAGCACGTGCTGCCGCACCTAGAATCATGTGGAATCTGTTTCCACCAAATGCATCTAAGCAACGGTCAATATTAACTTTTTCTACTGAGTTTTGTGGTTTCATTGGAGATCCTATTAAATATACAGTCTTATAGTTTAACTAAAATAGTTCAAAGAGTCAATCTTTTTAAGATTTTTAAGATAATCTTTTACTTTAATAGCATCAGAGGTAATCATATATTTTAAAGGTCGTGTTAAAAATTTAACTGTATCCATTCTTGACCAATTAATAGCATAGAAATTTTCCCAAGTAGTGATTGCAGGCTGTGAAACTGCTGGATAATAGGTCCATCCGTCGGGTTGATTGGTTTTATATATACCCAGAATCTCAAATTCGCTCAACCACTTAGGTTCTCCTAATTCTCTTAGATTAGGAATAGCATCGAGCCAACTGCATCCATTACGTTCTTCTATTAATTGTTTTAATCCAATCCAGTCTGCTTTACTATATGGCATTAACTCGTTTACTAAACTGTAATCTAATACACGTGTTAGTCCCGTAAGTTTTTCAGTCATTTCGGCATAGAGTTCTTGATATGGATTCCATAGTTTTTCGGCTTTAAAATTAAGTTTACTATCTACGAAAAAATCAAACTGTTTGAGAGGAACTTGGTCGCAATCTTGTATTAAGAAATAATCACTGTCAAAATGATCAAGTGCGCAAAATTTAAGTGCTTGTTGATAATACCAATGGTTATGTTTATAACGACTTAGATCGTAATGTTCTTCAAAATAAAGATCATCTAATAATTTATATACAGAACTATCTAGTCCAAATTCTGCAAATACACTGTCTATTTTATGTTGTGGATAAGGGCTAATGATATATGTTACGTCAGGTCTAGGATTCAATCTATCATCAAAACTTAAGGTAACAGCAGCTTCGTTGATCCTGCCAGGACCAATGAGTAAAATACGTGTTATCATTTTATCCTTTCGATTGTATAGCTACTAAATCAACTAATCCCCAGGTAATACTCATCCCCGGGCTGATATCCGGAACCGAGCACCAACTATTAAATTTAGGATCATCTACATGGGGATTGAAAATAGTTACGTATGGTTGCCCGCCAAATCGTAGTGGTTTTCCTTTTACTGCCTGTTGCCAATTCAATGGTAAATGCACATTGTCTAAATAAAATTCAACCATATAAGTTTGAATAGGTCCAATTGATTCCGGACTGTTTGCTACAGTTAATGTTAAATTTGTTACACCATCCCATGTATCGGTTAATATTTCAATTTGATCAGGAATAACTTTAGTTGGATCTTGATTAAATTGTGCCGTAACAGGTACATTTTCTGCTAATTTTTCAGCACTTAGTGATACATTTGTCCAAGCGTTACCTGTTAGCGGACTACCTTTACTTACATTGATTATAATTTTTAATTGAGGCATAGTTAGAACCTTTATTTGAAATAGAAAGCTAATTTACCGCCGATGCGCGAACTGTAGTAATTCTTACCACCGTCCATTAGTACACGACCTTCAAAGTTTGGCGGATATACAGCAGTAAATCCTTGTAATACAGCATCTTCTCCCTTCTTGGCCATCTTAGTATAAATTTGAATAATACTTGATTGATTTAATAGTGCAAGTGCTCCTTGACTAAATTCTTCACTCATGTTTACTTCGTTGGCTACCGTTTTTGCCACAGCGGCCATAATAGAGTAGCCTGTGTTAAATCCAACTACTTCAGCCTTAACTTTGTAGGGTGATAAAATTGCTTTGGCATTTTTACTTAGTCCATCAAAATCAGTTTTGCCTGAATTAATATAATAGTCAACTTCTTGCAGTAGATATTGATCAATACCAGGTATACCTAGCTCAATGCCCAACATAAACGGACCTTCTTTAGCTGATTCACGAGCGATAATACTTACTACATGAATAGCATACTTGGCTGTTTCTAATAGTTCAGTGTTGCCTTCTTTCTGTGCTTTTACATAAGCATCGTATAGGTTTTTAGCACTGGCTTTAGCACCACTACCACCTTTACTACTAATACCAATCTGTTGTCCATTTGGTGCTGTTAAGAAACTATCGCACAAGGCAGCATTCATTGCCATTGGAAACTGTACCTTACATTTGCTCCAAGGTGCGCCTCCTGCTAATATTTGTCTAGCTTCTTCTGCTTGACCAGTAATAACTCCGCCAGCTAAGGCCACTGGTTGCATGATCTCACCAAAATAATCGCGCACAGCTTCCATTTGATGTGCCATACCCGGAAATATAACTGCGCCATTACCTTGTGCTAGTGCTGTAAGATTTTGTGCAAATACATCTTTAACTGGATCTGGACTATTTGCTACTACTGTTTGAATAACTTGATTTACGTTATTAAACACGTTTTCTGTTTTAATAAGATTTTGTGGATCGAAACCTGCTTGTAGTTTTTGTGCACCTTTGGTAGCAAGTTTCCAGCCCGGTGGTACTTGTTTGTTACCCCACACGCCCATCATGTCGTGTTTAGTGGCTTGTAGGTAACGACCCCAAAACACACGACCGCCATCTTCGTCATCTAGTTCAGCAACGGCAAATGCACTACCACTGGGTGCATTAGTCCATTCAATTTGAGTGTTGTATTCTTTTTCTAATTGCGCAATTGCTTGATCACGTTCTTGCGGACTAGCATATTTGCCTTGTTCTGCGCTAGGAAATCCAGTTGCTGAAACAAATTTAAATTCTTTTCCGTCTGCATTAACAAACGCATCGCCGGGAAGGCGTCCAAATATACCTTTGGCTTCAAAAACTAAATCATAAAATCTCATATCTACACCTTATTATTAGTGTATTTATCGACGTTCAATGTCGTCTTCAGTACAACGTGCGCCATATTGTATCTCAACGATACGACAAGGTTCACTGTATGGATTACTAAGTTGATGCCATTCACTAGGATGTATGTAAAAATAATCGTGTCGTGATAAGTTCGATGTACGGTTAAGATCGGCTACTTGGCATCGACCTTCTGTTACTAACCAATATTCACTACGATGCTGGTGTTTTTGCATACTTAAGCTCTTACCAGGGTTGATAGTCAACTCTTTAACTTTGGCACCAGAAACGTCATGTAATACACGATAATAGCCCCAATCTCGTTCAGTTTTAGGTGATTTCCACTCCTCTAGAATCCAACTACTACTATTGAGCTTATCTTCTCCACCAACCCCAAACGCAAACTCTACATCTGGTTCTGTCATCTCTGGAATATTATCTTTTGTACGATCACCACCATTGGCAAATATGATATGGCTATTAGGATACATCATTTTAACATTGCGGATAGCCTCGCGGCTACTACCGTCATCGTCATTAAACAATATGCAGTGGCTAACCATTTTAAGATTTTGTAAGATGTTAATACGTTCTGTACTAGGCATGAACGCACGACCTTTTTTACGAGTAAGCCAAGCATCGCTGTTAACCCCAACTACCAGCATGTCGCCTAATGCTCTCGCGGCTTTAAAATAATTAATATGCCCGCTATGTAGGGGATCAAATCCCCCTGTTACTAACACAACACGATTAACCATTTTTATAACTCTTTCTTGTAGGTGGTTTGCTTTTTATCGGCACTGGTTTGAATGTTTCTGTTTTAACTTCTATAGCCTTAGGTTGTTCTATAGTTTGGATATCTGATTTAATCACTTCGCCGGGTAATACTCCTGTTATTTCTGTTGCTGGGGGTATTTCCATTTGTTGGCTAATATAATCAATAAAATATAGTTCTTTATCCAACCATGGCATTATTATTTCTTCTTGTTTTAAATATCCATTAGAATTCAAGCTATCCACTATGCTAGGATGCAGTAAATTTTTATCTATTAGGTCAAACCAAGTAGTTGTCTGTGGATCCATTGGCAAAATATCTGTTTTATATACAGCAATTTGTGTCCACGGATCTTGAAAACGTTTTAATAGATAAGCATCACGACAATCAAATCCATTGACGGCTAACATGTATATTAACATAATAGGAGTGTAGTGATAATAACATCCATTATATCCTCTACTAATTTGTCTACCATGCTCAATGCCAGTATGTTGTGGTACACTTAATGCCAACATGCCATTTACATTCATGTGGCTATTCCATATTTTTAAGGTATGTAATGGATTAGTACTATATTGTAGACTATCGTGTGCCCATATAAAATCCACTGGTACAGGAAATAAAATCTCACTGTCGTAACTACTGTTTATTTTATGTATATTTTTAAGATCGGGGATCTGTGCTAATTTTCCAGCATCAATATCTACAGCAAAACAATTAAAATTATATGGTTCAGGTGGATCATTATTATTCATTAGAGTTGCCCACCAAGTAATATCCTTACCGATGCCGCAGCCCATATCAGCAATATGACGTATACTCTCTAAAAAAACATCGTATTGTTGAATTAAATTAAGTATACTTAAACTATGCCTATCCAATTGTAGCATCCTCCATGCCTGCTGTGCGTAGACGTGTAATATGCCCTAGCATAAAGTTTTTACTTTCTAAGCCTTTCATAATACCTAGCCATTTGTTACGCAACAATGCTACTTCGTTAATGATAGTTTCCATGTCAATAACTTCATCTTCTGCTTCTGCGTATTTTTCAGCGTCGCGACTAGTTAAAGCACGACCATATGCTTCAAGATATTTTTTGTAATGAGTTTGGCGAATTTTACGTAGCTGTATATTAAGATAGTTGAGAATAGCTTCAATCTCCTGCAATTGATTAAAGCGTTGTTCTGTAATACCGGGTAAATTGGCTAGATTTTTTTCTATATTACCATGAGTGCCAACTTCTTTTTTGGCCTGTGCTAGTTCATTTTCATAATAAGTTATGAAATCCGGAATATTACCTAAATTAGCTACTACCTTGTTATACCACATATTTTTCTAACCATGGGAATAAAACTTTCCAATTTGTATTTCTTCTACGATCTAATTCATCTAAATACGTTAACAATTTCAATACTTCTTCTTTATTATATATTGATTTTTCGATCGTTGCAACTATACCTTCCATATATGTTTTTGCATGGCCACCACGCCAGGTGTCGGTTTCCATTAAATTTAAAATTTTTAAAAAATCTTCCTTAAATTCATCTGGGCCTAAAATGGCAGGATGCAGATAACTTGGATATCCTATAAGAGCAAAATAATGTTCTATCTTTCGATCTTTTGTCCAATTATTAATTCGTTCTATTAAATCTGGTAAAGTCTTTATAGTTAAAATCGAAATTGTATTATTAACATTTAATTTAATCCATCGTTGGCTGATTAAATATTCAAAATTTTCTTGCCATTTGTCTAATTCAATCCCGAATCGAACAAATTCTTGTTCAGGTCCCCAGCAATCAATACTACATGTTATTTCTAATGTTTTTAATTTTCTAAGTTTTAATAAGTTTTTAAATCTATCAATATAATTAATTAATTTAGATTTTGAAATTACTAGATTAGTTACAATATTAAATTCTAAATTAGGACAGGGATTATTTTCAAAAAATTCTATAAAAGTATCAAACTGCTTTTGATAAAATGGTTCACCACCCAACAACTGTAGTCTTACTAATGTATGTGCATTACCTTTTAACCATAGCCAAAACTGTTCTTGAATTTCTTCATAATTGCTAACTCTATGATGTTTTGTTTCTAAAATTAACCCGTTTTTATTAAAAGGTCCAAACTTTATCATCTCATTATGAATTTTAGAACTTAATTCAGGAATACAATATACACAACTTAGATTACACACATTATCAATATATACTTCTAATATTGTAGGCGAAACTGAAGTTGCAGATGGATTAATTTCAAGTTCATTTGGTGATAAATTGGGCACATGTGAAAAGAATTGCCTATCACTTTGACCTATTCCAGTATTCTCTATATTTTCACAATATTCACACCCTGCCTTAGGCCACTTACCTTGCAGCATTGTTTCACGTTGTTGAATTTTTTCGGGTGTATTGTGAAAATTAAAGGTATTAATGTCAAACGGATGATCTTTAACCCTGTGACAACTAGAAGTTATTCCATAATGTAGAGTAACTTTTGAAAATGCCCATTTTAACTGACATGCTGTTTCTGTCTTAATTGGGAAAAACTTTTCAGACACGATCAATAATCTTCGTCTTCTTCGTCATCGTAGTCGGCTTCTTCAACTGTTTCGCCTAGATATTCTTCAACAGCACGTTTAAGATAGCTATCAGTACCACCCACAGCAATAAGATCGCGCTCTAAAATATTATGATCAGCTACCACGCTGATCAAATGATCAGCGGCAGCTTGACGATCTTTCGGATTGATATACTCTTTACAAGTTAACCAAACTTCTCCTACTACATCGATTTCAATGCTCATTTTTCTCTTACTCCAACAGAAATAACTTCTGCCTGTGCTGGCAATACTAAAAATTCAACGTTATTAGGAATAATCATTACCTTGTTGTTTGGTAACAAATATTTAACCTGACGCCCAAGTTCTTCCGCTAACGGCATAGTATATGAACTATCTGTGCGGACAATTACAATATCGTCCGGTTTAATGTTCATTAATGTTGTTTCTGGTAAGCCTAATGCGTTATCTTCTAAAAATTTATTCATTTTCATTTCCTTCTAATTGTGCTGTGTTATCAGACAATTCTTCATCTGAGACTTCGGCAGTTTCAGTACTTAGCAAAGGGTTAACGTTACTTGAAATTTCAGCCATAACTTTGTCTAAGCATTCATCTTCGTTACGTTCCCATGCCTTGCGGAATTTCTTAATAACTGTGCCGTTAACAAGTTTGTAAACTAAACTGTTACCTTCTTTAGTTAGTAAGTTTTTACTTTCTAACATATCTACCATACCTGAGTAAGGACTCATACCAGTTTCATATGGAATCTCTACTTGTACTGACTCAAACGGTTTAGCATATCTGGTCTTCATAATCTTACAAGCAGCACGGATACCGTTTACTGTTGAAGTTTTATTACCATCAGCGTCTGTTTTAAGTTTAAGTTTACGCATAGCTACAACGATACTTGATGCGTAGATAAAGCCTTGACCACCTGAAATCTTATCATCTGGGTCAAACATATCTTGACTTGCGTAGGTATGGTTAGTTGCTACTAGGCCTAGGTTTAATGTACCAAACATGTTTACACAGTTACGTACAAGTGCTGTAAGTGCTTTAGGTTTACGCCCCATGTCACCTTTCATTTCACCTGCTTCAAACTGGTTAACGTCTGTTGGAGTTAGCATCATACCCAAGCTGTCTAGAACAAACAATACTTTAGGACGATCTGCTTCATCTAAGGTGCGATACTCTTTAACGAAATCACTGATAACCTTGGCTACATCGTCAATCATAGCCATGTTCAGTTTTAGCAATTTGTCTTCTGAAGTGTCTACTCCTAACGCATGTAACCAAGCCTCATCAAGCGCATTTTCAGTATCAATTAAGATTACATAAATGCCCTGCTCTTGTGCGTGACGTACAATGTTACCTGAACAGATAAATGATTTACCTGCTCCTGATTCACCGGCAAACACCGTTACTTTACCTAGCGGAATACCTTTGTTAAAGTCACCGCTTAATAGATAGTTTAATGTGTAGTTGCCTGTTGAGATCCAATCAGTTGGATCGTTAAAGCCAATGCCCATTCCTGGGATAGCTTTTGTAATACTCTTTCTGAATTTACTAATGTCGTATGGTTTTGCCATGTTGAATTATCCTTTGATTGAAATAGGGGGCATTGCGCCCCCATACGCTATCTTAGTTTGTCTTTTGACGATTGCGAATCATTGCAAGGATATCTTCGGCACGTTGAGCGCCACCCGCTGGTGTTGCTACTGGTGCTGTTGGAGCACTTGCTACAGCTTCTGATTCAACTGAACGATCAGCTTCAAATGGTAAATCTTCATCTTCTGCTACAGGTGAAGCTACAGGTGCTGGAGTTGCTACAGCTTGTGGTGCTGGAGCAGCTTGTACCGTACCTGCTGGTGCGCTAACACCGCGTGGACGATAGTACGCACCCCAACGATCTGTATCGTATGCTTGACCATCTACTGATGCTTCAAACATTTCTTTGATAACTTTCAATTCAACATCGCTTGGTTTCTTAGGTAAGAAATCAGCCAGGTTATACAGGCCATTTTTCTCAATAGCTTCCGCTTCGTCTGAGTTTAGCGCACTTTCTTTACGCGACCATTTGCTTGTTGAATAGTCGGCATAACCACCTTTACTTGTCTTAGTAACAGTAAAGTCTAAACCACCTTGGTAGTCTGTTGGTAAGTTTTCTAACTCTGGATCAAGCAAGGCTGCTTTAACTAAGTTAAAAATTTGTGGGCTGATGATGAAACGTCGAATTGGGTTTTCAGATTTATCATCTGCTAACGGATTTTCACGAACAAACCCTTGGAACAAGTATGATTTCTTCTTCCAATATTTACGACCCATTTCTTCTAGACTTGGATCTTTAAACCATGTACGTACTTCTGCTAGTACTGGACATGCTTCGCCATACATTTCTACGCATGGTACTTGTACTGTAACTGGTTTACTATCTGGTTGACCTTTAACGCCCGCAAAGGTCAAATTAATCATCAAACGTTCTTTCCAAAAGAAATCGTTCTTTTGATCTGCGTCTGGTAAAAATCTAATTCTTGACGAAGTGCCTTCTGGAATATTCCAGTGAGCGTAGATAGCGTTGTCTCCACCGCCTTGTTGGTTACCGCCTTGACCGCGGGTTTCTTGTGCTTGTAATTTTGCACGAATTTCTGCTAATGATGTTGCCATAATGTTTTTCCTTTAATTTAAGTTGGTCTTTAAAATGCCTATAACGTAAGCATGTAATATACTATACGTTATAATTATTTATCTTACAAGAGCTATTTTTAAATATTTTTAACCAAAATAAAAGGCACCCTTGAGTGCCTTTTTAATTGATTTATTATTGTTATTTTACTTTAGACCTGCTAGTTTACGCATTTCTGTTAGTACGTTTGTTTTTGATTGTACGCTTTCATATACACTATCGTCCTTGCCTTGAACCCATGCTTTAGCGCCTTTTAATGTTCTAAGAACTTTCTCTTTTGTACTTTGTTCAGGTTCTCTTGGTTTTGCGCCTACGTTTTTCATTTTTTGATAATGTGCATATTTGTCTTTGGCCATATAGTCATCGCCCACTGCTTCTTCCATGCTGTAGTCGTCGTTATATTGATCTTCGCCTAGAGTTGCTTTGACTTCTTCTTTAGTTTTGCCATATTTTTCGTAGAACTCTGTATCTGTTAATTGTTTTAAGTCAATGTCAAGATCTTTCATACGGCCTTCATCTACAGCATCATCACAGTGGCAATCTGAGCTTTCACATTTATCACAATATGCTTTGTGTGCATGTGTTAGCGGGCTAGATGAATCGCCCGGTGACATAGCTTCTAATGCTTCATTAAATGCACGACTGTAGGTAGTATCTTGGTCAGCATTTTTTGCTAGCCAATCATAATGTTTTCTAAGTGCAGCCTTTTTACTTGGAGTTTCTTTTTTATAGAATTTCGGATCCATAGAGCCTTCATCTACTTCACGTTCAATACCAGCATCACGGGCTAGTTGTTCTACCCAACCACTAACATCGCTAGAGCCAATTTCATGTACAGGGCCAGCAAATTCAGCAATGTCTACTGCGGCATTTACAATACCTTCTGGGCCTAGTTTTCTTAATAATGCTAGCATTCTTTCATTGCCTTGGCTACAACCAGTAAGAATTCTGCGTACAATAGCATTTGCAATAGCATCTATGCTATTATCATCTTCGTCTTCGTCTTCATATACCGCACCATCGGCACCATATTCATCACCCTCTGTCATATCATGTGACTTGCCTTCTACCATGTCGCGTAGTTCTTCATTTGAAAGATGTTGTGCTTCTAAGGTGTCTAAATTTAAATAATCTAATAACTCACTTCTGGTCATTTTTTCAGTTGGTGCATCACCTGTGCCCGATTCTTCTAATTCGCCAGTGTCGCCTATTTCGTTTGTAAGTTCTTGATAAACAGCAGGAACATTATTATGCAACCAACTAACAACTAGTTCGCGTGCATCAGCTTCTGGGTCTTGCTGTGCAGCATGTAACAATATTTCTTCTAACTCATTGCTATTAATAATATCACTAATTACATTAATAGCGTTAATTGCATCTACACCCAATGGAATTGGTTCAGCAAATGCGTCAGCTAAGTCATCAATGTTAATAGGCTCTATGCCCCATTGCTTAACTCCCTCTTCGTCTTCGTCCCAGCTTTCTGCTACTTTATTAGCCCAGCTCTCAAAACTTTCAGCAAATTTATTGGTTTTCTTCATATTGTAAGCCTTATATACTATAGGTAACGCATCACTCATACGTTCGTTGAATGTACGTTTAACAAATCTTTCTTTGAGAGCTTCAGCATCAAAATCCTCTTCTGGGATAAAACTTGTGCTAGTTGCTACAAATTCTTCTTTACACTGTTGGTAGCCTTTACGACCACTCATTTTACCTAAGGTGTTTTTTAGTAAACTATGATATTCAAATGCAGCTTCTACCATACGTTGTGTTTCTTCATCTTCAAAAACACGGCGTACCATAGCAGCTTTAAATGGACGTAGTTTATTGCTTTCTTCAGCGATCTTAGTAATGTGTTGACCAAAATCATCATCGATACTACCACCTTCACTACAATGACGAGCCATAGCACGTGCATATCTTAGACTATTAATAGGTAATTTACGGCGTTCACCTTCTGAATTTTCTAAGTACATAGCACGGATTTTACGGCTACGAGCACCACGTTGTTCTGGATCTACATTATCACTATGACGAATGATGATCTTTACAGGACCGTCATTTTCATAGCTTGAACGACTAGTGCCGTAGAGTCTGCTTTCGCTAACTACGTCATCTTTGTCATAGGTATCATCTGCTTTTGAAATTTGTTTAAGGTCACGGTGTTTAAGTGTTGATCGTGTAATATCACGTGGTTCAAAACTTAATAGGTTACGTTTAGCAAATTCACGTAGTTCTTTTAAGAAATTGTACCATTCTTTACGTTGTTCGTCGTCTAGATCATGGCTAATGTTCTTACTAAAGTATACCTTTAGGCTAGTTTCATCGATGATGCTAAGTGTAATGTTGCCATAGTTCTTACCATCAACTGTGTAATCAAAGTTAAAAAAGCGTGCTTCTTCTGGGTTTTGTGTAGCGTGAGCGTTATCATCGCCCAAGCTAACATCTTCAAAGCGGTCACGGACTTTTTCAAATAGACCTTCTGCAATTTTGTTAATTTCTCTCATAACAATATTTATCTAGAATATAAAGAATGGCATTGGCTCAACTATGTCTTCTAAGCTATCTTTCATAGTAAAGTCAATTTGACTGTCAAAACTCTGCAATAACATAGCCATACGCACTACTAATATAAGTGCCATTACTAGGTCGTCTGTTTCACCTGGTTTTGCCGCAAAGCTAGGACCGTTAGCTACAAATGTTTTAAGTTCTGAAATTAAAGGTTTACTTACAATAGTCATGCGCTTGGTTTCAATTAAGTTCTTTAATTTAGCACAGGCTGATATTTTAGTTGCATTAGTAGTGTTAAATCCTTTACGATATCTACGCCCAGAACCTGCACGCTTAGGTTCGCTTAGGAATACACCTTTAAGGTTTTCTTCACCAATTTCGTTAATAGATATCAATGCCGCTTCACCTATGGTATTATTTTCTACACTGTAATAGATATTATTCTGATTAACTGTTTCGTTTAAATAACGTAGAATTTCAGCCAGAATACCAACTTGTTGTTGTACTGGTGTACGATTATGTTGCCACTCGCCTATTTGTCTAAAACTAGGTAACTCAAATATCTGTATAGCCGCCGGGTCACCACCTGTGCCTAGGCTAGGGTCATGTGCTACTATATAAGTGTATTGTGGTTCTGGCTTCTTATACCAACGTACTTGCCCTTGTCGTTCTATAGGATCTAGACCAGCCATTTCAACTAGATGTCCCGGATTAATTAAGGTTTCATCCCAGATAATAAATTCACAGTCCATTTCTCGGCGGAAACGCTCGTCACCTAACTGCGCACGTTGTTGATCAGCCCACTTGTCATCGCGGTCTGGGTGTTCTTTCCAAAAGCTTCTAAACGCTTTGAATCCATTAACCCCCACTTCTGTTGGATTGCCAAACTCATCAAAGCACTTATTCGCCCCTTTCCATAGGGTAGCAAATTGGTCTTCATCGCTGTTAGGCGTTGAAGTGATAATACACTTACCACCAGTTGCTAGTGTGGGACTAATCGAAGTCCAGAATTCTCGTCCTATAGTAGGGCGAACAAAGGCAAATTCATCGCAATATAGTAGTGATATAGACATACCACGACCTGTGTTTTCAGTAGTTGTAGCTGAAACTATACGACTACCGTTGTCAAAATCAATACTACCTTTGTTGTAACTCACAGCACCAGCACGTATAAAGTCCGGTACGCTTTCATAGGCGTAACGAATACGCTGCATAATTTCTTGTGAGCCTGTAAATTTATGTGCGGCAATTAGGATAGTACTATCTGGTACAAACATTGCATACCATAACAAGTAACCTGCGGCACTTGTTGACTTACCTGTTTGTCGGGGCATTAGCGAGATGCTATAGCGATAGTTATGATATGTATTGATTAAGCGTTTCTGGTAGTCGAATGGCTCGTACAGCATACGTCCTTTAGTAGGATGTTGTATGTAGAAGTAGTTACTCATAAAGTATTCAGGGCCTGTTACAGGATCTGAACATTTTACAAACTCTTGTAGTTGTTCGTGCGAAAAAGCCGTTGCTTGATGCGGCTTTTTAACTAGAACATTATCTGTACCTTTGCCTGTTGCCATATACTTACTTATCCTGGCAGGACGTTAGACTGTTAAAACGGCTTTTCGCCTGTGAGATATGGTTTTGCGAACCATAAGCGGAACCACTCTGGTGTACCTGGTTGAATATTATTGTTATTTTGATAGTTAATCTTTTCTACCGCTGTAATACTCGGGTTACTACCTTCTAACCTAGTAGGGCTACCATACCCCTTATACTCAGCTAACTTACCAGCATTTCCTTCCATTCCTGCTAGGCGTCTTAGATCCACTATAGGATCATTAGCATCTAGTACAGCTTCTGGGATAAGGTCTTCTGTACTATAGAAGTCGCTAGAAGTTAGTTTGATATGATCAGCCATTATTTAACACCTGCATTTTTCTTAAGAGCTTCTAGCTCTGGATGTGCGCCTGAATTATGCGGCACAGCACTAACCTTGCCAACATCGTCAGTTTCTTCGCTTTTATTTTTGCTCAGTTGATTAATTGGGCCAGCATCTGTCATTTCTGCTGCATCTTTAATCATATCAAATTCTTCATCGCTGAATGTCAGCAATAATGGATCTCCAGCAAACGCACCGTTGCGTTCCATTTTACCACCTTTCTTACCATCAGCTACAGCCAGAGCGATTCCAAATCGATATTGTTTATACATACTGCCATCACTTTTATTCATACTAATATCAGGCATACTAACTGGGCCTTTCATAGTAGCAGCATGATCGTGCTCTAATTTTTTAGGATCTGCACCTTCGTTGCCTTCTGTGATGATTTCATTAATTTTCATATTATAACTTCTTAAGAATGTATTTTATACTTTTAACTACAGCTACGCATAGACAAATAAATGTATATTCTATGCGTAACTTTAAGCTCATATTACTTTTTTACATCTTCGATCATGCTTTCGTATGATTTCCAAAGAGCTTCTTCTTTAACAGCCATTGGATTATCACCTCGATATGGTTTGTCAGCATATGAACGTTTAGCGCGGTTTAAGTCAGTACCACTTGGAAATGCTACTTCTGGCTCACCTACTTCTTCACGTGGTGTATTTAAGTATTCAATATCGCGTTCTTTTTCTTCATCTAACTCTTCTTCCGGTAATTCAACTGTTGGTTCATCATCTACTTCTGCCATACCAGCTAGTTTACGCATTAAGTTCAATGCATCATCTTCTAATGTAGCTGATACAGTAATAGTAGCATCTTCTTTTACTGTGTAACGTTTACCGTCTACTTCGAACTCTTTAGCACCCGCAGCTTTAGCTCTAGCTAATGCGCCTGAGAATTCATTGCCTTCTTCCATTTCCTCTTCACGCACCGGGTTTAGCTTGCTCTTGTCATAGCTAACGCCTGGTTTTGCTGTTGGTGCAGCTGGTGTTGCTGTAGGGGCTTTTGGCATAGATTGGAACTGTTCACGCTCATCTAACTCACATGAACATGGGCTCATTTCACACACTGGACATGCTGTAGTTTCGTGAGTCAATCCAGCTAGTTTAGCAATCTCATCCAACTCTTGCATACTGCCTCCTAGTTGACTATTAATAGGTGCACCACACTCTGCTATATCTTTACAGAAATGGCCATATGATGATGCTACGTCTTGAATAAAGTCTTCATCAGCTAATAATGTATTACGGGCAGAACGAGGTGTCATACCTTGTGCTACCATTTCATCATATACAGCTTGACGGAATTCGCTAGTAGCTGAATTTAAATGTGGATTTTCTTGTGCTAATGCTTTAGCCACTGTTTCATAAAAGTATTCTGTATTTTCTGCGATACGGCTTTCTTTTAATTTAACTTTAGATAAGTTTGGAGTAGAGTTTTTAACAGTGTCTTTAAATTCAACACCTTCTTCTACTTGGCCTTTGTTGTGTGCTTTCCATGCTGTAGCGTAAGCAATACCTTTTTCTTTCTTAGTTAGTTTGCCGTCTTTACTATAACCTTGTTTAATATGTTTAACCATACGTTCAGCTTTAGCGCCTGGAGGTGCTTTTTCGTAAACATCAACTACTGGTTTACCTTTAGGATCCATCTTTGCTCCACGACCGGCTGGTTTACCTTTGCCTGCTTCGCCGCGACCTGCGATATGACGACTAGCTGTTGAGATTGGGTTCTTAGCACTGCCTGAAGGTAATTGTTTAACTGTTCCGCCTTTAGCTTTGAAGTCACCCAATGCTTGATTGTATTCTTCTTGGCTGTATTCATCTAACTCTTCACTGTGACGTAGTTTGTTTAATACAGCGCCAGCAACACGTTCACCTGCGGCTTTTGAACCGTAACGTTCAGCAGCACCTTTAGCAATCTTACTAAAGTTTTTGCCTGGTTTGCCAATGTCTTTACCAGCACGTGCGGCTTTAGCTGAATAGCTAGCTTCACTAACACCGTGTTCACGTTTCTTCATAGCTTCAATAAAGTCTGCTAGTTTTTTACCTGGATTTTTTGCCATCCATTTGTCGTAGTTAGCTTTGAACTTAGGATGTTTAGGATTGTATAGTTCGTAAGGGCCACCACTTTCGTTTACATCTTTTTCTGGGTTATGGCCAACTTGTCCCGGAGCACCACCGTAGATTGTACCAGCAGCCATTAGTAATGGAGCCGCAATCATACCTAAATATGGACTACCAGCAGCGTATGCGCCAACCGTAGTACCTAGTAGGCCTGCTGTGTAAAGAGCCTGTACAATTTTGCCACCTAGTGTAGGAGCAATGCCTTCTTCAACTTGACCTTGTTCAGCTTGTTGAATAAGTTGTGGAGTAATACCTAATGCTTTTGCTAGGGCCGCAGGATTGTTACCAACTTGTTTAACTGTAGCAGCTAGTTGTTGTTCTTCTTCTGGGCTTAGTGCTTGCAAGATAGCCTGTGCGCCTTTTTGTGCTTTAGGATCAGCACTTTCTTTAACTGCTTTTTTATCTTTAACAGCTTTCTTAAATGTTTCTTTCTTATTGCCGTCACCGTCAACATCTAAGAAGTCTGGTTTAGCAGCCTCATCTAGGTCATCTTTTTCTTCAGCATCTTTCTGTGCTGAACCACCGTAGGCTTTACCTTTAACAAAACGGCTAGCTGACTTAGGCTTTTCTACTTCTTTGTCTTTGATCTTACCTTTAGCGGCAGCTTTTTCACGAGCAGCTTCAATTTTATCTTCAATACCTTCTTTGAAAGTAGCGAATTTTTCACCCAAACTCTTAACAGCTTCACTAATACTACCGCGTGGTTCTACAGTTTCATAAACTGTTGGTTGTTTAACGCTTTCGTTTAGCTGAGTTGCTTCTTTTGCGTTATCATTTAGGCCTTTCATTATGCCTAAAATATTATACATTCTCATATCGCTCATTTTCTTATCCTTTTACTGGGCTTGGGATTTTATTTTGTTTGCTACCAATAGGGTCTACTTTGCCTTGTGGAATACTATTAGTTGTTTTAGCATATGATGGATCTTTTTCACCACCAATTGTTTTATCATTACCTGCAATTTCAAATTTAGCTGGTTTATTTAATTCTTTAAGAATTGTACCTGCTTCACTGTAGAACTTGCTAGCGGCTTTTTGATCTTCATTTGCTTCTGGATATGGTTTAACTAACTCTGCATCACCTTCAACAAATTCTTTGATTTCGCTTTGTCCATCTACATTCCAGCGCCATATTTCTTCAGGATGATTTTTAGGAATTACTCTAACTTGAGCCAGTGGACATCCTAGACGTTCGCTAACAATTTCACGCAATTGTACATCGTTAACTGGATATTTAAGACTAGCATCCATTAAGAAAATTTCACAGTTTTTTATGCTTGGAAAATCAATGTCATCTTCTTTAATAGGTAAACGTTTAATAGCACCAATGCTTTCTACATCAAAGCCAGCTAGACCTACTTTTAATCCCTCTATCTTTTCTGCTGGATCGCAATTAGCTACTTTGATACGGAATTCGTAGATTTTTTGTGATTCACTAAGGTAGTTTAAAAAATTCTTCATATTATAAGATCCATATATAGTGTTATTTATCAAAAACACTAGGTTTTCGTGTTAAGTATTTGCTTAAGTAATTCGTTACGGTCTAATACCACACCTTGGCCATCTTCAGCGTCAATGATCTTATCACCGTCTGATTTCTTATTAGCCTGTTCAATTTGCATGTCTAAGCGTGCTTTTTTAAGTTGTAGGTCTACCATACGTAGTTTTTTATCTAACTTAGCTTGTTTAGCTGTAATGGCATGTCCTAATAATGTACCTGCTGTGGCTAAAATATGCCCGCTAAAGCGTGCTTCAACGTTCATACCTAGGTCTATCAGGTCTTGAAATTTGTCTTTGGCTAGATCAGCAAGCTCATCTAGCTCTTTATCGCTAGTGTCTAAGTCTGCTACAAATGGTAATGCTGCATCAATCTTATCAATGGCTAAGTCGGTTTCTTCTATTAGCGCACGATTTTCTTCAATGGTATGTTCTGCAGCGTCTGTAGTTACATCATCTGCAGGTGGTAAATTAAATAATTCTGATAGTTTTTGTGTCATAGTATTGTATTTAATACTATTTTTATCGTTTGAGATTTTTAAAGATATCGTGTTCTGTTACTACACGGAAACGCATATTATTAGCCTTACACCAAGCATCTGCTGCAGCCCACTTGGCCATGTTAATTGCTACACTGTATTTGTCTTTAAGTGTCTTAGCACTTTCCATAGTGGTTTGTGTTAACGGTTTGATTTCAACAACTTCTACATGTTGTCTTTTGTTAGCGTCTTGATATACTATGACAAAATCGGGAACATAGATAGTCTGTTTACCTAGTACAGGATTAAAATATGGAATTTGTATGCTTTCACTGGCCCACTGTGTAACCGCTGGGTTATTGTCACAAAAATTCATAAATGCAAATTCCCAGCTACTACGATATGTAGGTACTCTTTTACCTATATATTTTTCTGCATTTTTAATTGTAAATTTACCGTTAGCGTATTTGGCCATTATGCTAGAATCATTCTCGAAACGTAAGGACTAGTTTGGGGACTATTACTAATACCTAATAGGCTAGTGCCCACGCGGTTAAGGTTAAGCAGCATAGTTAGATAAGCATCTAATTCAGTTACAAACGCAGGAGGAGTTGAAGGTCCTGGTTTAGCATAGTTTTTAGTACCTGTTGACCATGTACCTGTTTCAGGATCAAATACATAGTCATCCTGTGAACCTTGATTAGTTTCTTGACTATATTCACTAATAGGATTAGTTATATTTCGCTTATCGTTTAGAGCTTTTAATTGATCAACAATAGTCATTGGATCTAGATTTTGTTGTAAAGCTGTGTAGATCACTGAGGCAGCTAAATTTCTACCAGTATCTGCATTGCCTGTAATACGCTGGAAGAAGGCCACTACAGCATCGTTAATCGATGGACTAGTACCCACAGCCGCATTATAAAAGTTATTGAAGTAATTTGTAGTACTTGGATTATTAGTGGTTTGACCAGGTAAATTTCCGTTGATAGCCATTTTATTGTCCTAGAAGATTTAGTACACCATTGCCGCCGCTAGCACGAGCAATACCTTGTTGTACTGTTGCGCTAGTCGGAGCAAACACAGGACTAAATGGATTTTGTCCTTTGAGGATACTATTACCTATATTGCTCAAATCAAGGGCAGGTGTTTGTTGAAGCTGTGTATTGCTGCCTGTAAAAATATTCATAGCATTAATACCATTTTGTACCGTTGCGCCAAGGTCCCCATTTTGAATACCAGAAATAACACCTTCTATAGATCCAATCGCGGCGCCAGCATTACGTAGTGGACTAGGTGTATTGTCGTAATGAACTTCATCAAAGCCCATTACTGTGCCGTTGCTTACTGGGCCAGTTTCGTATAATACAGATTCAAATTGGACTGTCATTTGATGTTGCATCGGTGAATAATCACCTGCATCGTGCTGTCCATGAGCAAATGCGGTGATCATTGGTCTAATCAAGTAGTATGAACTAAAACGCTTTTGATGTAGACTATAAATTCTAATAGCATTGATGTAGGATTGATTACCATCATTAGCCTGTGGACTATAACCCCACATCTGCTGTTGACGAGTTTTATATTTGCTATCGTAATTATATGTTTGTTCGTTACCTAAATAATCGCTGTCTCTGTAGTAATATGAAAAGTATTTTTGCCAAAACAATCTAACTACATCGGCACTGTCATCATGAAAGGTAATATTAACAGGATCGTAGGTAACACGTTCTTGTTGTACCATCTTACGATTATAAGCATTATAGGTTTTATTTTGTATAGTAAATTTAGGTAGTGTAACACTCTTAGCCATTAGACCAGTTTCTATCAAACTTAGTGTATCTGTACCTGCGATACTTTGATTTACATCAATAAACACATGATACAGATTACCTATCTTAGGGCTTAATCTATATAAGCTGTCAACAAAGGTTCGTGCGCCATGTTGATAGTCCCTAACACTTTGGTTAGGTGCTATGCTTTGTAATAGTTCACCAAAAATATTGTTGCTAGACATAATGTATCCTATATACATTATTTATCGTCAAAAAAAAGCCCAGAATTAACTGGGCCTTTATAATGTATTTTTCGTCTGGATTAACCAGTGATTACTGTACCTAAAGTACGTGTTACTGAAGAACCAATGCCTGAACCTGTAGGTGTTTGTAATGCGTTATCATAACGGATTGTTAAGGCAATTTGAATAGGTGTATTTTCACCATAGTTAACATCGCCATAATCTGCTGTTGACAAGTAGCATCCATACAATTCCCAAGTTTCAAGAACGTTAGGTGTATTAGCACCATTACCACCATCAAGAATTTCAAGTAATGTTTGGAATTTGTAGTCAATACCAGAACTTGCTGATGCTTGTTCCATAAAGTCAAATTGTTTCTGCATTTGTTCGCCAACACGTTTAGAAACTTCACCACTTGCATCATCACGCAAGTTACATGTAACTTCAGCCCAGGTTGGTTTACCAGCTAGATACACACGACTATTGTAAATAGGTATTTCAATAGCGTCAAAGCTCACACTTGGACGTTTAAAGTCAACAACTTGTTTTGTTAGTTCTGTCGTTGGTTGTGTAACGCCAAAGTTTAGAAAAGTAACGCGGAAGCGGAACTTTAATTTTGGCATTAACAAACCTTGTGAACTAGCACTTTGGTCTGTTGATAACGGCACTGTAAAATTTGTTAATGATGATGTTGCCATCTTTTCTTCCTTTTAATACTTCTTTATAGTATTTATTATTTTTTCACTTACAATATGGGAGAGTCACCTCTCCCATTATGTACGTATATTACTGAATTGTTAAAGCTGCGCCAGTGTTTTGTAAACGTACTGGAATGTAAATAAACTCAATTGCTTTAACTGGTTGTATAGCAATATCAACCCACAACTCATTAGCATCAATACGTGCCGGAGTGTTGTTTGTTGTATCACAAACTACCAAGTAGTCATAGATACCACGTTTAGCAACTAAATCATTGAACACAGCGTTAAATGCTGCTTGAACTTGGTTGCGTGTAATAGTATCATTTGGTTCAAAGATGAACGGTTGAGCAACTTTGTTAAGTACTGTACGTAAGTAAACTACTAAACGAGCTACGTTAATACGATCTAATGCACTTGATTGCGAAGCACGTGTTTTTTGACCGTATGCAACTAAACCTACGCCCGGTAACACTGTTAATGGATTAACATTGTTTGCGTAAAGTACATCACGTAGACCGTTTGTTACACCAATACTTGTGTATACATTGTTGTTTGTGCGATCAACATAACCAATTGAGCTTACATTGTCAATTAAACCACGACGTACACCAGCTGGTGCAAACCATGGATAACTTACAGCGTCACTACGGATCAATGTACGTAGCATCATATGGCTTGGTGGAACAACTACACTGTTACCATCTAAGTTAGTAGCTAAACCGCTTGGATAGTAAACACCTAAGTATTCACTATGGCTTACTAAACCAGTTTCACCATTGTCTGCTGCAAGAGCTTCGTTGTCTGACCAGTTGTTTAATGTTGTGCTGTCTGCCGGTAAGTCAATTGGGCTATCACCGATAATGAACGCTGTATCTAAACGATCATTATTTAGAGTGATCATGTCGCCAATTAATTCTGTGTAACCAGGAGCACAAATTAAGTTAAATGCTGTTTGTTCTTCACGTAGTGTTGTGCTTGAAGCAATAGCTGATTTCAATGCTTTTACAACTACTGAACGTTGTGCTTTGTAGCCAAAGTATGGAACGCCTGTGGTTGGATCATCACCACTGTGTGTTACCCAAGCATTTTGTACTGTACCACCAGTAACAGCTAATTGAGCTGTTGTGAAGTAGTCAGGGTTAAATTGTTTAACATTGTAACCTGAACGGCGTGTGTTAAACAACAATGTACCACGAGCGTATAATTGGTATTCTGGAGCATCTGGATCTAAATAATCACTTGTTAACAAGCTAGCTGTTGTTGGCAAGTCGGCTGTAATTGGATCTACATCACCTGTTGCTGACCAACGTGCATCTGCAAATAAGATACCACTTGCATCAACGCTATCTGCATTGTCAATTAGATCCCATGTAGCACCGTTATAACGATATAGTACAGGGAAGTTAGCTAAATTGCCACTGTTAATCCACAAATCGCCCGGAACCACTGGCGTAACACCATCGCTTTGTGTTGTTGGTTGACTTGCAGCAATAATTACACCATTAGGGTCAGTTGCTGTTAGTGTATAACCACGAGCATCTGTACCTACGTTACGGTAACCTCTCCAAGCACTACCATCGTGAATCATGATATCTACTTGTGTTGGATCACTAAAGTACCATAATGCACCTTGACTTGGATTACTGTATGGTGCTGTAGCTCCATAGAAGTAAGTCAATGCTGTCCACGGACTTGCTAGGTATACTGTACCTGCTGAAATTACTTGTACATGTGAGTCTGTAAATAGACCTGCTGTAGCAAGTGGAGTACCTACCAATTGCGTCATTTGTATTGTACCGCCAGCTAAGTGACTAATAAAGATCTCACCGCTTGAGTTAAAGCCTGCTGTGATGTTTGGTAAGTTAGCACCTAAAATACCGCCAACCATACTAGCTGCTGTGTTTGCATTTAATGTAACTGTAGCTGTACGCAATGTTGCAGAACCCGGTACGCTAACAGCTAGGCTAAAGCTATCATTTTGGTGATATGAACCAGCTGCACCCGATACTGTACCTGTAATAGTTACTACACCTGATACTGTTTTAATATAAGGTTTAAATGTACCAGTAGTTGTACTTAAGGTGTCGTATTTAACATAGATAGAACCTGCCGCTAGACCTGCACCGCCACCTACTGGGTCTAAACCGTAGATTGCAGCCGCATCGCTTGAATATAAAGGAGCAGCCAATTGGTTCCATGAATCTAAGCTAGCACTGTATTCTTTAATAGCCCAGCTTGCGCCGTTACCAGTTGCTGATGTTTTAAACCAAATACTACCGTTTGGACGGGTATTTGTGTCTGATTCGCGCCATGCTGGTGGGTTAGTGTAGTCACTAAATTGTACAGCAGGACCATTGTATGTATAAATGTTACCACTACCTGTAATTGAAATAGCTAGGTTTGCATCTAATAAACCTGCGCTAGATGCAGCATCGATAGCATTGATAGCTGTACCTTTAATAATTTGTAGTGTATCTGGTGTCGATGTAGCTGTGTCGATAGTACCACGAACGTTACCAGCTGCATTACTATAAATGATTGTATTACTGTTAACAAAAATTTCAACTTGTGGGTTAGATGAATTAGTAACGTTAGCTGTTACACCTTTAATTGTAGCTGCATTAATAGCTGTAGCCACTGCAGATGCTGTTGTACCCGAAACTGTAACTGTGTTACCGTTAATAACTAGTTTACTACCACTGGTAATTGTTGGACTAGCAACACTACCTGTAATTGTTGAAACTACTGATCTCCAACCATCACTACCTACTAGATACCAGTTATTATCATAACCTTTGTAGTAGATTGGATTGCTTGAACTTGTAGCAACTACAGCGTAGTCGCCAATCGCACCGAATGTGCTTAAAGGCACACCTGCGTTTAGATATGTTGGATCTGTAATTACTGTGATACTACCTTGTTGATTTGTGAAACCATCTTCTTGATCCCATTCAAACACGCCCCAGTTAGTTGCGCTAGTATCTGTGTCTAACCAATAGGTACCATCAACTGGTGTACCAGTTGGACGAGTACTTGTACCTGCTAGTTCTGCTAAGTTAACGTTAGCACGTTGAATGTAAATTTGGTTTGTTACGCCTAATGCTGAGTAAGCAGCTAATAAGCCATACTCGTTAAGTTGACTATCATTAACTGGATTACCTGATGCGTCAAGCTCAAAATTAGGACTACCAAAAATGTTAACCAAGTCACGTTGACTGGTAACTGTAATAATTTTTTCTGCATTAGCAATAGTTGTTCCTGTCGCTAGCGAATTGCTAGGAGTCATTTTATCTTGCGCGGTTGCAAGTAAAATAAATGGAACAGTACCAGCTTGTGTAGACGTATATTGGCTTTCATCAATTATGGTAACTGATACGCCAGGTGAAGTTAATGCTGCCATGTTAAGTATTCCTTTATGAATGTTACTACTTTAAACTATTTATAATTTTTTGGTTAAATTAGTGGTATAAGGTGCCCTTTTAAAGGTTCACCCATAAATACTAGTATGGAATACAGAAAATTATGTCAGATTTGTGGTAAAAAACCCTGTGCAGTCAACTATAAGCTATGGGACAAGACTTATTATAGAAGTCGATGTGACAGTTGTATCCGTAAAAAGAAGAAATTACCTATACCTATCCCAAGTTGGCATAAGGCAGGCTACAAAAAGAAACCACACTGTGAAAAGTGTGGCTTTAAGGCAAAGTATAAAGATCAGCTATTTGTCTATTACATCGATGGTGATCTAAACAATAACGAGCATAGTAATCTGCGTACCATATGCTCTAACTGTCAGTATGAAGTTGCTCATGAAGGACTAGGCTGGCGTCAAGGGGACTTGGTCCCTGATTTTTAACAGTTGTTCTACTTGTTCGTACAAGTCCTCAATAGTACTATCGTTAGTAATAATCTTATCGAACTTGCTACCAACCCAACTATACTCGCTGGCATGAACGCCCGCTTCGTCTAGGTGATGCTTGCCAATTGCCCAGCCGATGTACTTTTGACCTTTGTTGTAGTTTTTAGCATGTTCATACCATTCAGGTTCCGGACCGCGTTTAACTCTAAGTACCTTAGCACCAATGTTCTTAAGTGCTTTGATTTCATTTGGAAAGCGACAGTCGGTGATAACGATGTCATCTTTGCTGTTCATCAAGCGGTTTTCTAAGCTAGCTACCCACATGTCGTCATGGAAGCCTTTACGCACTACTTCTGTGCCCCAATACTGTAGGACCCAGCGTGGTGTGATGTCTTGCTTTAGTCGTTTGCTCCACCATTCATCTTTAGTTTCGCGCCATTCGCGGCTTTGCTTAGTACGACCTTCTAATAGTTCGCGGTCCCAACCAAACACTACGCTCACAGCATCTTTAAGGCTGTTGGCGAAACTTTCTCTTTTGTAACCGTGGAAATTAACTAGATAATCAGCAATGGTGTCCTTGCCAGAACCCATAAAGCCGCAGATGGCGATGATAGAACTCATGAAAACTCCTAATTGATATACTATTGTATTACAGTTAGATTACTATGTCTAGATATTTTGGTTAGCCAGTTATCCAAGTCAATGGTTGGCCGCCATCTACAAAGTTTTTAATTTGTTCATCTAACTCTTTAAGTAATTCCATACCTTCTTGTTTTAATGCAGCACCATTAAGGCTAGTACCGCCTTGTGGGCCAGCAATACTTTGGAATTTTTCACGTGCTTGACCTATGCTTAGAATAGTTAGAGCATAAGCATAGTCTTGGATCCATGGAAATACCTGAGGATCGTTTAATAACATAATATCGGGTTTGTAATTGTATACGTGTAGCATTACTGTTTCAGCAATTGTATTTGCAGCGCCTGTGCCGCCAAATGGTTGTTTACGAACTAGAGTAAGCTTCTTGGTAACTTTATTCCAGTAAAAGTTCATAAACCCACCAAACATCTTCATTGCTAGCTTTTGATAGTCAACAAATAGTTCATAGTTAGTTAAACCACCAACACGACCAGCTACTAACATATAAGTGTTTAAGTAGCCTGATGCAAATGGTTCAAATTGACTGGCTGTTGTACCTGTAACTGATCCGATACCACGACGATAAATCTGTTTAACATCTGTAATATAGTTAGGTAGAATGTATTCTTGTGTTTCAGGATAGATATCTAAGAACGCATAGCTTTCTTCTACAGCATTCGAACTCTTTTGACGATAGCGGATAAATGCCTGCTTGATACCCATGTCGAAGTGTTCTTTGTCCGCTTCAACATCAATCATACCATAACCTAATCGTAGACGAATATAGTCAACGATGTCGTTTTGTAGACTTGATACTGTGGTTAATTGTGCTTGTAGATTAGCATCAAACGCAATATGACCTGCGCCTGTACCAGTATTGGCACTAAAAAGACTGTCTGTTACAAGACTACCATTGGCCGTTAGGTCCGTGGTAGCTGAAATTTGTGCTGGTATTAAAGACATTTAAATTATCCTGTTGTCAAGTATTTATCGTCAACAACAGGATAATTTTTGTTTATGCTACTTTAAGTAAGATTGTGTCTTCGTTGATACGTCCGTTAAGTTTAACTTCTGTAGTTTTAATATTTTCTAAAAACTTACGCAATTCAACTTTACTGGCAGCCATGAACTCTTTTAATTGTACTTCGGGTTTACGAATAGTTTTTTGTGTGCTTTTGATATCATTGTATCCTGTAATAGTAGTGCCTTTAACATTTAACGCACCACCCATTTCTTCAGCAACATAACGACCAAGTTTACGTGTTTTAACATTGTAAACCCACAATACCTGTGCGCCAATAATGTCTACAGGACTAACACTCACTAATTTAAGTGTAGTATCATTCTTTAGATATTTAAGTTTGGCAACAAGTTTTTCTTTTTGCGGAGGTTTACGTACACTTGCTTTTTTAGTTGCCCGTTTAACCTGTCCATATTGAGCGAACCCATCAAACAATGCTGTATAGAAAGCTTCTAAACGTTTGTAGTCAGCTGTTTTAAGGTGTGCGTAAGCATCGACTGTGTCTTCATCTTTGCTGGTTTTTGCCGCTAGGAACTCTGCGCGACTACGTTCAAACGGTGCTAAGATTCTAGCTAGTGTTGCTGGTGCTACACTCTTAGCCAACAAATACTCGTATGCTTTAGGGTCAACTGTCTTGCCTGCAAACAATTGATCTTCTAGCTCTAAGAAATGTAGTTGGTGCTTGTCTGCTATTGCGTTCATACGATCTTGTATTGTAGGTACCTTTACGTCAATCTTAGGGGCCTTTGCATCAGCTTTTACTGATTCATCATCTTCGGCAAGTTCTTCCTGTAGTTTGATAACTTTCTTCACAGTGTCTAACAAGTATTCTACATGACGATCACGTAACGGCATACCTTGTGTATGTGCTTTAATAATAGCGCAGGCTGTAAGTGGAGTTAGGCCATCTTTGGTTTTAGCATAGTAATCAATAGTTGCTTTGTCTAAGTGATGATATTCGCTATCTTTACCTGTGTGTTCACGCAACCAAGCTACAAAATATTTCTTTAGGTCTTTAACACCGTAGAAATAATTATAGTAGCGCATAGCTTTACGAAATTGATGATCAAATTCTTCGTCTGTAAACTCTAAGGCACGATCGTGATCCCAAATTACTTCACTACCTGTATACTTTTCATCTAAGAAAATAGGATCTTTAGTTACTTTAGCTTTCTTCTTTGCACCATCAATTTTAATTGCCATTAGTCATTTCCCTTTCTAACTCACGTTTAACCATTTTGTATGCTGTCTTATCGTATATATCCAAGTCATCCCATTCACTATTCATTTGTGTTAGAGCTTTCCATAGATCACGATTGTAAAATTGTACCGCTGAGTACGCTTCTTCTATAGTCATAATTAGCATTATTTTTGTAGTGTGTATTTAATTAAAATATTTTTTGCTTCTGTAACATCAGTAATAGGTTCTAACTTATCTAATGTAATTAGTTCATTATGTAGATTAATAGTACGTTGTGCTTGATATAATCTATTATATTTTCCGTCTGGATAAGACGGTTGTGTCCAAGAGTGTTTCATTTTTATCCCGCAAGTAATACAGCAAATGTCATCATACGTTCATAGTTTGCTATCTCTTCATTGACTTTGTCAACCAGTTCTTTATGTAATCTGGTCTGCTTACCCAATCTGCGGCAGTTAATTTCTTCTTTGCTTACGTCTTTAACCATAAGTCCAATATTATGACTAATATTCCACATTTCGTGGCTGTATCGCTTCATACTACGTATTGGCGCTTCTATGCGTTGCTGTACTATAGCCCAATCCATACTTGTTTGTATCTTATTTTCCATTTTTGTATTATACTATCTATTTCTCTAGATGTCAATCAACGATAAATACTAGATAATAGGATTACGTAATGCCAAGACTTTCACTTTATAGACCAACCAAAGGTAGTGATTATCAATTTTTTGATAGAACTATCAGCGAAATGTTTACTGTGGGCGGTGTTGATATTAATTTGCACAAATATTTAGGTCCACTAGATACCGGTAACATCAATGCTACCGAGCCCGGCGGCACTGGTCTTACTAGTATTCAAGACATGTTGTTCTTAGAAAACCGCGACCGTAAATATGATACCAGCATATATACAATGCGTACACAGTTTCGTATCAACGACAGTGACTTTGACTTAACTCAATTTGGCTTATTCCTAACTGGCGATACTATATTTGCTACATTTCATTTAAATGACATGATTGACACGTTAGGTCGTAAGATTATGGTTGGCGATGTTGTAGAAATGCCATTCTTAAAAGACTACTATCCTTTAGATGATGCAATGTCTGCGGCACTTAAACGATACTATGTAGTACAAGATGCTACCCGTGCAGCAGAAGGGTTTAGTCCACTATGGTACCCACATCTATGGCGTGTTAAACTACAACCTCTAGTAGACAGTCAAGAATACAAAGATATTCTTAATAGTTTACCAGCTAATGATCCTAATGGTGATGGTATATTGAATCCTGGTGATCAAACATTAGGTAATCTATTAAGCACCTATAACACGCTTCTTGGCATCAACGATGCGGTTGTTAGTCGTGCAGAGCAAGATGTACCAGAAAGTGGGTATGATACTACATCATTCTACACAGAAGCTGTTGATAGTAATGGTAATCCAGTAGATCCATCAGCGGCAGATGCTAGCACAGCTACTCATACAGTAGATGGACAGGTAGTAGATGCTAGTTCTACTGTAGATGATGCTAGTTACCAAACCCTAACTTCAGTAACCAAGGTAGAAGGTTACCTAACTGGCGACGGTCTACCACCAAATGGTGCTACAGTTGCCGCTGGCTTGAGCTTTCCTTTTAACCCGCACGAAGGTGATTACTACCTACGCTTAGATTATGTACCTAATAGACTGTTCCGTTACGATGGACGTCGTTGGGTTAAAGTGGAAGATGCTGTGAGAACTAACCTAACACCTGGCGCACAAAATACAACTCAACTTAGCGGCTTTATAAACAATACCAACCAGTTTATGGGCAATGCTGCAGCATGGGATGCTATACGTGTAGCAAATCCATATACTCCTTCAGCTAATGCAGCCACTGTATCATTTACTCTAAGTAACGTAAATCCATATGGTACTGTACTTACTGTAGTACCTTATGCTAGCACATATGGTGTACGTACACAATTAAACGGTCTACCTATAACTAATACTGTAAACAACATTGGCGGAAACGTATCATTTACTGTATCTACTGTGTTAGCAATCGGTGATCTATTAGAATACACTGTCTATAGACACGTGGTTAATGAACGTCAGAGCTTGAGTCAAGCCTTACGTCCTTCAGCGGATAACATATAATGGTAGCAAGTCAACAGTTTTTTTACGATGGGCAGATAGAACGCTTCTTGGCACAGTTTATTCGTATGCTCAGTGGGTTTCAAGTAGAGTTTGGCAAGGACCGTAACGGTAATACTACTCTACAACGTGTTCCAGTTTATTGGGGTGATAGTAGCCGTCAAGTACAAACTATTATCAATCAGAACTCGGGCGGCAATATGCTACCTACTGTGCCAGCAATGACTGTGTATATTAATGCCATGACCTATGATCGTGATCGTGTTCAACAGCCAGACTTTGTTGGCAAGATGAATATTCGTGAACGTTATTACAATGAAGACACCCAGGAATATGAAAATCGTCAAGGCAATGCCTTTACTATTGAACGTATGATGCCTGTGCCTTATACTTTAGAACTTAAGGTAGACATTTGGACTAGCAACACTAAACAAAAGCTACAACTATTAGAACAAATTATTCCATTATTCAATCCTGCACTAGAGATTCAGTCAACTGATAACTATATCGACTGGACTAGCCTCAGTGTTGTTTATTTAGAAAGCCCAAATTGGACTAGCCGTAGCGTTCCGATTGGTACAGAAAACCCAATCGATGTTGCTACACTTACATTTAAACTACCTGTGTGGATTAGTACCCCAGCTAAGGTTAAAAAACTTGGCGTTATTCAAAAGATTATTGCTAACATACACGATGGTGATGGCAACTTAAGCGATGCTGTGCTAAATGATGGTAATCTTTTAGGTGCTCGTCAGTACTTTACACCTATGATGTATGGCACATTGCTAATTGGCAATACCTTAACTCTATTAAAGATCAGCGAATTTGCAGATCCTAGAGATCCCACTACACAAACACAAACTAAAATTGGTACTAAAGACAGTTGGCGTAGTCTAATCAACGTCTACGGTGAACTAAACAATGGTATTAGTCAAGTTAGACTTCTACAAGAAGATGGCATCACTGAAGTTATTGGCACTGTAAGCTATCATCCAACCGATGATACTTTATTAATCTTTAATGTCGACGTAGATACTAAACCAGGTAATACTCTATCTGCTATCAATGCCATTATTAACCCTAGCACTGTAAATCCTAACAGTATTTCTGCTGTTAGTGGTACTAGCTATTTGATTTTAGAAGACATCGGTAGTTACGCTAACCCTACGGGCTATGGCGCTATTGCTTGGCGTGGCGCAGATGGTCAAGATCTAGTAGCACATGCTAACGATATTATAGAATACAATGGGTCGCACTGGACAGTAATATTTGACAGTCAGACTGATCAGAGTTTACAATATGTAAGTAACCTGACTACAGGTACTCAATACAAATGGAATGGTGTTCAATGGTTAAAAAGTTACGAGGGCGAGTACAAAGAGGGCCTGTGGACTCTGGTATTATAGAAGGTGTAGGCACATTCATATATAGTATTAGTACTCAACGTTACCTTTTCTTACTACGCAATACTAAAAAATATGCAGGAACCTGGGGATTAGCCGGGGGCGGCATCGAAGCTGGTGAACATTTACTGTCTAGCTTATATAGAGAACTCGACGAGGAACTAGGCTACGATTTCTCAAACACTAAAGTTATTCCGATTGAAAAGTTCACTAGCGACAATAATAAATTCTCATATCACACGTTTTTAATAGCCATTGATGATGAATTTGTACCTGTACTTAACAACGAGCATCGTGGATTTTGTTGGGTAGGTCTAGAGGATCATCCAAAACCCCTGCACCCAGGAGTTTGGCGTACTATCAATTTTTCAAGTGTTGTAGATAAAATTAAGACGTTAGAAGCGGTCTTATAGGTCGCACTCTAATACAAGATTTCTAAAATTAATTTGTCTAAAATTTAAACAAGATTTTAATTGTTCTGGAATAGGATTGCTACCCGCCGGTGTAACCCAGACCCAATCTACGTCATCGTAGGTATCGAATAATGCTTTATGATTTGTTAACCATTCGCTGTGATCAATTTCAAAATCATTAGCATCGTATCCAGCAGTGCCAGCATAGACATTGTTATTCCAACCTGCTTCGTGACCATCAAATCCTATTAGGTATATCTTTTTATGCTCGTCAAATGCCGCAATGTAAGCCGCAGTAGTACCAGCATCCGCATAGATATCGTACGGGATTAGATAAAATTTGCCAGGATGTTCTAATAAGTGAATAGCACTAGAATAAACAATATGTCCTTGTGTATATGTGCCATTTGCTATTTCAGCTACAATACCATTATTACCCACCGCTACTAAAAAATCTGGTTCAAAATCTCTATAAAGTGCGTTACACCCATAGGTTTGTACAGTTCTTGACCCTAATAATCCGCTAGGCTTTTTAAAATTCTGTAGATCAAATCCTAAACGATTAGTTCCATTGCCTATTACAATAGCTGTGTTAGAAATCTGTCTGTTGGTAATACCACTAGGAACAGTTTCTGTGGTTGTTTTCCACATACTGTCCTCTAGTCTACGTTCAACAATGATTTCTTCGCCTACATAACCTCTACGGAACTTTTTATTTACGTGTATCATTGATTACCTTTATACAATATAAGTTGTCATTACTTTAACATTACTATTTGTCAGACTATTACTTGTATAGTAAAGGTTAACGTTGCCAGAACTAATGCTACATGAGAATACACCCATTATATTACCAACTACACCATATGTTGTTAAGTATGGAGTAACAGTATCTTGAGTTAATAATATCTCTGCTGCTTCTGCTGTATTTCCAGTTTTAACCTGCACAATATACTTGGCTGTTGTATAACTTGATGTTGGGAATGTATCAATTACTACAGGAGTACTTGCTGTTGGAATATTAACCACTGGTTGTGTGTATGTAACTTTATTGCCTGTTAGGTAGTTAAAGTTACCTGAGGTATCAACGTTGATACGTTCAATTGTACCTGATGCATTAGTACCTGACCAAATTTGTGATCCGCTCGCATCACATAAGAATTGATTTAGGCCGTTACCACTAGTAATTGATGATACTACAGTAGTAGTTGCTAGTACACGAGCGTCAATTACATCATCTGGTGCCGGCGGTTCTGTAAATGTCAATGTTGATCCGCTTACTGAATACGCCAGTACTGGGAATTGTATCACACCATTAATACTTACGATTGTGGCACTAGTTGTCGAACTTGCTTGCAAGGTAAAGGATGTGTTAGTACCGTCTACGTGACCATATGCTCCTGAATTACCTGAGAATTGACGATCACTAATAACAGTAAACACAGAACCTGCTGTCTGCCATTGGCTACCATCGTAAAATTCTAACTGTGAAACTGTGGAGTTAAAACGCATCATACCTGCTACGTCAACGTTACCGCCACCACCGCTTGGACGTTGCGCTGTTGTACCTACAGGTACCATCATTGAGTCTGTTGATTGTACTTTAAATGATGCACCAGGTGTTGTGCTTACACTGCCTGTGCCGTTGTAGCCACCACCGCCCACTGTAACTGCTGCATTGTTTGGATCTGCGTAGATTAATCCAGTGGTTGTAGAACCCATTACTACAAATGGATCATGTCCTTGTGTGCTGTTAAACACAGCGCCACCACCTGCACGTACATTGCCAGCTATACCAACCCCACCGTCTACACGTAGCGCACCAGTGTTAGTTGTTGTACTTACAGTAGTATATTTCAACCAAGCATTACCGTTATTGCTCACGTTACTATGGAAGCGCATAACTTCTGCTGTGCTTTGGAAGCTACCAACACCAAATACAATATCGTTAAAGTTACCTGTTTGGCTAGTTGCTAGAACTAAGTTACCACCCCATGTACTGCTTTCCGGCTTAACAAAAAAGTAACCATCGTTTGGTTTAGTAATTGTGTAGTTGCCATCATTAAACGCATTGCCGGTGAAGCCCATGTCTGCCCAACCAGCAGTGTCGTTACCTGCGCTTGAGTATGCAGCGTAGTCTGCTGAACCTGTATTAGCAGTGTTCAATATAGCCATTTGTGCGTATGTTGATCCGTTATCAACTGCTACTACTGTTGGGTAGTTTAATGCTATACTAAATGCAGTCGCTCTGCCAACATAGATGTTTTTACCAGCGTAGATATTACCAGCGGCACTAATACCACCTTGTGTAATAATTGCACCAGTTGTAGTTGATGTTGTATCTGTAGTGGAGTTTGCCCAAATAACACCTGTAGCAGCAAGCACTGTAGCATCTACACGTGTAGCCAACACATTACCAGTTACATTCAAATAACCAGTTACTGACTCATTACCGTTAACTGTCATTGCGTTAAACACACCTGCTGTTGCTAAAACGTTACCAGTTGTGTTAATTTGACCTGCATTTAGTTGTGGAGTTGAAATATTACCTGCGGCATTAATGTAGCCACTAATAGTTTCATTTCCATTTACTGTTAATCCATTTAATACACCATTTTGTGCAATAACGTTACCTGAGGTATTCAATTGACTTGCAGTTACCACTGCAGCCATTACGTTACCAGTTACATTTAAATAGCCAGTTACTGATTCATTACCATTTACAGTAAGTGCGTTAAACACACCTGCTGTAGCTAGCACGTTACCAGTAGTGTTTAGTTGACTTGCAGTTACCACGGCAGCCATTACGTTACCAGTTACATTCAAGTAACCAGTTACTGATTCATTACCATTGACTGTCAATGCGTTGAATGTGCCAGCAGTTGCTAAAATGTTGCCTGAGGAGTTAATAAAGCCACTTGATACTGTTAATGTACCATTTTGTGTTGTTGCTCCATTAACTGTCAAACCACTTAATGTGCCACTAGCACCTAAAATATTACCAGTTACATTCAAGTAACCAGTTACTGACTCATTACCATTAACTGTTAGTGCATTAAATACACCGGCAGTAGCTAATACGTTACCTGTAGTATTAATTTGACCTGCATTTAGTTGTGCTGTCATTACGTTACCAGTTACATTCAAGTAACCAGTAATTGTTTCATTGCCATTAATTGTTAATGCGTTAAATGTTGCAGCTTGACCTAGTACGTTACCTGTACTGTTTAGTTGTCCTGCTACTAGTGTTCCGCCGATACCAGCACCGCCTGCTACAATTAAAGCACCAGTGCCTGTTGTAGTTGCGGCTGTTGTATTAACTAAGTTTAAGTTACCAGCTTTAATTGGATCGTAAACAGTAGTACCATCAAGCGTGATATAGCTTGCACTTGGCTCTGCCAGGTTACTTACAAATTTCCAAGTGTTATCTGTAGGATCACGGAATACGCTAGTATGTTGGTATTGGTTGATTGTACCTAGACCTACGCCAGTGAACGCACTGTAGAAACCAATATCATAATTGTATGGTGTTGTTACATTTGGTCTTAGATATAGTAGCGGATCTTGTACAGTAATAACGTTAGCTTGAACACCAATGATGTTGCTAACAAATAAATTACCGCCAATCCAAACGTCTTGGCTGAAGCTTGCGCCACCAGCAACCTGCAATGCACCAGTTGATGCACCAGTTGCTTGAGTAGTGTTTGTTATTGTTGTAATGCCACCAACACCTAGTGTGTTGTTAATTTGTGTAGCACCACCAATAGTTGCTGTAAGTGCAATATTCGCTGCACCTGCAACACTAATACCACCGTTAGGTACTACAATAGCACCTGTACCTTGTGTAGTAGTTGCTATACTTGCGTTAGCCCATAGACTGTTCGAAACCCCCAATATACTCAATGTACCAGTAGCACCCAAAATGTTACCAGTTACATTCAAGTAGCCAGTTACAGTTTCGTTGCCATTAACTGTTAGGGCGTTAAATGTACCAGCTTGTCCTAATACGTTACCAGTTGTATTAATTTGACCTGCATTTAGTTGTGGGGTTGAGACGTTACCAGCACTGTTAATATATCCAGTTGATGTAATACCACTAAATGTGCCTTGTGCGCCTAATATGTTGCCAGTTACATTCAAGTAACCAGTCACTGACTCGTTTCCATTTACCGTTAATGCGTTAAATATACCCGCTGTTGCTTCTACATTACCTGTAGTATTAACTTGGCCTGCATTTAACTGTGGTGTCGAAATGTTGCCTGCAGCATTAATATAGCCACTAATAGTTTCATTTCCGTTTACTGTTAATGCGTTAAATGTACCAGCTGTTGCTAGAACATTACCTGTTGTATTAACCTGTCCTGCATTTAGTTGTGCAGTTGAAATATTGCCTGTGGTGTTGATATAACCGTAGGCTGAAATATTACCATTGACACGTAAGTCGTTGTATATACCAGCAGTGGCAATAACGTTACCTGTCGTATTAATTTGTCCTGCGTTTAGTTGTGGTGTTGAAATATTACCACTGGTATTAATATAACCAGTTGAATTTATAGCACCAAACACACCAACAGCGGCACTTACATTGCCTGTTGTGTTGAAATATACAGGGCCGCCTGCCGAAGTTTGTGTAATATTACCTACTACGTTAACCCATGATCCGCTAACTTGGCCTGCTAGACCCAGTGAAGTATTACCAAATACGCTTAAGCCAGTTGATAGTACATTGCCTGGTGTATTAAAGTTAGCAGCAAACACAGTAGCATTACTATTAAATCCGCCTGCGCCTACTAGAATATTTGATACGTTAATAACTGAGGAATTTGTAGTACCGTTGACAGTTAATGCGTTATGTACTGCACCTGTTGATAATACATTACCAGTTGTATTAATTTGACCTGCGTTTAGTTGCGGAGTTGATATATTACCTGCGGCATTGATGTAACCACTAATGGTTTCATTGCCATTTACTGTAAGTGCGTTAAACACACCACCGCTGGCTAATACGTTACCACTTACGTTTAAACTTGCGGTTGTAATTATGTTTGTTACAGAAATAGTACCAATGTTTGCTTGACCTGGTACATTTAAGCTACCAACACTTAAACGTGATAAGCCTGCGCTGTTAACGTTACCGTAGGTTGTACCTGTTTCGTTAGTAGCAATAAGACGGAATTCGCCAAAGTACTCACTCCAGATAATAGCTTGGTTTTGACTAGTACCACGATTGAAAATTAAACCTTCATCGTAACTATTAGTACCACTAAAACCATTGTTTAGTACTACCAATGGATCGTTAACGTAAGTGTTGGTACTAGCAATAGTTGTATATGAGCTAGAACCTAATACAAACAAGTTACCCGAAATTAATAAGTCACCTGGTACTGTTACGTTACTAGAAAATAGTGAACCTGTAATAGATCCGTCTGCAATTTTCTGACTAGCAATAATAGTTTTGCTATAGATTTGATTATTCAGTATTCTGGTTAATGCACCTGACATGGAAAACTCCGCTTTAAATTATATTTTACACTATTATTTGCCTGCGGTTCCATATCCCCAAGGCCTACGATGTGTGGTTTAATGTATTTATGCTGAGTTTGGGAAAACTAAAGTGGGTAAAAATTGCGGCTAACTGTAAGATAAGTGTTAGATATCACAGGAGTATATTGAATTTGAACATTACTACCGCTGATGCTTGCTGATATATTACCTAGCACATTACCAATAGTAATCACCCCATAGGTTGTCGAAGTTGCTGTAGTACCGTTATGTGTAACTAAGGTTTCGTAACTTTGTACATCACCGGCATTAACAGCTTGAATTACGTATTTTGCAGTTCTATAACTAGTGGTACTATAACTATCAATGGTTGCAGCCACATTAGGTGTTGCTATTAAGGTATTGGCTAGATTGTTATAGAATCCAGTGGTCTGGATGTTACCAACCATGTTTATATTATATCTGTCTAAGGTTACAGATGTGTAATTATTAAAACTCAATCCGCCAACAGTAACAGCACTAGGTGCCATTAAACGTACTTCAATTGAATCCGTTGTTAATGGAATTTCAGTAAATTGAATTTGGTTATTATTAATGATATTATATGAATAACCAGGTTGTTGAATAGTACCGTTGATGCTTACAAACACACCAGATGAAGTTGTATTAGAACTTAGTGCATAGGTATTACTTGTGCCATCAGGGTTGATAGTCTGACTACTAATTGTTGCCTGTCCTGGTGATATCCAGTTAGTACCGTCATAGTATTCAATTGTTTTACTTGTGGTATTAAAACGTGTATATCCTACATAAGCACTACTTGGTCTAGATGATTGATCACCAGCTGGCAGTCCCAATGCATCGGTACCTAAAATCTGTACAATACCTGTGCCAGGTGCATTTAATACAATATTGCCGTTGGTCTCTTTAGTTGAAATAGTGTTACCACTAAATGTAAAGTTGCCTAAAATAGCATTACCAATATTGCTAGGCGTGGGTAATCCTAGATTGCCCGCATAAACCCCGCCGCTGATATAAACACTATTACCTGCAAAGCTAATAGGGCTACCACCGCTATACGGTGTGTTGTTGCTGTTAAAGTTTAAGATACCTGCTTGATAGTCAAATACCCATAGGTCATTACTACCACTACCAGTGGCAAATACCTGTGTACCTTTACTAGCTACGTTAGCAGCATTACCACTAGGTGCAATATAGACTTTAATTTGATAAGTTGATCCAAACTCTGGTGGTACCCAGAATGTACGTCCTGTTTGCCATGTCAATGTTGGAGTAGGAATGCCTGCTGTGCTAGTACATTCTACAGGAAATGCTGTCGGATATACTGTTACAACACTGCTATTACTTGACGGAATAACTCCGGGAATTTGATCAGAATTTTGTAAGATTTTATCAGCACGAATTTGTAGCGGGCTTGGATTAGGTTCGTTAGTTGCGTCGATGTTACCACTAATATCAGTCTTAGCGGCACCGTAGACTATTTTCTTCCAAAGATAGTCAACCTTCTGCGAATCTGGTGCGTTCTGTATCGCCATTATGACACCGCCAATGTGGTAACTGTTTGACCACTTGCTAAAGCTATTCTAATCAATGCTACGTTGTTGGTTGCAGATGACATACTTACTGTACCTAGTGTCATTGTATATGCGGCATTTAATGCCACGTTGGCTGATACCAATGCTCCGCTACCGCAACCGTTTGATCCGTTACCGCCAGCTCCTGTATTAGCTCCAGGTTTACCACTACCAGCATAGCTAACTGTAGCATCTAACCAACCATTTAATGTACTTGTACTATCAATTGCTGTTCCCGGTGCGGCTATCCATAATCCAGCAATCCCAGCCGGTGCTACTAAGTTTAAGTTAAAGTTTGAAATACCTGTACGTTGGAAGCCCATGGTAAAGTATTGATAACTTGTGCCGTCACCACTACGATTAGGTCCTACTGGCAGATATCCAGTGCTGTAATTAGCTGTTGAGTAACGTAGCACCCCTAAACGAATAGTAGCTTCTCTAGTACCAGCAACACCAGGATCACTAGTTTCATTATAAGTGTTTGCTGTAGACATAAAGTTTGTAGTGTTTACATAGCTAGGCGTATGTGTTGTACTTGATAAGAAGTATGTACTACGCACCGCTGGGTTTGTATTAGCTGATGTATTTGCTGATATAGCAATTTCACTAATACCACTTTGTGCTGCTGTGTGTACTTGGATAGCTGTGTTTGTATAGTAGTTTGAACTAGTGCCATTAACACTAGTCACAGTTAATACTAAGTTTGCTATGCTACGAACAGCCGATGCAGTTACTGATACTGTTAGTGGGTTTAATGTATATGAACTGTATGCTCCAGTATTAGCGATAGGTGTACCACCACTTAACATTGTTACCGCAGTGTTGCTTACCGTTGCGTAGGTATACGTAGCCGCAGTGACTATGGCACTACTTGTACCTTCTTGGAATTGCCCTGTGCTGATGCTCACAGGACTGCCGTTATAATATGTTTGCCCTATCCAACTACTGATAGTAGTATTACCAACTAACACAGTAGGACTACCTGTATTATAATATGGTACACCAGAAACATATCTGTAAGTACCGTTGGTGCTAGGTATAGTAATACCAGATGCCGCTGTTGGAACTGATGTTATATTGTCAACTACAAAGTCTACGTTACTAGTTCTACCAGTTGTTGAATGTATTATGCCGAATCTGTTTATGCCTATAGGTAATTTGCTACCAGTTGCGGTAACGTTGGCCGTAAAGCCAGACCCCCAACCTGGATAGTATATCGAGCTAGCAAAGGTTGTTGCAGCACCTGTTTGTGCAAATAAATTATAATCGCTAAGAGTAATGACCCAAAGATTGCCGTATAACCCTGTTGTTTGTGAGTTTGCAAAATTAACATTACCCGAGTCTACACCGTTGACTAAAGAAGCTAAAACTCCTGCATTAGCATTATAAGTTAATGTGTTAGTTATTGTACCACCACTGGCACTAACAGTAGTTTGATTGTAGGTAGCGCGGTTAACTGAAGCTCCGACTGTTAATGTTGTTCCGCCTGTGTTATCTGTAACACTAGCTGCTAGGTACGGACTTGTACCTACACTTGTGCCGTATGTTAATGATCGTGTACTTACACCATATGGTGTAGCTGGTACGTTGGCATAGACTTTTAATGCTACGTTTGAGTATAGCGGTAAGATTGCTGGGTTAGCAAGATTATCTGTTAGTAATGCTAGATTAACACCCCATTGCCCTGAGCCACTATTTCCATTATATGTATAGGCCAAGTTAGCACCTAATACCCCGCCAGGACTTGTATTGTTTGCTATGTTAGATACTGTACCATCACCCCACAGTACTGACCAAGTTACTGTGCTGGTATTTGTGTTGGTTGTGGTATTTTGTAGATAAATTGTATTACCTTGGATGGCATATAAATTATTACCACTAAGAATTGTTCCACCTGTATTAGTTCTATACAGATTGTAACTCATCACTGGGTTAGGACCGTAAATCTGTATGTACCCAGGAATTTGGAATGCCGCTGAATTACTTGGCACAGCACCATTGGTGTTGGTTGCTGTAACCGCTACAGTAAACGGAGTACCCGCATTAGTAGCGTAGGTATGTGTGGCTGTAGTAGAACTTGTTGTAGTATTTGCACTTCCGTCACCCCAACTAATTACATATTGGTTAACATTACCTTGCGGTACCATTGTTAATAAAATAGTTTGACCTTGGCCACCTGCTGTTACATTGCTTGAGAATGTAACTGTACGAACAAAGGTATTAGTAAACAAGTTTTCTGCCACTGAATTTAAAATATCAATAGCATCTGTAACAGTAGTAGATGTAGTAAAGCCTAAATAGGCTGCATTGTTGCCAGCTAAGTTACCATCTGACGGAGTACCTAACGGAATTACATTGCCTATAACATCTGCAGAAATTGCACTATCAACGTATGATTTAGTTGCAGCATCTGTACCTGTAATTGGAGTTGCAACGTTGATAATTCTATTGTTACCAGCGTTTAGATTGCCGCCAACAAACAAGTTGCCTATGCTTACGTTAGCTACTACTAGATTGCCGGAAATAGTTAAGTTTTGTAGTACACCAACATTAGTGATATTAGGTTGATTTGCAGTTACTAACGTACCTGTAAGATAGTTAGATTGCACATTAGCAAAATAACCAGTGCGCCACCAATTAGTTGTAGTCCCGAGATCGTAACTTACATTGGCCCCAGTATAAACATGTCCATTGCTAGTATTAATGTTACCGCTAACATCTAAATCGTATTGCGGTGCACTGTTGTTAATACCAATACGGTAGTTTGTTACGTCCCAGTATTGTAGAGTTAGGCCAGATGAGGTTATACTAAGGTCTGTACCTTGGCGGTCTAAATTACTTAGTAGTGAATACCCCGGAATGCGACTGATTGCCATTAATAATTATCCAACCTTTACACTATTTATCTGGATAATTAAGCTATGTTTGAAACTGTGCTTGCGAATCCGCTAATGATTGTGATAGTTGCGCCGCTACTTGGGGGGCTACTAAAAATAATATTTCCTGTGCCATCGAATGTATAGTTGGTGTTAGGGATCTGATACACTGATCCTGCATGAACTATAACTTTAAGTTCGTCGCCTGACACAAACGGCACCGGCGGATTCCAAAAGCGTGTTTTTGATCCATCAGCTCCTATTGGACTAAATGAAGATATAGTAACATTGCCTTGTGTGGCCACAGCATTCCACCCGCCTACACCGGATGTGTTAGAAAAGAATTCTAACTTGTTTGTAGTGGTGTTCCAACGTACTTGCGCATTAGCGGCTGGGTTAGGCCCAACAGTACTAGTCCCAGTTGGCACACCTAGAGCATAAGCCGCACCACTGAATACTTGATTTTTAAGCATGCGTCCCATGAATTAGATTCCTACGTAGTTTACTGTTGCACTAATTGAACCACCCGAGTTAGCTCTAATATAATCACCGCTAGCTAAAACTAATTTTTCTTTGTCAACAACATAGGTATCTGACGGAGCAATTTGAATTTCTTTATATACAATGTTAGCTGTAGTGCTATATGGAGCTCCATTACCAGTAACCCAAACGTTCAAGTTAGCTGCACCTGATCCCCAATTACAAAAATACATAGTTGAAATAACTGTATTGCCTGTACTTGCATAGATATTACTTGTTGCTAGTGTAAGTGTTGTGCTAATTAATGCCATTTAATAAATCCTATAAGAATAACGAAAAGCCAAATGCTCTACGTTTTGTAACTAATTCTTCGTTACTAGATGCTGTACCTGTTACATATATCCCTGTTTGACCTGCGCCTTCGGCAGCGGCATTAACTACAGTACTACCTAATGCTGATGTGTATGTAACATTAGCATACTTCATTTGTAGCGCACCTTGCAAAGTGATATAAGAAGTTGCTGTAACGTTGGCATATATAGTATAACCGTTAACATTTAGGTTAGCACCTAATACAGGCGCTTTATCGTCAAATACTGTAGTTAAACCAGTGCCAGATGTTGTTATATTTGCAAAATTGCCACCAGTTTGGTCACTAACTTGCCAACTCTTTACTGTTTCATTCCATTGGAATTTAACATTTGGTAGTGTACCGCGATCAATAATAACACCAGAAGTAGTACCTAATGTACTAACACCTGCGCCAGTTTCGCCGTCATTCAATGTAATAAAGTTATCAGTGATACTTAAAACATTGCTTGAGATTTCTGCTGTGTTGCCACGAACGTATAAGTTACCAGTAATGTATACTGTATCAGTATCTAAGGTAATGTTACTAGTAACACCAGTTTTGAATGGTGTTTGTATAACTAAATTACCATTGAGTTTTTTAACTGTAGCCATCTAAATATTCCGTTTACATTATTTATCACAAAAGTTAGAGATAAAAAAATAGCGGCTTAGAGCCGCTATTTTCATTAACTAAAAATTAGTTATTTGTTGCGATTTGAACTGATACACCATTAACTGGTGAGTTAGGACTTACTACCCATGCTACTTTCTGATCAATAACAAATTGTACACCGTTAATTGGGTGTAAGGTTGCTGTACGATCACATAAGTGTTTAACATAGTAAGTATTACCATCGCTGTCTGTGGCTGTAATAGTCATCCAACCTGCACCTAACGGACCACCGTTTGTAACTACTAAAGCATTACCTGTTAGTACGCAATTATCTGTACCATCAGCGTTAGTTACATTGTAACGACGAGCACCTTTCTGTGCGTTGATGTCTGCTAATTTAGCAATAGTTCCGCTAGAAATCCAAGCATTGGCCGCAATAACGTTAGCTGTAACATCTGGTGTGTATAATACCGCTGTTAATGCACCACCGTAACCTACGTCACCGAATGCAATAGTAGTACCTGCTAACGGTGCTGTGTTAGCACTTGACATAGTAACTACATTAGTACCGTATACGTTAATAGATGTAATAGTTGCCGAGGCACTGAACCCTACGTTAGCTACCATACCTAAGTATAAACCAGATGTAGTTGAAACAGTAACGTTGCCGTTAGCTGGATATACAGAAGTAGCAGTAACTACCACGTTAGATGGTTTAACAATTGAAATAGCCGGAGCCGTTACATAACCACTACCTGATGTAATTACTGACGTTGTTGCAATAACCCCGTTAGCAAATTCAGTATCGCCAACAACCGCTGTAATACCACCAATTGGACTTGGTGCTACTGTGAAGCTAATACCTTGTGAATATGCTGTTCCTGGATTAGTAATAGTTACACTAGCTAGACCTTCGCCGCCTGCACCATCAAATACTTCGCCATCATTGACGTTACCAACGCCAAAATATTTTCTTTTAATTGGTCTTCCCATGATATTCTCCTTAGTTTGTAGCTACGTTAGCCATTGTAGATGTAGCTGCAATTTGAATATCATAAGCCCAACGATTGCCATTCCAGTCGACTACCCAGTGATCTTGTAATTCTTTAGCATAGAATTGTGTACCTGTGTAGTCATAACATATAACACTTGCTTGACCGGCTGCTAGATTACCAATGTCTGTGTTACGTAGATACACTGTAGTGTTAGCGTTAAAACTTGAGCTGTCGGCTACATCAAATCTGTGTTTACTACGTTGTTTGTATGCAAAACCGTGTGCATGTGTTGTGCCTGTTGAGTCTGCATATTGGAAATCGATTGTGTATACGCCTGTTACTGCGTATGGTGCACCAATTGTACCACCAATGCCACTAGCATATCCGATATCGTTTGTACTGCCTGATGTTAATTTAATAGGACGTCCCATTTGTTTTTCTCCTTATGGTTGGCGTTCTAGGCCTACGCGGTGGGTGCCGCATAAACTCCCCTTACGGAGCGAACACATATATTTATCGTAGCTTGACTTTTAACAGCTTAGATAGTATAATTACGGTTCATTTGTATAAGGAGTTTAATATGACTTGGTACAACGCAAAATACAAAGGTGTTAAGCCCGTTTTTAAGGGCGGTGCTACTAACTACAATACTATTAACGCTACTAAGAAATATGTAGAATATTTTTTAGACATACAAGACATGAATGAATTACTTAGAACTACTAAAAGTTTTGATATTAAAATGGATTTGTTATATTGTTTAGATAAGGCAGAAAGTAAACGTGCGTGGAATTTTAGGCATCCTAACTTTTGTCAAAAGGATGCTAACGTACTGCTACAAGCTGTAAGAAATGTTAAACGCAAAGATGGCTATGATATAACAGAACGTTTTGAGTATTATGCTTAGATAAAAAAATAGCACCCGAAGGTGCTATTTTTATTTTCATATCCTAAAGAATAAATCTTATTGGAATGATAGGTTGCTAATACCAATCGCTTCTAAGTAGTCAGCTGCATTACCTAGAGATGAAGCAGTATTTGTAAGCTCAGCATAACCATAACGTGTCATAAAGCCTACTACTGGTTCAAACGTATTTGGATCTAGAACAACACCAGAACTCATTAGAGGCACATATGGGCAATAGAACGCAGCTGCATCAGCTTCGCTAGAACCTTTGTAACCTACTAATACTGCTGTACCTGTTGCTGCAAATGAGTTAACATAGATCTTCATAGCATTGTTTAAAGTACCAACTAGTTTTGTGTTAGTTGGAGCTTCGAAAGTACCTTCTGTTGAACGAGCAAAAGCTGAAGTTGTAGCAGATTGTAGTACTGTTAATGCTTCTGGACTTACAACTGCCCAGTTAGCTGCACCGCGACGTGTACGTTGAGCGATCAAGTTTGCAGCGCGGTTAATTAAAACTGCTAGAGCTGCGTGCTCGTCACCTACGAATGTAGCTGTACCAGATACTGTAGCTTGGTTGTAGTTGTATGTGTTACCTGAAAGTGCCATTAGAGATGCTAAAATCTCTTGGTCAATTTCAACTGTAATTTCTTGAGCCAAAGCTGCCATAATTTCAGCTTCAACATCTAAACCGTGCATACTTTGTGCATCTTGAGCTGCCTCAAATGTCCAACGTGCGCTTAATTTACGTGTTTTAGCTTCAACAACTTGTTTCAAGATTTGTACGTTGATACGGTTACCAGGTACACCTTCAAGTGTTGATGTTGAAGCTGCTTTACCTGCTGTTGTACCAGAGTACGCTGTTGCAATCTTGAATGGACTTAATGCCTCATCACCACCGTTTGTGCTGTCGCCTGAAGTTGCAGTAACTTGATCAGCGTAACGAACACGTAGAGTGTGGATTTGAGCCACTGGGCCAGTCATTGGTTGTACACCAACGATTTCATTCGCAATAACTGTCGGCATTACACGACGAATTACTGGAAGAATAACGCGGTTTAATGTAGCTACGTTACCAACAGCAGTAGCGCCACTGGTTGCAGTTTCCATCAAGTGTTTCTTAGTATTTTCTAAGATAACAGCCATTGTAGTTCTTTTAGAACCTTGTAGACCTTCTAACAGGGCGTCTTTGGTCTCATTCCAACGGCCTTCTAATAGTTGGGTTGTCATTTCTTATTTTCCTTAAAAAAAGTTTACTACTATTTTAGCCCTGCTAAACGTTTGATATCAATGACATTGTCACCGTTTTCAATTACGTCAATTTTAGCAGATTTATCACCTGTCACTTCTTTACGACTTTCAGCAATCATCACTTTCTCAGCTTTGACTGTTGGTGCGTTGTTTAGAACTGCTGGTAGATACTTATCGTATGCAGTTTGTAGTCTTTCTGTCTGCACACTCTCAAGAAGACTGATCATTACTTCAGCTTTCTCTTTGTTTAATGGTTTTAATAACTCTGTCATTTTCTCTTTACGAGCAATGCTTTCGTTAATAACTCGAACTTCACGGTTCTTAGTTTCAACTAATGCTTCTTTTTCAGCAATAACTTGTTTGCTTTCAGCTAATTGACGTTCTTTCTTAGCTAATTGAGCTTGAAGTTTAGCAAATTCTTTGTTCTCATTTAAGTGAGTAACAGCAAATTCTGCTGCGTATGCTTCAAATAAGCGACGACCGAACATGTTCTCACGAGCAGTTTGGATGTCTTCTTTTAGTTGAGCTAATTCTGACCCTAGGTTTTGTGCTACTGCTTCTTTAACAAGTTTAGAGCTACGTTTTACAAATGCTTGTTGTAATTCAGCTAATTTTGATTTAGCTTCAGCAACAAGTTTAACTTTTGTTTCAACTACAGCTTGTTTGTCTTGTTCAAACTCTTTGATCTCTTCAGCTAATGCACGGATAACAAATTTTTCTAACTTAGCAATGCTTTCGTTTTGAACTTTTTTATCTGTACGTAACTCTTTGATCTCTTCAGCTAATTTACCAACCATAAAGTCGTTAAATTTACCTGTGCTTTCAACCATTTGACGTTTAAATTTCACGCGGTCTTCTGCAAGAGCTTGTTTCTCATCGGCGAACTCTTTAAGTTCAGCGGTAAGACTTTCAGTAACCATTTTGTCTAGAGCTTCAACCATTACAGCTTTGTCATGTGAATAGCGGTTTGCGAATTCTTCACGCAATTCAGCGCGAATCGTTTCACGTGCTTCATTAATTTGACTTTCCCAAGCTTCTGTAATAGCAGTTTGGGTAGACTCATTAATAATGCCGCTTTCCAACAATGGTTTGATAGCGTCTAACATTCTGATCTCCTATTTAATTTTAAGATCTTTGATTAAGCGTGTTACATGCTCTTTCAAATACTTTTGTACTTTTTGATCTGCACTGGCTTCACGTGCCATTTCGAATACCTTACTGCCACCACGCATATTCATCAGTCCTTCGTAAATCGCTGTTGGATACGCATTAGGTGCGCTTGGTTGTGCAACTACATCTACTGTGACTATTTCAAAGTCACTTACTTTGCCATCAGCCTCGTTAACGTTACCGCTACCGCGACTAGATACGCCTAGTTTCACACCTGACTCTAACATAGTCTGAACTAACTGACCCATTGGAGTAGGTAAAATCTTTAATTTGCCAAAGCCATTAGGTCCATCCATCCACATATCTGTAATCATGTGGCTTACACGGTCTAGGTTAATTTTCAAATCATCAGGGTGATCTACTTCGCCTAAAACGCTGTAGCCACCCTTGATTTGTTCATTTAACGTAGAAACGGCTTTTTCAATTTCATTTACAGGGTACACACGCTCATTGTGATTACGTACACCACCTTGAATGAATATACCTTTCATATAACAGTTCTTGCCTTTGCCGTCATGTGAATCCTCAGTAAGGATCTCCAATCTTGCCGCATCGTATGTTAAGTTTTCTTTAAGGTATAAAGCCATTTTTGTTTCCTAATTAAGCACGTGGTTTAAGTGTGCTTTGTTTGTTTACTGGACGACTACCGTCATTACCAGCTAATTTACCTTCACCAGCGCCTTTCTTCTCAGCACCGTGGCCGCCGTCACCTTTACCGTCCCAAACTTTCTTGCTACCTGGTACGTTTTTGAATTGACCTGCGTGTGGTAAATCACCTTTCTTTTTAGCATTTGGATGTGGTGTTGTGCCATCTGGAGCAGTTTCTGCTTTACCAGTAGCAATGTTTTTGCCGCTAGCTGAACCGGCACCTAGTGGATTTTTACCTGCTACAATACCTTTATCATTAACTGTTGGTTTTTGGCTACGTGCACCTGTACCAGCTAAAGCACCTTCTGAATTACCAGGAGCTGCTACTTTTTCTACATATTCACGAACGATAGATTCATCCAAATCTTCGTCGTCTTCTTCGTCTTCGTCATCTTCTTCTTTTGACTCGTACATGCCTTCCATTTCATCTTCAGCACCAAATTCTTCTTCGTGGCCAAATTCTGGATCATCAATACCGTCATGATGTTCTGGCTCGTGAGCTTCATCAGCCATTAGTGCATCAAATTCAGCTTTAAGTTCGTCAAGTGCATCTTCAAGATCTAAAACGCGATCTTCGATTTCTGCTTCTTCGTGTTCTTCGCCGCCAAATTCTTCTTCACCGCCGAATTCACCTTCTGTGTCTTCATCGCTACCAAAGTCTTCATCTTCTTCTTCAGAAATGCCTTCTTCGTCTGATGTAACTTCGTCAACTAAGTTTTCAACTTCGTTGCCGCCGATTGTTTCATCTAAATCTTCTTCTTCTACTAAGCTCTCATAGATGTCGCGAGATTTCTCAACAACGATCTGATGGAATAATTCACGAGCTTTGTCATTTTCATCATTAATGATGAACTCAACTAACTGTTCGTATTTGTTCATTATGAACTCCTTGTGATAATATAAGTTTCGAAACTTACATCTGTATGATGTATTATGTTTATATATTTACAAAATTTATTAAAAAGTGGGGTTTTATGCTATGTTTTTGAGTCAAAACGAGAGATAACTACATTCCACCTTGTTCTTGCGGTGGTGCTTTGTATTGAATTTGCACAGCGTCAATCTTCTTTTCATGTTCTAATTTACGAATGTCATTCATGATTCTTAGACGATTTAGCTGTTTTAAAGTTAATTTAGTCTTGCGGAGGTCTTTGAGTTTGATAACAGAATTGTCATCTTTCTCATCATAATATCCCGCAGGAGTAGGTTCAAGAATTTCAAATAGGTTCATAACGTTATTTACCAAAAATATTATAAACCTAATCCGCCACCTTGTGAGCCAGCACCTGTGGGTGCGCTTTGAGGAGCACCTGCTTCTTGTGCGCCTCCTTGTGGCGTACCTTGTGCGCCTGCTTCCGGTGCTTCTTGTGGACTTAGAGTGTCCATATCTTGTTGCAGACCGGCATTTGTAACACCTACAGCACGTAGACCAGCTTGTGGTATTTCTGTATCTTCAACAGCACCGTTTTCTTGTGCCCATAATTCATCATTACGTTGCATTTCTTCTTCACTTAGGTCCAAGTAACGTTCTAATAAGAAACGTTTGCTCAAGTAAGGAATAGGCTCTAGCTGTGTAAATGTGCTAATACGAACTTGATCGACTTCTGCTTGACGATACTTAGCAAAGTTTTGTGGTTCGTTAAAACGCAATTCAAATAGTGCATTATCAATATTAATACCTCTCCAACGCATAAACATCTTAAATTCGTTGTCAAGTTTTTCTGCAATCATCTTTTGAAGGCGCATACAATATTGATTAAAGCGCCACTCTTGGATCAATGCTGTGGTTGTTTTACCGTCACTGAATGTACGTTCACCTTCATCTGTACCTGTAGGTAAGTATGAGCTAGGTATACGTAGACCACGGAACATTTTGTTAGTAAAATAACGCAGGTCAGTAATTTCACCTAGGTTTTGACCACCTGGGAATACATCTACGCTACTACCACGGCCGTCTGCTGTAACAGGGAAGAAATAATCCTCGTTCGTTGACAGTGGATTGTATGTAGCATCCATCATGTTAACACCGCCACCAGTTTGTGTAGGGATACGACGTTGGTGAATTTCATTTTTAACACGATCAACATAGGCCATGGCCATGTGGGTTGGCATGTTACCTACGTCAATTTTGAATACACGACGTTCTGGTGCACGTTGTATGCGGTAAATGATAATACTATCTTCTAATAGTTCTTTTTGTTTAAAAATCTTAAAGATACTTTCTAATACACTAGTACCGAATGGCCAATTTAGGTCTAGACCTTCTGTTAGACTTAGATGTACTACGTGTTCTGCATCAATAACAGCTTCGTTTTTAGCATGACTAAAACGGCTACCCCCACTGTACGGAGTTTGCGGTTGTACATAACTACCACTAGGTCCACCTACTTGTGGGTGATTAATAAATGTATCACTCGAGCTTAAGGCTGTGGCTGTTAAGTTTTGGAAGTTAATATTTAGATCTTTGATAACATATTGTTCCGGCTTCTTGCCTTCTGCTTCGTTAACAATAACCTTAGTTACTTTAAACATTTCTGTCCAGTATAACTTAAAGTCTTCTGGATCACGTAGGAATACTTGATCACCGTACTTAATACAGTTACGGAATAGTTTAAACAGGCGTTTGTTTAGGTCGTTTAATGTTACCCACTGTTGTAGTTGATCTTTTAGAATCTTAACTTCGTTGTCTGTTGGATCTTCTTTGAAGAATAGGTCAAATCCTGTGCCGTTTTCAATGTTAGTTTGTGTACTAAACTCAGCAATAATGTCTAGGGCAGCATTAATTTCACTGTCCATGTCCATTTGCTCGTATTGGTTGTATCGTTCTGTACGATTTGGATGCCCAATGTACACTTCTGGTAGTTGACTCGCAAAGTTGCGATAGCCTGCGTCTGGTAAATTATTATTACCACCGCCCAGTGGGCTCATCATACCGCTAGTGTTAGCAGTCTTAAAATACTTTTTCCACGCCATATTTGTTTAACCTAGGTTGTATTTATTATTTAACTAAAATTACAGTTTGCTATAAATTTTAATTAGTGTTTGCTGCTACTCTAGCTGTATGATCTACGTTTTGTTTCATTAGTCTAGCAATTTCTGCTAAATGAGCTGTAGCTTCTGCAGAACTAACATCACCGCGTTCCTCGTCGTCCCATTGTTTATATACTTTCTTAATAGGATCTGCTTCTGGACGTTTCATAAACTCTTCTTGCAGTTGATTTACGTCAAAACCTTCAAAGCCTTTCATACGATCTTTAATCACACCCCAACGATCTTCATTCATGCTAACCTTTGGTTGATAATCGTTTTCTCCGAATCGCTGACCTTTCATTTCACGCATAGCATCAATAGCTGTTACCAGACTTTCAACTGTGGCATTACTCAATACGCTACTAGGTCCGTTAGTAGTAACCGGACTAGTTGCTGTTTGATTAAATCCTTGAAGTTGTTTAGCTATTTCAGCTTGCAATACCGGCGAGTTGACTACAGTTTTGTCCATACCGTCATCGCCGGTTAGGTTTCCAGATTGTAACTTCATGGCATTTATTACATCAAGTAATTTACCAGTTGATACTGTACTTAATACACTACTCGGGCCACTAATAAGTTCAGGGCCGTTTTCACCAGCAATACCTAGTTTACCTACACCAATTGCACCACCTTTATCATGTTTAGCAACGGATTTCATGTAATCAGATTGCCAATCACTAGGCTTATTAGCCTGTGCAGCATTTGCATTTTGTGTAGCAGCAAAATCTCTTATACGTTTTTCATATTCTGCTTGCGTTTCATTTGGTTGTTTTAAGAACGCTGTACTTGATGCTCCTACTCCTTCGGCTTTATTTTCGCCTGTAGCTACTTGTGTCATAGCCGCAGTTCTATTTTCTTTTGCGATCCCAGGAGTATGAGTTTTAATACCAAGATCAGCAAGCATATCCTGTACTTGGCTTAACATTGCTTTGCTTACTTCGGCAAATTTTGCTATAGCAGGTGTTAATTCTTGTTGAAGTGCTTTTTTCAAATCTTGCGCAGCTTCTTCTGCGCCTGTTACACTCTTAGTTAGATCATCATTTGCATCTTTTTGTGTTACTCCAGCCTCTGCTCCATCTACAGCAGCTTTTGTATATTGATTGTTGGCATCAATTTGTTTAGACATTGATGCAGAAAGATCTTTTATAGCACCATCAGCAAAATATCCAGCACGAGCCAATCCTTGGTTAGAGAGAATAGATTTATTAATCGTTTCACCGTACTTGGCATTTAAATCTGCACCTTTTTTGTAAGTTAATGTATTACTTTCCCATGCTGCATATAATTCACTGGCTTTATCTTTAGCACCTCTTACTTGTGCTTCATACATTGCACCTTCTTCGTTAATAACTGCGCCATGTGATGCAACACGATCTTTGAAATTTTTCAGCTCAAGATCTGTCATACTTGTCATAGCCTGCTGAATAGCAGCTTGTTGTTCAGGTGATTTTTTAGCCAATTCCTGTCTAAATATTAGTTCTTTAGATGCTTGTTCAGCAACTTCCATTTTCTTTTTAGCATCTTCACCTGTAATACTAGCAATTAAACGTAGATTTTCTGCATATTTTTGTGTAGCATCTTGCACATTCTTATCAGTAACTGTTTTACCAGTGATACGCATCTGTTTAGTAACATCGGCCATTAGACCTACTTGTTCTTCAAACCCGTAACCTAATTTTAATAGCTGTTCTTGTGCGCCCGATTCTTTTAGTGCCTTACCGACACGACCTAACATCTTAGTGCCTTCAGTTACACTAATGCCAGCTGATGCAATCTTTTCACTGCTGGCTTTAACAACATTTGACATTTGCTCAATAGTTAAACCGGCATCTCCTGCGGCATTGCGCATACCAGTCATGCCATCAGTAAACAGAGCCCCGCTAGCCGACATTTGATTAAATGCTTTGTATGTTTTTTCTACTTCTTTGCTTAAGATCTCAACACCAAACTTAGCTAATTTAGTCATTGACTCTGAACTAGCGTCTAGTGCTGATCCGAGTATTTTTGCCGCGCCGCCGACTATAAATCCAAGTCCTTCAGTTTCGACTCCTGCAGCCATAGCTACATCACCAAAGGTACTTAATAGCTTACCAGCGCCTTTAGCCGCAGATCCTGCCATGTCAATGCCTGCGGTCATCAGATCTGTAGATAATTGTGTTCCGCTAGCATCGTCTTGAAGATTTTTTACAAATTGTGCTGTACCTTGAGCAGCTCGACCTAGTATGTCTTTAGTTGCTTTACTAGTTGCATCTGCATATTTCTTAGTGGCTTCTTCAGCCATTTTAGTAGCAGCGGTCTTGGCTAACTCTGCTTTCATTGATTTCTTAACCGCTATTTCAGCCGCATCAGTAGTTTCATCTAGATCTTCAATAGAATCATTGAGTTCATCAATTTTCTTTTTTAGGTCGTCATAGGTGGCTTTTTGCTTTTTAGCGTCTTTGGTTAACTTGTCAATTTCTTTTTGGAATTTTTCAGCAGATTTTCCAGACTTTTCGTAGATATCGTTTAAGTCCTTGCTGTTTGCGCCAAATCGTTCTAGGAATTCAGCAAACGCTCTTAATTGTTCTTCATTCATGCTTTTATAGACCTTGGTTTTAGCTACCATAAATATAAAATATGGTACTATCAATTATTTATAGGAAATAAAAACATGAGTCAAACTCCATCGTTTAATCAAGCTAACCCATTAGCTAGACACTTTAGACAACCAGTGATCTACACTAAACTACCTAGTCGCGGTCAGTTTTGGCCAGAAGGTAGTATAGACATCCCTGTTACAGGTGAAATTCCTATTCTAGCAATGAGTACTAAAGACGAAGTTATTCTACGCACACCAGATGCACTGTTAAACGGGCAAGGTGTTATTGATGTTATTCAAAGTTGCTGTCCAACTATTAAGAACGCATGGGAAACTCCTAGTATTGACGTAGACAGCATTATTATCAGTATTCGTATTGCTAGTTATGGTAATAATATGGAGTTTACCAGCACTTGCCCACACTGTAATACCCAGCATGACTATAGCGTTGATCTAGGAGTAGTTCTACAGGGCATCGAAACACCTAACTACAGTAGAGGTGTTGACGTAGATGGTCTTAAAATTAAACTACGTCCGCAACCATACTTTAGTCTTAACAAAACTAACATCATTGCTTTTGAAGAACAGCAATTGTTACGATCACTACAGATGATTGAAGATAATTCAGACGAAGCACAGGCTAAATTTAATGCACAGCTGAATAAACTAATCGATCTTAACATTATGATCACTGCCGACAGTACAGAAAGCATTACCACAGAAGACGGACAACTAGTAACTGATCGTAGTTTTATCAAAGAGTTCTACACAAACTGTGATAATAAAACAGTTAAAGCGGTTAAAGCTCGTTTAGATGAATATAACAAACAAGCCAACATTAAACCATTTAATGTTATCTGTAGCGAAGAAGACTGCGCTAAGCCATTTGATATTGATATTATATTCGATTTTGCAAGTTTTTTCGGAAAAGGCTCTTAACTCTAGATAACGCCAGCGTCGTGTCCTTACTCGAAGGATATGACAAAGAAGTAAGAGCCTTAAAAGATGATGCGTTACGTATGTGTTGGTATATGCGTGGTGGGTTAAGTTATGATGATGCTATGTTGCTAAGTCAAACAGAAAAAGAAATTATCAATAAGATAGTTAAAGATAATTTAGAAACTACCCAAAAGAGTCATTTGCCTTTCTTTTAATAAAAGTCATTATATTACATACAAGAGTAGTTGTGTGGCATATATTCTAGACTAATCCATTTGTGTAGTATAATTCGTAATATATTCCATACAAGAAAGATGTCTCTGACATCTGCGTTATCGCTATCGCTCAACGCTTTTTCTTCTAATCTAAATTACGTTAGTTATTTTGAATTACTGTACTGCTCTTAAACGTTATCATCCAGATTTGGTCATACTTCACCTATCCGAGGCAAAGTATAAGTCGCATCATCCGAGTTGACAGTCATACTAACTAAAAGAGATTGTTAATCAATAACACGGAGGCGGTCAGCCGGTACCCCCTACTCTAGCTTCTTCTGACGGGTGCTGTATAGCCATAGTTAGCTAACTATACTAGTCACGTGAGTTGTATTGCTTTTTCTTCAGAGCTCACATCATTTGGCGTTTAGGCCTAATTGATCGTCGGTGCCATCCAGTGTGTAGTCTACTCTACACGTTCCAAGTGCGGCCATTACGCGAGCACCATCTCCTCTGGATACAGAACTTAATCTGCAATAGGGCTAATTTACTTCTTTATTACTAGATCTTTTACTGAATTCTTGCCAAGTTTAATTTGTATAATGCCGTTGTAGTTGTTTTCACGAAGTAATACATGTTCTGTGAATTGGTAGTAGGCCTCTAAGTAGTTTGTTTCGCCTCTACTGTTACATAAATGAATTATGTCACGAGTAAAGTTTTCTTTGCCATGTGTGTCAATATCTGCTTGTAGTCGCGGACTAGATCCCCAGTAGGTCTTCCAATCTGTTTCTACAACTTCACGACGTTTGTTTTTCTTGCCTTTTAGAGGTGGTCTCTTTTTGATAGTAGTGAAATATTTGCGGCCAACATAATCGTGACCATTTATATTATTTGTAATTCTGTAGATAAAACCATAATAAGTGCCGATATCCTCGGATTCAAATGCTACACCGTTATAAATCCAAGGATAATCGTATGATGCCATAAGTTATTTAGCGGCTTTAGCTGCGTTTTTCTTCTCTTGAATTTCTGCACGACGAGCTTTGGTTAGTTTACCTAGGTCGCCCAATGCACCACGAGCACGTGTTCCTGCCGCTGCTACACCTTTTTCTTCAAATTTAGCATGTTCTGTTAAGTATGCTTCATATGCTGCTACGATTTGTTCATGATTTGTTGCCATTTTTTACTTCTCCTTGTGAAATTACCATTCTGTTGCGTACTGCTGATTTACCACTGATATATTACATTTAGTCCTACATTCGGTCCTGGAGAAAATTTCAAACTCTTCGCTCCAATACTGGTCATTTAGGACCTCATTTAATGATCTTTGATTCAGATCAAACTGGTTCTTACTTACATCTAACCACTCGTTGTTATGTGAATATCTATTTGCTACCCAACAACAAGGAAATAAATGTCCTTGACTGTTGATAAACAAACCCTTATTACCGATTCCACATAACGGAGTTACTTCGCCAAACGTTTCTGCTTGGTTATATAATCTTAAATTAGTTTTTGCACCTACTGTACTTTCTTTACGTTCATTGAATTGTGTAAAAATCCGTTGGAATCTGTAGTTAGTACTAATTAAGTTATCCTTGGGCTGTAATTGGTCGCTTTCTGGGTATATACTATATACTTTATTAAACTTTGTACTTAACGTCAACTGAAATTGATCAAACCCTAGTTCTTTGGCCAACAATTTCATATCATCTAATTTATCTTCGTTAAATTTAAATGCAATAGCATCCCAGGTCATATAAACATGACTGCTATTGCGTAAGGTAGTAACGCCTTGAATGATACTCGACCAATTGCTGTTTATACGATATTGTTCGTTACTGCCTTGATCCCATCCATCCAAACTAAAGTGAATATGATCATTATGATCTAATGCTTGCCCTAGTCTAGCCCACCAGTCAACATTTTTATAGCTACCGTTGGTAACAATAACAAATTTCACTGGTTTAACACTTTTAATATATTCGATCACGTCTATTAAGCTATGTGCATATATAGGATCACCATCGTCGCCACAAAACGTAATCTTTTCTACGTTGTCTTGTATAAATTCTGGAGTAAAATTCTTCTTAAAGAAATTTAAACTTAATTCTGTGTTTACTAAGGTGTCGGGAACTTCTGTGCGAGCACAGCGCGGACATTTTAATGTACACTTACTGGATATTTCGATATGCCAATGCCACGTTGCTAATTTCAAAATTCGACCTCACGTTGCCATTGGTTTGAGTAACTTGTACCATTTAAGTTTTTTGTACAGGTTGCAACACAAGTTGCATTAGGTGATATCGAATCCCAGGATTCTTGCACAATGTTAAAATAGTCAATAGTGTGACTAGTATTGCCCAACCAGCAACACGGATACACTATACCCTTGGTAGAAATATATAGACTTTGTTCTTTAAGAGCAACACAATCAATAGTTCCGATATTTACACTAGGATTTTTCCATCCGGTAGGGGGATTTAAAAAAGATATAGGGTGATTAGTATGCCGACGACTAACTTTAGCTCGAAACCATTTAAATCCTAATTCTTTTGCTAATGTTTGTGCTTGATCTACCTGATGTTGATTATGTTCAAATACTAACATTTCCCAGTGAGCTCTACCGCCGGCGGCAATAAATGCCTGCGCATTTTCTATAACCTTATCCCAACCAACATTTACTCTGTATATGTGATTGGTATCGTTTAATCCGTCGATACTAAAAATTACATAATCTTTCTGATAAGATAACATTGCACCTAAAGAACTCCACCAAGTAGTAGACCGTAGACCTCCATTAGTATTCATACCTAATGTTATTGTGGGATTTAATTTACGAAAATAGCTATAAATTTCTAAGGTGTGCTTGCCTGCGGCAGGATCGCCATAATTTCCACACATATACATCTTGTCTAATGCTTTGATAGTATCTTCTGAAATAGCATCTGCTATATTATCTACAGTTAAATGGTGCAGCACAGACTTATCAAACGTAGGATCAGTTTCTCTGCTACATTGCGGACATGCAGCATTACAAGCATCTGTAGGTTCTACGTGTAATATTTTAGGTAACATCAACATCAGTATTATATGTAGTAAATCCATTCTCTTTTACTACTGTTAAAATATTGTTTACACGACCCGCTAGTTCATCTTTATGCGATACTAACCAAATAGATTTGTTATTCTCTCTGGTCATTTTCTTAAGGATAGCAAGAGCATTTTCTACACCCGACGTATCCATACCGCTGTCAACAAGTTCGTCGATAAACAATAAGTTAATTGGTTGATATAAACTTTCCCACACATCACGGAATGCCCATGATAAGCTAAGGATAAGTCTATTGCGCTCTCCACGGCTTAAGTTATCAAAATCTAACTCTCTGCCTAATTCTTCAATTTGTACACTTAGATCATTTAAGAATTTAACCTGATGTGGTAATCCAATTTTATCTAAGTAGTGGCTTAAGCGAGCATTTAAATAGCTTAAGTTCTGATCAATAATGCGTTTACGAATATAACTGTCTTTATTAGTTAGTAATTTATGTAGGAACTCTTGGTGTTCTTTAATACGTACTAGTTCATTCATATTAGTATAATCAATTTCAGCAAGTGCTGTAGTGCGCATTTCAGCTATCTGTTCTGTATAAGGATCAGTTTCTGCTTGCTTACTTATTAATTGTGTTTGTAAACTAGCCACAGTACTACGATGATGGATAGCATCTTCTTCTTTATCATAGTAAACTTTAGGTGGCGCACCTAATTCTCCTAATGCTGATTTGGCATCGCCTAGGTCTAATAGTAATTTCTCAGCGGTACTATAAGCTAAAGCTGACTCCTCTAATGATGCTTGTTTAGTTGCTAATACTTCTTCATGCTTGCTATCGTGTAAGTCTTGACCGCAAGCATAACATTTGTGATTGTTTAAGTCGGCAATTTCTTTGTCTAATTTTTTAATAGTTTTTTGCTCGCGATCCATATCGTTGCTAGCACGCTGTAAAGCTGTGTTAAGGTCTGTTAGGTCTCTACGCTTTTGATTGTATGCTGTGAGTTTTTTGTGAGCAGCAATTTCAGCGTCAATGTCGATGTGGGATAATTCTTCAATGGCAGCTACTAGCTTTGACACATCCTCAATATGTTTAGTAGTCCACATAGTTTGGCGACGTTCTAAGCTAACAATCTGTTCTTCGATACGCTTATTAGCATCAGTAATTGCTTTGATGTTAAATTCTTCTTGAGTAATCGCATCTCTGGTTGCTTTACTTTGCTCTTTAAGTGCTTCTGCTTTTTCACTTAATAGAGTAATACCAAGTAATTGTTCAATAATAGCACGCTGATCATTCGCCTTAAGACTTAAAAACGGTTCTGTGTAGGTGTTAAGTGCAACAATGTGCTTGAACATGTCATGAGACATGCCTAGCAAGCGTTCAATTTCGGCTTGTGTTTCTCGACTGTCACCTTGACTGTTATCATCTTTAGCTTCTTGTTCGATATCTCCAATATAAAACTTCATTACATTATGTTTACGACCGCGCTCAATCTTATAGTCGACCCCATTTACTTCAAAATCAATAGTAACTAACATGTTCTTAGCGTTAGTTTTATTGATCAAGTTATCTTTACGAATATTAGTTAGAGCATTGCCGTATAAGGCATAACTTAATGCGTTAATGATAGTAGTTTTACCTGTACCATTACGTGCTCCGCTGTCATCACCACCTAAGTCAATATTCTCGCCTAGGACTAAGGTCAAGTCCTTGCGATCAAAGTTGACGGCCTGCGTAGCATTACCCACACTCATAAAGTTTTTAACTGTAAGATATTTGATACGGAAACTCATAGATGTCTGTAGATATCCAATAATAAATTAGGATCGTAATGATCACTGTTAATGTTTGTTAGATTATTTGTAACGATAGTATCAATACTTTCAAACTGTACATTACCTAGTTGAATATCTTGGCCGATATCCATATTTTTAGCAGGTATCAGTGTAAGCTCACGTAAATTATAAGTTCCTACAAAAGTTTCTTTAATAAAAGTAGCTTCTTCGTAGGTAATATCAACATCAATATTAACGCGACAGTGCATATCCTTCAGTAACAAGTTTTCTGGAATACGTAGAATATCACTTAGATTGTACACACGATATTTAGGTTGGTCAGGCCAATTGTGAAACTCTGGTTCCTTGCCCCAATCTAAGATCATCATACCTCTGTCGTCGTCACTAGCATCGGCATAATTATGTGGGAAACAATTACCGATATAGGTAATATTTTTAGAATGTTGACGCTTATGAAAGTGTCCGCTGAATACGTGTTCTATATGACCAAAATGTTCACCACGTAGTTCGCCGTGTTCTGGCATTTGTACCATAGCATTCATAAAGAAATGCGGCAATTCAAAATGCCCAAATACGTATTTGCCCTTTAGCTTAGGTATCCGCTTATGATCGTCGCCGACAAGCCAAGGAGCAATGACAACGTCACTGTCTGAAAACCAGTCATTAACAATTTTAACGTTGGGTAGGTGTTTTGCCCATTCCACGCTTTGTACGTCACGCTTGTCTCTATAGTAGAGATCGTGATTGCCAGGGATAAAATATACAATATCAAATGCGGCATTTAATAACTCCAGGGCTTGTAAACTGTAGTTAAGAGTGACAATGTTAATTGCCGCACGATTATTATGCCAGTCGCCAAGGAAGAAACAGGTTTCACACCCTTCTTCTTTAGCTTTAGTAATAAACCATTTAACAAAGGTTAAACAATCGTCATTGTGTGCTTGGCTGTTAGACTTTAATCCGAAATGAATGTCAGTACAAACAGCCGCTTTTTTAAATAAATTAGCCATAGTTATAGTGTATACGAATCCTTGTAGTAAGGTCTAGTTAAATGTAGCCAAATTATTCATCCGCACCCCAACCACCTCCACCCCAATCGCCTTGTCGAGTGTACGAAGGAGTATAGTTGTTCATTTCTAAGATATCATCACGAATGTTTTGATTGCGCTTTTCGATGTTTAGAACACGAGTAAATGAATTTGTAATTGCAGCTGTATAATAAGCGAATGGATTTTGTGATTTGCTTTCGTCGAATTGAAGACCGATTTGACTTAATTGTAGTAGTGCTTGACTACGCATTTCGTCATTGTAGGTATAACCACGCCAGTTACTACGTGTAGCATAACGTTCGCATAATTTGATGAACATGTGTGCTAGTTTAGCTGTCATAGCACCATGATCTTTACTAAACTTGCCTTTTTCTAAGTCACCTTTCCAATGGCTTTTGCCTACTAGATAAGGAGTATTATTTTCATCTACTTTATAGTGCATGAATGGAGGGAAGTTACATTTAGTATACTTAGTTGCACCTTTAACTACAACTGGCTCGTCGTATTCGGTTTCAAAGTTGTCTTCATCTGCGTCGTATTCTTCTTGAGCTTTGGCATCAGCTTTCTTTTGCTTCGCTTCGTCGATGGGTATATGTTCCCAGGTCATAACACGGAACACTACATCTGTACTTGGAGTATCTTTTAAAGGGGAAGTGTATTCGTCTAATTTCTTTTTAACACCGTTGAGTAGATCTTGTTCTTGTAGTTCTTTACCTAAACGTTCTATACGGGCTTTGCGTGCTTCTTCTATATGTTTTTTAGTAATTTTGTCGACGCTAGGTACAATCATATCGTAGTCTTTATAACTAGGATCTATAAAACTACAAAACGTTGACTTACTTTTGTGAATTTCTTTTAATATATCTTTATTATTTAGGTAATTTACCTTTCTCATGGTTAGAGGAATCCTTTTAATATACTACTATAATACAGTCAATAAATACAGTAAAGCAAGAGGTTTTAGATAATGGCATTAAATTTAGGTGGTTTATTCAACCAATCAGCTGGTAGCTCAACCACCCAGGCATTAACTGGGGGTACTAGTGTATTCTCTTTATTAGATCCAAGCAATGCTCGCAACGCTATTTCTGGGCTATTGCCAGGCGGAATGAGTAGTGCTGCCAAAGCTACACCTAATATAGGCTTCCAAACCGCTGGTGGAAATGGTGGTGCAACGGCCGCAAATGAAAATGACTGGCGAGTAAGAATAAGTTTATCTCCAGGAGCCAAGATTTGGTATCAAGATCCAACATTGATATCAAATGCTCTAATGTATCCACTAGTTGAAACCAATGGTGTAGTGTTCCCATATACACCAGCTATTACTATCAACCATAATGCTAACTACAGTACTGCACAGCTTACACATAGTAATTATCCCGCGCATTTCTACAACTATTCAGAAGTGGCAGACATACAGATAGGCGGCGAATTTACTGTACAAAACCCAAGCGATGGCCAATACCTAATGGCGGCCATATACTTTTTCCGTTCAGCAACTAAGATGTTCTTTGGACAAGGTGATAATGTAGGTAACCCACCACCAATGGTATATCTAGATGGATATGGAAGTCACTACTTTCCGCATGTTCCTTGCGTAGTTACTAGCTTTCAGCATCAATTACCTGATGATGTAGACTACATTCAAGTGCCTATCAGCAGAACTACTATGCAGGAGTCGCAGATTTCTCCATCTAGTGCTACAAATAATACAACACCAGACCTTGCAACCAACAGTATCACAGGTCCTAACGGTGAAACGTATACTCCAAATTGGAACTTTACCGGATCAGCAACGGGTGATGCTGCCCTAGCAGCTAACAATAACACAATGAATACTACAAAAACACAGTATAGTACTATTACAACTACTACACGCTTACCAACGAGAAGTAGCATTTCAATTACATTAAAACCAATGTATAGTCGTAAAAATCTTGCTGATAACTTTGATCTTAACAAATTTGCCCAAGGAATGTTGTTGGCTAATCCAACCACAGGTGCAGGAGGATTTATCTAATGACTGTTAATTATAGTAAATCTAGCCCATACGCTAACACAAACTTTTACGGTTTCTTTTTAGATGTCGCTACATTGCCTAATATTCCTATAGATCCTACGGATGTACTATATGAAATTGATGCTATCTATGAAAGTCGCCCAGACTTATTAGCCTACGACTTATATGGTGATCCTAGCCTATGGTGGGTATTTTGTATACGTAATCCTAATGTACTTCAAGATCCTACATATGATTTTGTTCCTGGGGTAACTATCTATATCCCGCAAAAACAAAATTTAGTAGCGGCTCTAGGACTATAATATAAATGTCAATAACTCCAGCACCATCACTTAGTCAGGTAATACAAAGTGCTAGCGGCTATTTAATAGCTCTAACCACAGGCGGTGAAACAGTTAAGCTAACTGGTAATGCCAATTGGCGCAACAACAATCCTGGTAATCTGCGCCCTACAGCATTTACAAGAGCTCAACCCGGTTTCATTGGTGTAGCTGATACAAGCAGCGGACAATTTGCTGTGTTTGACACTTATGCACACGGCGCACTAGCTCAGCAGACCCTATTGTTTAGTACTACAGCGTATGCAGGACTTACTATAGCTCAGGCAATTGCCAAGTATGCTCCGGCAACTGAGAATAATGTACAATCTTATATTTCATCTGTGGTTAATGCCCTAGGAGTTGCAGCCAGCACATTAATGAACGCATTGACCCCTAGTCAACAGCAGACATTAGTGACATCTATGCAGAAAGTGGAAGGATATGTTCCAGGACAAGTACAAAAAATATCAGACCCTTCATCTTTAACTAATGCGTCTACACCTAATCCGTCGGAGGCTAATTCTGCAGATGCTTCTCAAGTTTATGTAGTGAATAATTCGCCACCTATACCTAACAGATTAGCTAATTATGCAAACTACATATATTCGTTAAGTTTACACATGTTAACAAATGAGGAATATAATAATATTGTAGTCACACAACAATATACTCCTAAGAATGTTATTATTGCCAGTGCTGGCCGTCATGGTGTTAATTTTCCTCGTAACCCTAATTGGAGTGAAGATTTTTACTTTGAAAACTTTACTATGCAGACTATTATTAGTCCCAATGATGAAAGTAGAAACACCAATGCTATAAAATGTAGTTTTGAAATCATAGAACCATATGGTTTTACTATGGTTGAAAGAATTCTTAAAACCACACAAGATCTGGGTGGTAGCAACTATCTTGACATGCCATATCTAGTGCAGATTGATTTCTTCGCAATGGATGATGCAGGCACGATCACAGGAGCATTGCCTGATTTACAAAAACGTCTTCCTGTTAAATTTACCAAGATGGATATCAAGGTAACTGAGCGCGGCGCATCATATACTGTGAATGCTATACCATTTGGCCATGATGGATTTACTGGCTCGGCAATCACAGTACCATCTAACATGGAAGTTACAGCAAAAACCGTAGCAGACTTTTTCCAAAGCGTTGAAGGAACATCAGCAGACTCATTTGCACAAGCTGTAGTAGCTAGCTCAGATTTGTCACAACGTCAAACAACAGATGCTCAAGCAGCGGCTAATCTAAATGCTCCTACTATGTTGTACAATTCTCTACAACAAAATTCTGTTATTAATGTAGATTCTTTTGGTACAGCAATTAACGCTTATTTTGCTGGTCTTAAAAATGCAGGCAAAATTTCTATAGCAGATATCTATAGATTTGAATTCTTGCCAGACCCCGATACAGGGCAGGATGTTATAGGATCATCTACTTTTGTTGATCCTGCAGCTAATACTCCTAAAGCAACGCCAATGAAGAAGAATTCAGACGTTAAAGAAACTATTAGTATGAAATTGTCTGATGTAGGTAATAGTCAAAATACATACGATACTACCCGTGGCATTTTTAGTATTAACTATGGTACAGCAATTGATAAACTATTAGAATATGTAATACGTAATAGTTCTTATATACATGATCAATTGGTTATCCCTGATGGTATGTCAGATGCTGACTATCAAGCACGTAAAGATCAAATGAAAGATAAGCCACTTAAATGGTTTAAGATTGTGCCTAAGATTAGACTATTGGGATATGACACAATAAGAAAATTATGGGCTAAAGAATATACCTATTCAGTACAGCCTTATAAAATGTATAATCTACGTAGTGATATTGCACCACAAGGTATTGTAGTAAATCCAGTCAAGGCCTACAACTATATATTCACAGGTAAAAATAGTGATATAATACATTTAGACATTGTTTTTAATACTTTGTTCTATACTCAACAGACAGCTTATAGAAATAATCAAGGTGAAACAAGCCCAACAGCTGAAAGTATTAACACTGATTACCAATATCAGAATGCACCTAATTATTCTGGCGGTGATGCTCCATTAGGAGTTAATTACGATGCTGTGATGCCGTTAGTTATGAAACCTGTGGTGCAGAACTCTAAGGCTGTGGCTACGGGTAATCCGACAGATGCCAAAGCTGTGGGCGCTGCGGATTTAGCAGAAAGTATTATGAGTAGTAGTTCAGCTGACATGCTGACTATTAAGATGTCAATTATTGGTGATCCTGATTATATCAAACAAGATGACGTATTTTATGGGCCATCGGCGGCACTTACTACTGAAATAGCCAACTCATTTGATCCACGACTATTACCAAATGGTGGTAGTTTAACTATGGATCAAAGCGGATTATATGTTCAAGTATTGTTTAAAGTTCCTAGAGATATTGATGACAGTACAGGATTTATGAAATATGATGCTGGCCAACGAAACAGTGTATTTAGTGGCTTATATCAAGTTCTTACTGTGACTAGTACTTTTACTAAAGGTGAGTTTACACAAGAACTTACAATGAATCGTATACCACGACAAGTGGCCTTTGATTATGTAAGTGCTACTAACAATACAACCTCTAATGCAAGACCAGCATCTAGTAATGTCGCGTCAACTATAGTAAATTCAGTAACAGCAACACCAACCCCTAGTTCAGCGGCCGCAGCAGATACCGCGGTTGATCAAACTCCAGGACAAAATCAACAAACAGCGGCAACTAATATCTCAGCTCAAGATGCAGCCGATACGCCTACACCAACAGCAGCACAACAAGATTTAGCCAACGTAAGAGCTAGTGGTACTACTACAGATATTAATAGTCAAAATGCTCCACAAGAAACACCACAAGTACAGACACCAACAGTAACAGATATTAATACACAATTCTTAGGTACCGCAAAAACTACAGCAATAGAAGTTAGAGATTTAGTAATGCACAGAAATAGTGTATATAATTTAGCACGAGCTACAGATAGTGGACTAACTAGATTAATTGACCAATATATTGCACAAGACCCTGCTAACGGTGACCTGACAGATAATGAATTGGCAGCTAAATATCCAGACGTTGCTACACTAGTAGCAAGAAAACAAAACTTATTAGCACAACAAAAACAATTGAATCAACAGATTACAGATACAGCAAATTCAATAGTTCAAAGCGAACCGCAGAAAGCTACACTCAACGTAGATATTACGTTTAATAGTACAGCTAAAGGCCCGTCGCCAACTATAGTAGTAGGCGGCCAACGACTATTAGAATTTGGAACTACACCAGGATCATAACACATGGCATTAGATCATAGAGTTGGCAATAAGGTTGTTAAAAATGCTCGTCGCGAAGAAGCATCAGGTACTCGCGTTGATCCTTATCCATATATAGGCATTGTTAAAAATAATTTAGATCCAACACGTAGCGGACGTTTACAAGTTTATATTCCAGATCTAGGTGGTCCACCGGATGATCCTAAAAACTGGCGCACAGTAAGTTATAGTAGTCCGTTTATGGGATATACTAGTCAGACAGAACTTTCAACAGATCGCCCACCCACTACTAACGCATTTGGCACAGTTCATCATACCTATGGTATGTGGATGGTCCCGCCTGATGTGGGTATAGAAGTTATTTGTATTTTTATCGCGGGTGACCCTCTACGTGGATACTGGATAAGCTGTGTTAATCCTAACCTTAGCCACTACATGGTTCCTGGTCTAGCTGGAACGCAAAATGTCGATCTTACTAGCCTAACGCCAGGACAACGTAAAACAGTTCAAGACGGTGATATCTTACCAGTAGTTGAATTTAATGAATATACCAGCGACTTTACTAATGCCGCTTTTTACAATAACAATAAACCAGTACACACATATCAATGGGCAATATATCAAAAGCAAGGTCTAGATAAAGACGTCGTACGTGGCCCACAATCTAGTAGTAGTCAACGTGAAAGTCCTAGTTATGTATTTGGTATTAGTACACCGGGTCGTCCTGTAAATGATCCAGCAGATGATACTAACTATTTGTCAAACCTCACAACAGGTACAATAGATCCTAAGTACAATACTGTAAAATCACGTAAAGGTGGCCATGTATTTGTTATGGACGATGGTTCTACCCTAGGTGATGATCAACTTATACGTTTACGTACCGCAGGTGGACATCAGATATTAATGCACGATTCGAACGAGTCGTTATATATTTCTCATGCTAATGGCTATAGCTGGGTTGAACTAACTAAGGACGGCAAGATTTTAGCCTACAGTAAGAACGGCATGGCTTTGCGTACAGAAGGCGATTTTAATATTGTGGCAGGTGGTGACTTTAACCTTGATGTAACAGGTAAAATTAACATTAAATCAGGTGCTAGCGTAGCATTAGAAACACCGTTGGCAAACTTTCTTGTAGCTGGTAAGTTAAGTGTAACAGCCACAGGTGGAACAGAATTAAAAACAGGATCATTTAAAGTAGATAGTGATGGCAAAATAGGTCTTAATGCAGGTGGTCCTATCGCTGTCCAAGGTGCAAGTTTTAAACAACAAAGTGGAGGTACAGATTCACTTAAAGCACTGACTCCTATTACACCTAACAAACTACCAGATACAGCATCAACAGGTGCTAGCTGGGTTAGTACTCCTGGTAAGTTAGAAACTATTGCTACAGTGGCACCAACACATGAACCATATGCTCGAGGTACTAAGGCCACAGCATTTACTCCATCTAGCCCTGGAATTCAACCGGGCGGCTATAGCGGTAGTGTTGATCAAACTAAACAAAATGATACATCTGGAGTAAAAAATCCAGCAGGTCTTAAAGATATACGCAATCAGCCTGCGGCAACTAATGCTGTAGCAAATCTAACCAAAGATCAAACAACAGCATATCTCGCACAGATAGGCAAGAGTGAAAGTGGTGGTAACTATAATACCACTAACCAATTAGGCTATGTGGGCAAATATCAATTTGGTTGGCCTGCACTCTTTGATGGTGGCTATATTAAGAGCACAGTTAAAAGTAATGCAGGTCTACAAAATCCAAATGCCTGGACTGGCAAGAATGGCATTAGTAGTGTACAAGACTGGCTAAACAACGGCAACGAACAAGAAGCCGCTATGTTGGTATATACCCAAAGAAACTATACTAGTATGTGTAATATTGGTGCTGTATCAGCTGACCAAAGTCCGGAAGATGTTGCAGGTATGTTGGCATGCGCACACTTACTAGGCCCAGGCGGTGCTAAACAATGGCGTAATGGGCAAGGTGGATCAGACGCTAATGGAACCACAGGTGATACATACTTCCAAAAAGGCAAATATGCTGTAGCTGTGCTAGCCCCACAATTACAGTCAGTAAATAACGGCTAAATATTACTATGGCTACAGTATATAAAGGTTTTAGTACAATAGGTCCAAGTAACAATTTCCGTTTAACGGATTTTGACCTAATCAAACAGGATATTATTAACCACTTTAACATTCGTAAAGGTGAGAAATTAATGAATCCTAACTTTGGTACGATTATATGGAATGTACTATATGAGCCATTCACTGAAGATCTAAAAAGTGTAATTATCACAGATATCACAGCCGTTGCTGGCTATGATCCTCGTGTGAGCTTTGATAACATTATTGTTACAGAATATGATCAGGGCATACAAATAGAACTACAATTACGCTACGTTTTAACCAATCAAGTCAACACTATGCTGCTTAATTTTAACGGCACAACACAGAAACTATCCGTGATGTAATTAACTACGCTGTTTATTTCTAAGATAAATACATTATATTAGGAATAAAGTATGGCAACCACAACGAGACAGACTAGTTTATTAGTCGCAGAAGACTGGACTAAACTATATCAAACGTTCCGCAACGCAGACTTTCAAAGTTACGACTATGAAACGCTACGTGCTTCGATGATCAGTTATCTTCAATTATACTATCCTGAAGATTTTAACGATTACATTGAAAGTTCTGAATTTATTGCGCTAATTGATATGATTTCCTTCTTAGGACAATCATTAGCCTTCCGCGGCGATTTAAATGCTCGTGAAAACTTTATCGATACAGCACAACGTCGTGACAGTATCTTAAAATTAGCACGTCTGATCTCATATAATCCTAAACGTAATATTAACAGCAAAGGCTATTTAAAATTTGACAGTGTGTCAACTACAGAAACAGTATATGATAGCAACGGGATTAATCTAAGCAATCTAATTATCAATTGGGCCGATAGTGCTAACAGTAATTGGTTAGAACAATTTACTATCGTATTAAATGCGGCACTACAAAGCAATCAAGTAATTGGTAAACCAGCTAGTAGTCAAATTATTGCTGGAGTAACTACAGAAGAATATAACATAAATTATATTCCTAGTAGACTAGCTATCTATCCATTTAAATCTACAGTTGGTGGTACCAGCATGGATTTTGAATTTGTAAGCCCAACCACTACAGGCCAAAATTATGTTTATGAGGCAGCACCATTTATAAGTGCACCATTTAATTTCCTATATAAAAATGACGGTCTAGGTAATGGTAGCAACAACACAGGCTATTTCTTATACTTTGTACAAGGTACACTACAAAGTCAAGACTTTAATTTTGCAGAAAGTATTCCAAATCGCACCTATAGTATCAACGCTAATAATATCAACAATAGTGATATTTGGCTTTATATGGTAAACAGTGATGGCACATTGGGTGAGATGTGGACACAAACTCCTGCTGTGGCTAACACTAATGTTATCTATAATAATAGTTCAACACGTGACATTTATCAAGTTAATACACGTGCTAGTGATCAAATTGATCTAGTATTCGGTGACGGCGCATTTGCGACCATTCCACAAGGTAATTTCCGTTTATACTATAGAATATCAAACGGTCTACAATACAAAATTACACCTGACGAAATGCAAGGTGTGGTTATGTCACTTAACTACCTAAGTCAATCAGGTCGTGTAGAAGTATTAAACATTACAGCTAGTCTACAGTATACAATTGCTAATGCAACTACACGTGAAAGTCTGGACGAGATTAGACAAAAAGCGCCGCAACAATTCTATACACAGAATCGTATGATCACAGGTGAAGACTACAACATCTTACCTTATACGCTATTCTCAAACATTTTAAAAGTAAAAGCTGTTAACCGTACTAGTTCTGGTATTAGTCGTTATCTTGATGTTATTGACGTAACAGGCAAATATTCTAGTACTAATATTTTTGCTGAAGATGGCATATTGTATCGTGATAATTTTACCAGCACATTCAGCTTTGATTATTATACATCAAATGACATTTATCGTGTTATCTACGATCAAGTTGCTCATATAGCGCAGGCATCAGAAACACTTCAATTGTTCTATGCTGACTATCCACTGATTACATTAACTAACATCTATTGGCATACATCGACAACTATTGCTAATGGTAGCACAGGTTACTTTGTTGACGTAAACGGAAATATTTTACAAATCGGCAACTATGTTGCTAACAGTAACAAATATATTCAACAAGGTAGTATTGTTAGACTTAGTGCAGGTCCAGGAAACTACTTTAACAGTCAAAATTATGTTCAAACAGGAACACCAAGCAAACCGGGTGACAAATATTATATCTACGCAGCTATCGAATTGGTTGATGCTGATGGTACTAATAGTGGTCAAGGTAACCTTGCTAGTGGTGCAGGACCTGTAACTATTAACCAAGTTATTCCAGCAACAGGGCTTAACGGATCAGCGCAAACAATCATTGGTGACAAAGTATTTGCTGTATTTAATAACAACTTTTCTAATACCTTAGTACAATCAATGGTAGGTTACATACAGGCCTATGCTAACTTCGGTCTACGTTATGATACATCAACAGGTGCTTGGACTATTATTCTGCCAGGCAATTTAAATTTAAACGGTGAGTTTGACTTAACTTATGCAGGCGATACTAGTGGGCAAGCATTAGACAGCAGCTGGATTATTGCATTCCAGACAGTAGGTAAAACTTATACAGTACTATATCGTGGGTTAAGCTATATTTTTGAAAGTGTCCAAGAAACTAATTTTTATTATGACGGCACAACTAAGATTTACGACTCTAAGACAGGACTAACAGTTCACGACCAAGTTAAAGTATTAAAAGTTAATAGTAATCCAGATGACAATAATCCATTGGCTCTGGACTATACTTGGTATATTAATAAGGCCATTACTGAAGTTGATGGTTATGTAGATATTAATAAAATTTCCGTGACATTTAGTGATAATAACAATGACGGTATTCCAGATAATCCTGAATTATTTGATCTTATTGTTAATCCAAGTGTAAACACCATTGACAAATATGTGTATTTCCAAGAAACTGTGGGGTATGATAACTTTACAGTTCAAACTCCTGTAGACAACGCTACAGTTATTTCGATGTACTCTACATTGCGTGCTATTGAACAGGCTAAAACACTATATCAAAATGGACAATTGTTCTATATTCCGGCAATTGATACATTCTATCAATTAAGTGTAAGTGGTGCTGTTTATACTGTTTCTGAAGTTACTGGTTATACAGCTAAATTAGGTCGTCAAGACCTGTACTTCCAATATCGTCATAACAGTCCAAATAATAGACGTATCGATCCCAGTCCTAATAATATTATTGACTTATATGTATTAACACAACAATATACGGCAGATTATCTAGCTTGGATACAAGATACATCGGGTCAAGTTACACAACCAATTGCACCCACTAGCGAAGAATTAGAATCAGATTATAGCACACTAGATAACTATAAGGCCATCAGTGATACTATCATTTACAATCCTGCGGCATTTAAACCCTTGTTCGGTGCCAAAGCAGACCCAACACTACAAGCAACATTTAAAGTAGTTAAGAATCCTAATGTAGTTATTAGTGATAATGAAGTTAAAACAAGTTTGATTGCTGCAATCAATAGTTATTTTGATGTAGCAAATTGGGACTTTGGTGAAACATTCTACTTCAGTGAATTAGCAAGTTATTTGCATGTTCAATTAGCTCCAAACGTTTCAAGTATTATCCTTGTTCCAGCTAACCAAGCAGAAGTATTTGGCAGTTTGTTACAGGTAAATGCTAATATCAATGAAGTTATTACAAGTGCAGCCACAGTTGATAATGTACAAATTATCACAGCAATTACAGCAGCACAAATAAATCAAACTGGTACAGTAATAGTAGCTTAATAGAAAAACGGAACCATAATGGCAACAAGAAAAACCTATAAATTTTTACCTACAGTATTTCAAAGCGATACGAATAAGAAATTCCTAGCCGCTACGATGGATCAGTTAGTAACTGAACCTAATTTAGAAACGCTGTATGGATATATTGGTCGTAAATTTGCTCCTACTTATAGGTCAGGTGATAGTTATGTTATTGAAAATAACACTACTAGACAAGACTATCAATTAGAACCTGCGGTGGTAATTCGCAATAATCAAAACGATGTTACCTTTGTTGCAGATTATGTAGACCTACTAGACAAGATTGGTTATTATGGTGGATTAACTAATGATCATAGTCGCTTGTTCCAACAAGAATACTATTCATTTGATCCTAAGATTAGTTTTGATAAATTAATCAACTTTAGTCAATACTATTGGATACCTAATGGTCCTGATCCAGTGGGGGTAAGCACGACTGGAGTTCAATTAACAGAAACATACACTGTAACACGTGATGCAGCAAACGGTCGTTATGTCTATACTACTAACGGTGTAGTTGATAATAGTATTACACTTGCACGCGGAGGTTCTTATCAATTTGTTGTAGATCAACCAGGTGTACCATTCTGGATACAAACAGAAACAGGTATAGATGGTGTAATAAGTGCTACACCGACACTAAGCTCACGTAACATATATGGTGTAACCAACAATGGTACAGACGTAGGCACTATTACATTTAACGTACCACAAATTACAGGGCAAGATCGTTGGGTAAACATGCAGACTGTTTTCAATGCAGATTATGCTACTCCTATCCCATACACTCAATTATCAAACAAAACGCTTAGCCAGTTCCTAGCCGCGTATCCACAATACGGTGGCATCACAGGACAATTAAATGGCAAATACACAATCTTTGTTGATGTAAGCTCATGGTCTAATGTCGGTGAAGCCGCGTGGACTAATCCTACTGTAGTAGATGATGATGGTGATGTAATTCCAGGATATGATGCCGGAATAGTTATCCCTAATGCACAACGATATAATGTATGGCGTGTGGTTTATGTTGATCTGGGTCAAAAATTACGTCTAGATACGCCTATTGCGGCCGATGTTGCCGCAGGCTCAAGTCTAACTGTAGGTGGTAATGTAACTGTATTATCATATGATGCTGTAGCTGGACAACAATATGTTTATATTCCTAGCAGTGTAGACGTACCAGCTAATGCCACAGTTAAACGTACTGATGTAGTAACATCATTGTCAGCAACACAATCAGGAACAAATTATATCACAGTAACATCAACAGTTGGATTAGAAGCTAAAATGCCTGTGGTATTTGTAGGCAATCCTGCTACCGGCGGAATTGTATCAGGCACTACTTATTATATTAGTCAGGTAATTGATCAACGAACATTTACTATCAGTGCAACATCTGGAGGTAGTGTATTTGCGTTAACTACTGACACTGGTATTATGGCTGTTACAGCATCTTACACTGAAATTTTACCAAGCACTATGGTAGTAAGCATATCTAAAGGTGATCCACTATTAAAATTAGTTCACACACAAACTGTAAATGTAAATGAACAAGTATATATTAAGATTGGTCTAGTAAATGCTAATAAAAAATTCTATAAAGACTATGATGGATTCTTTTATGAATCACCGTTGATCACAGCACCTATTAGTCAACTATGGATTCAAGATGGTAGTCTTGCTGAAATCTACTCTCCGATTAAACTCGTAGACTATTCCGGTTGGACGATTGACGTTGAAAATGACATTATTGGCCAACAAAATTATACAAGTCCTAATGGAGTTGAATTTACCACAGGTCTTAAAGTACAATTTGGTGACGACGTAACTCCTGCATACTATCAAAATTCTCAGTTCTATGTAGAACAAGTGGGTGATCAAAATGAAGGTATTCAACTAGTAAAAGTGGATGAACTAGTAACACCTGAATTATACAATGACGAAATAGCTATCAATTACCCAGGTGAATATTTCCCTGACTATATTACAATTAACCGTGCTAGTAAAGATCGTAACGCATGGTCACGTAATAATCGTTGGTTCCATATAGATGTAATTACAGCTACAGCGGCCTATAATGGCACTGTACCTACATTTTCAAATGGTATACGCGGTCAACGCCCTATTGTACAATTTGAAGTTGATTTGCAATTGTTTAATGCTGGACGTATTGCTAAATTGCCTATTGACATTTTAGATACTACTATCCAGGACGCATTTACACAATTACAAGGGCAATCTTATACTAATGTATTTGGTATAGACCTATTTGACAGCAACGGAAATCCATTATATCCAAACGGCTTACGTGTTATTTTTGGTGCAGATAACGATCCACTTGTTAAAAATAAAATATATCTATTAACACTAGTACAATATAGTGTTGATCAATTCCAACAACCAACAGGCACATATTACATTCAACTTACCAAAGCAGATGATGGTGACGTAAGTGCTTATGATACTACCGTAGTTAATCTTGGCATACATAAAGGTAGCCAATGGTGGTATGATGGTATTAATTGGAATTCGAGTCAACAAAAAACATATCTACAACAACCGCCGTTATTTGATGTATTAGACAGTACTATAGATTTAACCACAGGTAATATAGTTGAGGGTAAGAGCCTAAGTCAATATACACGTAGCACATTTGTTGGTACACAAATATTTGGATACAATCGTGTAACTACAGGAACAGCAGATATAGTATTAAGTAGAGGTCCAGTAGCACCTATTCTTGATGCTAATGGTAATTCTATTACTGATTTCTATTTAAGTTATAAAAACTTCGCCACTCAAGGTGATATTAATTTCCAAAACTTCTTTAATACTGATACCTTCAGTTACTTTAACGATGCTGGAAAAATTATTACAGAGAATGTTAATGTTGGATATATTCAAAAGATTCTAGATAATCAAACATTGGTACCAAAAAATACTTGGTTAACAGTACCTGAGCAAAGTAAACAATATCAATTATTCAGTTATGTGTATAATGGAACCAATAATCCATTTGCAATTGATATTGCTCCAGCAAGCGGTGAACAAAGTATTCCGTATGTTAAAGTTTTCCGAAACTTTGCTTATGTGACTCCGTCTAATTGGTCATTGGCAAATAACGCCGTTACTATATCGTCTACACTGTCTACTAATGATCAAATTGATATTTTAGTATATAGCGATGAAGTTAGTAAAACAGCATTTTACCAAGTACCACAAAATCTAGACTTAAATGCGCAAAACGTTGACATCGATATGTTGACCCTAGGCCAATTGCGTAATCACCTAGTAGGACTGGCACAGAACAGTACTATCGTTACTGGTGATGTATTAGCACAAAGTAATCTACGTGATGTTGATATTAAACAGCAAGGAGGTACTATTCTTAAACATAGTGCTCCTACTCCTTATGCTAGTTTATTCTTAATTGACGACCAAGCTAACTTTATCAACAGTGTTCGCTATGCTCAACAAGAATATACTAAATTTAAAAACAAGTTCTTAGAATTAAGTATAAGTCTTGAAGGTATCGATCCTACAGATCCAGTGACTAGTGTTGATACAATTTTAACAAAAATAAATCAAGTTAAAAATAAATCATTCCCTTGGTACTATAGTGATATGGTACCTTACGGTCCACTAAAAAATATTGTAGGCCAAATTGGCAATGTTGATGGATTTGAAATATTTGATCCATTAAAAACTAATTATGAAATTACAGCTATTTTTAACGATACACAATTAAGCAATCAAGCTGTACTAGTTTATCAAAATAATCAACAGTTAGTCAACGGAGTAGATTATAGTTTTAGTACAGATACTCCGAGTATTAATTTTAATGTAACATTAAATGTTGGCGACATTATTAAGATTGTTGAATATAGCAATACTGATGGTAATTATATACCAGAGACTCCTACTAAACTAGGTTTATGGCCAAGCTATATTCCAGAAATATTTTTAGATGACACATATAGAACACCAACTACAGTTATCCGTGGACACGATGGTAGTGTTACACCTAGCTTCGGTGACTACCGTGATCAATTCTTATTAGAATTGGAACTACGTATCTATAATAATATCAAGTTACCTGCAAATACAACATTCAGCGATATTTTTGCTGTAATACCGGGTAAATTTAGATCAAGTGATTATACTCTGGCTGAACTAGATCAAATTCTGAGTAAGAGTTTCTTAACTTGGATAGGCAATAACAAACTTGACTATAGTACAAACAATACATTTAATTCCAATGATCCATTTACATGGAACTATGCGACAAGTCATGATCGTATCAGCAATGAATTACTACCAGGTAGTTGGCGTGCCTGTTACCAATATTTCTATGACACATATCGTCCACATCTAACACCATGGGAAATGCTGGGCTTTACAAGTATGCCAAATTGGTGGGAAGGTTTCTATGGTCCGGCACCATACACTGGTGGTAATACTGTTCTATGGGATGACTTAGAAGCAGGAAATATTCGTTATGGTGCTCGTCAAGGAATTGACCTACACTATGCTCGCCCCGGACTATCATCAGTAATTCCTGTGGATGCTAACGGCAATTTACTAAGCCCGGCACAAATACTTTGCCAAACATTTAATAGTAAACGTTCTGGTGCAGCATGGGCGGTAGGACAACAAGGTCCTGTAGAATTTGCTTGGCGTATGAGTAGTGACTTCCCTTATGCTGTTCAGCAGGCATTGGCATTAGCAAAACCAGCTAAGTATTTTGGTACACTAATCGATGTAACCACATACTCTCCACTAAATGCCTTGTATACATATACAACTAGTTTAGAAGGTATTACCACAGAAGTTACACAATATCTAGAAGCTACTACAAATCAACCAATAACACAATCGGCTATTGATTTTAATGGTGATACTACATCAGGTACTACCTATCGTGGTGCTGGGTATATTAACTGGATTGCCAATTATTTAATCAATCAAGGTGTAACTCCTTCTACATATTTGTTGTCTTTAATACAAGATTTCCAAGTCAATTTAACTTACAAAGTAAGTGGTTTTACTGATCAAAATTATCTAGAAGTCCTTGCTGAACAAGTTAGTCCAACAAGTACTAACGATAGCATTCTTATACCTAACGAAAATTACACAGTATACCTAAATGAGAAACCTGTACCTATAGATGAAATTGTTTACAGTGCGGTGATCATTGAAAAAACAACCAACGGCTACACAGTTCGTGGCTACGACCTGTTTAATAGTTACTTTACAATTATTCCTAGTGTTGTGAATAACAATGCTAGTCAGATTAAAGTATTAAACAGTACCGCAACAATCTACAAAGACTATCAAAATGTACTAATGAATGTGCCGTACGGTTACGAATTTACTACACAACAACAAGTAGTTGACTTTATGATCAGCTATGAACGTTATCTAATGTCACAGGGTTGGACATTCACTGATGTAGATCCTCAACTAAGTGAAATTAAAGATTGGAGATTGAGCAGTAAAGAATTCTTATACTGGGCACAACAAGGTTGGAAACCGGGCAGTATTTTGGTAGTAAGTCCTGTTTCAAATAGCCTAAATGCTATTACCAGCGGTAGCATAACAGAAGGTATTGAAGACAGCCAATACGGTAGTCGTGTTGTTGACCAAAACTTTAACTTAGTTAAAAATAACAAATATACTGTATACAGAACACCTACAGAATTCAATGTACAACTACAGGATCCTGCTAGTGTTATTGGTTATGTAAAAGTATCATTGGTTCAGTATGAACACTCATTGATATTTGATAATACCACAGTGTTTAATGATGTTATCTATCAACCAGAAAGCGGTAACCGTCAATTCCGTTTAAAACTAATCGGCCAACGCACAGCTAACTGGAATGGTAGTTTGAGTCCAGAAGGGTTTATATATAACAATGGTCAAGTGTCTGATTGGTATCAAGGTAAAGACTACTTACAAGGGGATCTTGTACAATACAAGAGCCAATACTATACAGCCTTGCAAGATGTACCTGCGAATACTACATTCCAGTTCCAATATTGGCAAGTATTGAGCTCAAATGAAATACAAAAAGGCCTATTACCTAATTTTAGCACACTTGCTGTAGAAAGTCAAGGATATTATGATAGCTACGCTGCAATACGTAACAAAAGCCAATTGGCTTACAGTCACGCTCTTATTGGCTTTAGAGAACGTCAATATCTTGCTGATCTAGGTCTAACAGAAACTAGTCAAATTGAATTCTACAAAGGTTATATTGCACAAAAAGGTACTAAAAATGCGGTAGATGCGTTTACTAAAGCAACTATCAATAACATCACAAGTAATATTGCTCTTTACGAAGAATGGGCGGTGCGTGTTGGCGAGTATGGCGCATTGACTAGTAACCCATTTGTAGAAATTCCGTTAGATGAAAAAGCATTTGGCGTAAACCCGAGTGTAGCAAGTTTTGTAGATACAGCAGATAATAACCTAGCTGATGGAATTACAACATTCAATGATACACAGTTGTTTAAATCATACGGTGCATATTCTGCCAACGTAGCATTAAATAGAACCAGTGATAGCGATTATGACAATGACATTCCTACAGCAGGTTATGTAAACATTGACGATATTGATTTACAAATCTTTGATCTGACTAACTATGTTGATCTAGACAATAATATTGCTGATATGGGTAGTGGTTATCTTATTTGGGTAGCTAAAGACTTTACACAAAATTGGAATGTATACCGTGTAACTGAGACCAATAATCTAATTACCGCTGTAACAAACAGCCTAAATGGATATATCACTTATACTACTGAAAAACCGCATGGATTTGTCAAATATGACATATTCTTGGTTAAGAATTTTGATTCATTGTTTGATGGATTCTATCAAGTATTACAAGTAAACGGAGCATCAACAGTATTAGTAAAATATGCTGGATCGATTACAGATATTGCAAACCTAACTACTAAAACTGGTAGTGGTTTATTATTCCGCATGGACAGTATGCGTTTCCCATACATGGAAAATAGCCGTATCTATGCGCTAACAAGCCCGCCAAATGGTTGGAAAGTAGGCGATAAGATTTGGATCGACAATGATGCTGCAACTACACCTGTGCAAGGTCAGCCATTTGGCACGCAACCTAGCGGAACATGGAAAGTATATGAAAAACAACATCCGTGGACACTAGAACAAGAAGTTAAAAAAGGCCTAAGCGAATACGCTAATACTGATGCATTTGGTTCTAGTGTTAAAATGTCGGCTGATGGATTGATCATTGTTAGTGGTGCGCCAGGACACAATTCAGGTCAAGGCCAAGTAAGTACATTCCTACGTGATTATAGCGGTAACTTCAATGAAGCACTAACATTAAATCCTCTAGGATCTAATACATCAGGATTTGGTTATGCTGTAGATATTGCAACAACTCCAATTGGTGATTCTTCTATTGCTGTTGGTGCTCCTACTAGTTGGTCTGGAAATGGATTAGTTTATGTATATAATAAACTGTTAAACAGTTACTCGATTGATGTTAGTCAAATTATTTCAGGCAACGTAGCAGGTGATCAATTTGGTACAAGCATAGCGTTTAACCAAGACGGTGAATGGATGTATGTAGGTGCACCTGGTAATAATTCAGTATATGCTTACGGTTTAAAACGTTATGTTCAAACACAACGCCAAATTACCAGTGTTAACAATAAAAATACCATGTACCTAAGTGGTGCTGTTACAGCCCTGCCGGGCGATGTTATTATTCAATCTAACACAGGTGCAAGAGCAACTGTGGTTAGTGTAACATCTAGCTCAGAAATTGTTGTAAGTAGTCTTACAAACTTTGTTGCGGCATCTTTGGGTACTAGTGGTAATGTAATACTAGGCAACTTAACTGTACTTGCTAACCTTAGTGTTTTAAGTAGTGGTAATTTAACAGCTTATACAGTATATCCATTTAACTTTGCAAGTAATGCCGTGACTAATAGTATTAATATTACAGCATTTACTCCTGATGCTACTGTGGGCGGTGATGCTAACAGTTTATCAATTACCAGTGTAAGTAACACTTATATTCCTAATGTAGATTATACATTTGACTATGCTAATTTACGAGTTAACTTTACAGCTAATATTTCAGCGTCATCAATTACAATTACTCAACGCCCTTACTATGCTCTAGTACAAAAATTAAACACATCTAATACATGGGCACGATTTGGTTACGCTGTAGCATCTAGCTTCGATGGCGCACAAGTTGCTGTAGGTGCCCCTGGGGATACAGTAGCAGATGCTAACGGAGTGTTACAATCTGGCGCAGGTTCTGTGTTTGTATATGATCGTGTGATTGAAGCATTTAATTCAGTTACTGATGCGGTTCCTGGTACAGGCGGCCAAGATTATCAAACAGAAAATCCTATTGCTAATGTACACAAAGTTACAGTTGATGATATTGAAACAACCGCCTATACTGTAGTCGGTACTAATAAAATTAGATTTACAAACCCACCAGACGTTGGCCATGTAATATTTGTTGAAGTTAATACATTTAACGTGCTAGAACAATTAATTGGTGTTAACAGTCTACAAGGTGGTTTGCAAGCTATCCAAGCTAATGCACAATTCGGTACCACACTAACTATCTGTTCAAACAACTGTGCGATTTATGTAGGTGCTCCTTACTGGAACAACGGCACTGAATATAACAGTGGTGCTGTATGGAAATTCCATAATCGTGGCAGACTATACGGTACTAACACTGGTTATCATTTAAACCCAGTATTTACTAAAGGTGATACAATACGTCTGAACAACTTCGAAATCACAGCCGCTAATATTAGTACACCAAGTTCTAGTGTAGTGTCATTAAATGACCTAGTTACAAACATTAACAATGCCAAGATCTTAGGTGTTACGGCTGTAAATCAAAATGGTTATTTAAGATTAAATTCAGATGTTACTATTGTTAAAGATCAATTGCGCATTTTATCGGGTATACGTCAAACAGGTAGTGCTGGTATCTACTCAGCAGCTGACTTACGTGTATTTGCATACATGCAGATTATTGTTAACCCATATGGTCAAGCTGGTGAATATTTTGGTAGTAAGATTAAACTGGCTAGCAACGCATATATGCTAGTAATTGGCAGCGGGCGAGGAACTACTAAGGAATTTACAACCTTTGACGTAAACACCACAACGAAGGGAACAATATTTGACACAGCAACTACTCGTTTACATGACCCTATACCAGGTAGTGGTAGCGTTTATATTTACGAACTATACGATGATCCACGTAATGCTGTAGAGCATCCGGGACGCTATAGTTTCTGCCAACAACTAGATCCAGGTACACTAGTGCCAGGTGCAGAGTTTGGATATGCCCTAGATATCGAAGGCACATATATTACTATTTCAGCACCGGGTGCAACTGTTACTGGGGCCGCAAATAACTCAGGCACAGTATATGTATTCCGTAATCCGACACTAGCACGTGGCTGGGGATTGATTAGATACCAACAACCTAAAGTTGACTTAGATAGCGTATCACGTGCTTATCTATATAATAGTCAAACTAGCACAATTTTAGACAATTTAGAATTTATTGATCCAGCTAAAGGGCGTATCCTAGGTCAAGCAGAAGAAAATATTTCATTTAAAACTGAATACGATCCTGCTGTGTACAACAATGGATTTAGCACCACAGCTGATATCAATACTAATGTATTCTGGGGCGCCGACCAAGTAGGCAAACTATGGTGGGATCTAAGCACTGTTCGCTTTGTTGATTATGAACAAGATACCTTGACATATCGTAGTCTACATTGGGGAGAATTATTTGCAGGTAGCTCAATTAATGTCTATGAGTGGATTGAAAGTTCAGTACCACCAAGCCAATACATTAACACATATGGCTCTGCCCACGGCACTCCTAAAAATGCAGATGACAGTGCATACGTGGAAATAATTCGTGTAGATCAAACTACTGGCATCATCAGTAATGTTTACTATTTCTGGATATATGGTGATACACACTTAGATGCAACATTATTAAATCGTTCACTACCTGTGCAAGCGGTTGCAGATTATATAGCTAACCCAGGATCACAGGGTATTGCTTATGCGGCAATGATCAAGAGTGACGCTATTGCATTCTACAATGTTGCTGATTACCTAAGTGCCGATAATACAATCATGCACTTAGATCATCAGTTAGTAATTAACACTGATATGATTCACAGTGAATATGAATTGTTACAAAAAGGTAATCCCAATGATCCTATTCCAACTAAACTGGTTAATAAATTAATTGACAGTCTAGCTGGTATTGATCAACAAGGATCTACAGTTCCGGATCCAGCACTAAGTTTAGCTGATCGTTACGGTATTGATATTCGTCCACGTCAAAGTATGTTTGTTGATAGATTGGCCGCTGTTAATCAGTTAGTAGAATTTGTTAACAGTATATTTGCTGCTAATCCTATAGCTGAGCAATTTAGTCTAGGAGATTTAAATGCTCAAGAAGCAGAACCTAGCTTTAAACGCGGCGAATATAATCAAGCGGTAGCAACAGAAGTTGAATTGTCATACATTGATACGACAGCACTTGCTCCTGGATATCTAGTGCTGGTCCACAGCGATACTACACAAGATGGACTATGGGTATTGTATAGTCTAACCGCAGATAAAACATGGTTAATTGAACGAGTACAAAGTTACAAGACTAGTATCTACTGGAACTATGCTGATTGGTATGCTAGCGGATATAGTGCAACAACTAGACCAGACTTTAGTGTAGAAACTACAGTTGATGCTCTTGCATTACAAGCGGCAGCAGGTATTGTAATTTATATTAAAAATGCCACAGGTAACAATACATGGCAATTAGTTGTAGCTAATAGTGACGGTACATTAAGTGTAGTAGGTATCCAAAATGGTACACTACAACTAGATACTACATTAGGTGATTATGTAGATAACGGCTTAGGATTTGGTAATCAAGACTTTGACAGTAATCGTTATGATCAAAACCCTAACAATGAACTACGTGCTATTGTAACAGCCTTATATAACGATATCTTTAAAAATACCCTACAAGGTGAATTTAACAATTTATTCTTTGTATTAATCAACTACTTATTAACAGAACAAGTGTATGTAGATTGGCTATTTAAATCTAGTTTCATTAGTATTACACATCAATTGCGTACACTAAGTCAATTCCCAAGTTACGTTGTTGACAATCAAACATATTATCAAGACTATATTGATGAAGTTAAACCATATCGTACTAAGATTCGTGAATATTTATTGAACTACACAGGCGATGATACATTTGGTGGTGATATTACTGACTTTGATTTGCCTGCTTACTATGATACTACAGGTACTACACCAATATTCCGTAGTCCAAGCGGCGAAGCACCTTATACTAATGCAGATTCAAACCTATGGACATCATGGCCGTATAACCAATGGTACAATAACCGTGCTCTTGTACTTGATAGCATCAGAATTGAAAATGCTGGCACAGGATATATTCTACCTCCAGTGGTTACTATTACCAGTATAGATGGCAATGGCAACGGTGCAGCAGCCACGGCAACTATAAATGGTAGCACAGGTAGTATTACAGCAATTACAGTTACTAACAGTGGACAAGGATATACAGCAACACCAACAGTGACAATAAATGGTGCTGTAGTCGGAAACATCACAGTTATTGGTGGTAATGCTAACTTAACATCATTAACTTATACTGTAAATTCAACTGCTGGTTTGTTCATGGGTATGAGTGCAAATGCTGTGTTTGCATCAGACACTGTAATTATAGCTGTCGATGCTGCGAATAGTCAAATTACTATGTCGTCGGCTAACATTACCACATTTACAAGCAATGCAATTAGCTTTGGCTACGCAGGTATTAACTCGGGTACCCAGGCAAAAGCCTATGCTGTAATGAAGAATCCGGTAGTGCGCTCATTTGATAGTACTCTTAAATTTGACCGTACTACATATACCAGCAATGTTAAAGTATGGTCAGCTAACACTACCTACACACAAACTAGTTTTGATGCCAACGGTCGTGTAACCAGTGGCGATATTATTACATACGCAATGCAAGATGGTAATGTAATGATACGTAAAGCATACTTTGTAAATGCAAACATTACTACTACATCGCAATTTATACCTAGTGATTATACAGTATGTCCAACTAGTTACTTTAGTAATGCCAATGATCGTATTGTTGGTTATTATGAACCTGCTAATACTATGCCAGTAGTAGACAGCGTACAAACCGCGGTAACTGTAGCTAATGCAGCTTCAAATACTAATACTATCTATGTCTACAATTCTGCTAGTCTTACCAAGAATATGTATATTAGCGAAAGCGGTGTTACATCAGGTTATGTAACAGGCATATTAGGTAATATTACCTTACAGGTTAATAGTTTAGGTCACTTCTATGGTAATCTACGTAATGGTAGTACAGCAATTGAAAACATCAGTAACATGTCTAATCTACAAGTTGGTCAATATGTAACTGGTGCTAATATTGGGTTTGATGCTACTATCGTCAGCATCAACTATACTACAAATAGTGTTAATTTAACTGACACAATCAACGGCAATGTTACATTGGCTAATATTAGCTTTGGTGGCATTCCAATCAAAGTAAGTCAAGTTACTCTAACCACTAATGTAACATTGGCTACTGATACAACAATCTATGCTCGTTACGACAGCTTAGAGCAACTAATACCAGGTGTAACATATCCAGGTGCATTAACGCAAGGTGCATCATTCAAATTAAGTCCGCTATTTGGTCGTAACTATGATATTGCAGCATTCGATCCAGTACAATTTAATAAAGATGGCGTTGGTTTACTATCAATCAATACTTATGATCAAGTGTTGACCAGTGACTTCACTGACCTTGCGCTAGGCACACGACCAGAAGATATTACCACTTCGGGTGGCGAGTTTGTTGATACATATCACAGTCATGCTCCAGAAGAGTTGATCCCTGGTATTACATTTGACACATTAGACATGCGTGTTTACACTAGAATTAATGGTGGTAATGGCATTATTGCTTATCGTATTTTTGATAATATGATCAATAAACCAGCATACTTGAAAATTTCAACAGCTAATACAACATCACTGGCAACTAGTTTAAGTATTACAGATGCTAATATCTATGTTGCTGATGCTACTAGACTAACTGATCCTAGCCCACTGTATGCTGTTCCTGGTATAGTGTTTATCAATGGCGAACGTATTACATACTACCAAAAAACAATATACACCCCTGTAGCATGGTCAGCAAATACAGTTTATGCCAACGGTACAGCAATTAGTCATGCAGGTAATAACTATATTGTTACTGGTAATGTTGATGCTACAACCTGGACAAATGTAAACTCAGCTAATATTTCATACCTACCAGGCACAAATGTATTAAGTCAACTACGTCGAGGCACACAAGGTACAGGGGCAAATGTATTGTACCCGGTCGGTACTAGTGTAGTAGATGCTAGTGCTAGTCAAGAATTGCCTAATACAAGTTACGGTACACTAATGAACTACGCTAACGTTCTATATAATCCAGGCATAGGTATAGCCACAGATGGTAAAGGATTAGCTGCATCAACAACAGCTGCTGCACAGTTCATGAAAGCATGGCCAATACTGTAGTTTAATAGTTGTAGATTATGGATAAGATAAATAAGAATATGGATGAAAATAAACAAGAACAACAAGTAAATCCGCAACCTCAAAAGCAACCTGATGAAAGGGGTGGAGTTTATGTTCAAGGATATATCAAAATATTTGACCCTGAGACTAAAGAAGAATTTGTAAATGGAAGAGCATAAGATATGATGTCGATGACGAATTTAAGCATTAAAGGTTTTTTAAAGATATTTGACCCTATCAGCATGGAAGTATATGTTGATAAGTGTAATGCTATCCATTATGAAAATTTTAGTATTGCTCTGGCACAAAATGTCGCTAATAAAGGTACTAATTTTATTACAGAAATGCACTTTGGTAACGGCGGCACTACCGTTGACCCTACTGGTGTTATTACATACTTGCCTACAAATACTAACGTAGCTAATGCTGATCTATATAGTCCAACATATTGGAAAATTGTAGATGACACAAATGCAGCTAACCAAGATCCAGTTAATAATAAGATGGTTGTAAACCATACTCCTGGTTTAAAATATACTGACATTGTAGTTAGTTGTCTATTAGACTATGGTGAGCCGAGTGGTCAGGCTGTATTTGATAACAGCCAATCATTAAATGGTGATTTTGTATTTGATGAACTAGGTTTATTTGGCTATGTGCAAGGTGCAAGCGGTCTAGGAGCTGGCTTGCCACTATTAACACATGTAATTTTTAGTCCAGTGCAAAAGGCACTGAATAGACTTATTCAAATTGACTACACCGTGAGAGTTCAAACGTTAACAAACTTGACAGCATAATTAGGATAATAAAATGTCGTACATAATTAATTTACCAAACGGATCATTACTAACAACAATCTTAGATGGAACTATAGATAACACCGCATCGAGTTTAACGTTAGTTGGTCGTAACTATAGTGGATATGGGCAGATCATAGCTACTGACTTAGTGGCCTTGCTTGTTAATTTTAGTAACAATGTAAGCCCTGCTAGTCCATTACAAGGACAAATTTGGTACGATAGTGGTAATAATGTATGTAAAGTATACACAGGTAGTATCTGGAAAAACATTGGCGCTGCTACAGTAGCACCGCCTACATCAATACCTAGTACAACAATTGCTGGCGACTTCTGGTGGGATAGCCAAAACAAACAATTATATTGCTACGATGCTACATTGGGGTGGACTCTAGTAGGTCCAGGTTATAGCTATGTATCAGGTAAGAGTGGTGCAATTACCGAACAACTTTCAGACGGTACTGTGTGGCATGATGTTGTATCATTGTACTTAGATGGTAATCGTACAGCAATTATCAGCCAAAATCAATTTACTCCAAATGTCAGCATTACAGGATTCAGCGGCCAACTACAAGTTGGTTATAATATGTCTAGTTCTGGGACACAGGGTTATATCTGGGGTACAGCTAACAACTCTAGTTACCTAGGCGGCCAACCAGCGGCTAATTATTTTACAAACTATCAAAACAATATCGGTACAGGTAGTTTAACTTTACAAAGTAATGCAGGTGTTACTCTCGGTACTCTTGGTACACTAGTGGCTAACGTTACTAGTAGCGGCACTGGTAGATTGTACAATACATATCTAGGCGGTAATGTAAGTTTCCATGTAAACTCGACATTAAACGGCCAAGAAAAATCATTATGGGTTAACGGTTACGATGGCTATGTATATGTTAACTCAGACCCAATTGGACTAATGGGTGTTACTACTAAACAATATGTTGACGGTAACATTGTATTAAAAGCAAATATAGCAAGCCCAACACTAACAGGCACACCAGCAGCACCAACACCTACAGCAGGCGATAACAGCACAACTATTGCTACTACAGCATTTGTGCAAGGTGCAAATTTGGCATTAAAAGGTTACGTTGATTTTGCTAACACTATTCAAAGCCAACAGACTTCACTGAGAGCAAATATTGCTAGCCCAACCTTTACTGGAACACCACAAGCACCAACGCCATTAGTTGGTGATAATAGTGCCAATGTTGCTACAACAGGATTTGTATACCAAGCCAATGTCGGTATGCAAGGTTATGTGATAAGCAAATTTAACGACACTATATTATACGGTTCACCTACAGCACCAACAGCGCCAGTAGGTACAGCTAACTCTATGGTTGCTACAACGGCATTTGTTGTTAATAATTCAGGTTTATTCCCATACAAAATTTATCAACAAAATAGTTGGATGTGGATCAACGATACTGGCGTAGGCAGTGCTAACCTAGTACTTGACGGTACAACTGTATTGACAGCTACCTCAAGTGGTGTAGTATTAGCTAGCGGAGCAACCGCAACAACACAAAGCCAAACTTATAATGGTTCTGGTGATAGCACAGTGGCTACTACACAATATGTTAAATCAGCTACAAACTGGTGGGGCGGTAGTGCTAAGTGGGTAAGTACTGATGCGCCTAACCCAGGTGTAAACGATGTTGGATCTAATGATGGTGACATCTGGTTCCAATATACTAATTAAAGTAAGGTAAAAGAATGGCATACTCAATAACGACTACATCAGGTGCTCAAGTAGCAACTGTACAAGACGCAACAATTAACACTACGTCTACAGCTCTAACACTTATTGGTAGAGACTACGCAGGATATGGTGCGTTTCTTAATGAAAACTTTGTACATCTATTAGAAAATTTTGCCAATGGTACAGCACCGGGACAAAAACTTACAGGTCAAATTTGGTATGACACTAGTGTAAACACATTAAAAGTTTGGAACTCAAATCTAAATGGTGGTGTTTGGAAACCAATTAGCAGTTCACTGGCACAAGATTCACAACCTAGTAACTCAACATCAAGCCAAGGTGACCTATGGTTTGATACTATTAACAATCAACTACATGCTTATAATAATGGTTGGCAATTAATTGGTCCACCTAACGCAACCACAGGTGGTATTACATCTGGTGCGGTAGTTCAATCAGTTAAAGATAGTAGTGGTAACCCACACGTATGTGTATTCATATACATTCAAAACATTGTAATGGGTATTTGGAGTGACGTTAGTGCGTTTACTCCACAAACTTCTATCAACGGATTTACTATAATTAATCCTGGCCTTAATTTAGTTAGTTCATCAGCTGTACCTGGATCACAATTTACAGGCGATGTAAGCAACGCTCTAGCATTAAATGGTGTTACGGCTAGCCAATTTCTACGTGCAGATCAAAATACAAATACCCCATACCAATTAGGTGTTGGTAATTTAATAGTCGGCTCATCACTGGGTCTATCTCAATTTAGTAGTAATAATGAAGTAAGAGTTACTAGTTTAGTGAATGGATACAATTTAAATATCTATTCCAATGTTGGCGTTACTCCTACTAGATCTATAGGTATTAGTGGCTCTGATGGTAGCGTTACTATAGATAATAATCTAACAGCAAGTGGCTCGTTTAATGTTGCTGGTACTACTACATTAAGTGGTGCAACTACGTTGGTTAATATAACAACATTACAAAATAAGATTGTGCCAAATGCTAATGGAACAATTGACATTGGCGCCAGTGCAACGGCATTTAATAATGTCTATGCTACAAACTTTAATGGTACGTTAGTCGGTAATGTGGTTGCTAGTGCGGCTACAATAGGCAATGCAACGGTTAACGGATCTATAATAATTGCTGGTAATGTGGTTGCTACGCAAACATACGTGGCAAGTTATACACAAACAGCTGGCCAAAATTCACAAGGTGCAAAAATTATCAGTACAAGTGCACCAACTGGCGCAGCTAATCAAGGTGACATTTGGTACCAAGTTTAATCTATGACAATCAATGTTTATGATAATTACCAATGGAAAACACCAAAAGCAATGTATGTTTGGAATGCCAATGCTTGGACTGAAACAAAGTCAGTAAGCATTTATTCAAATGGCTCTTGGCATACTCTGCATAATACCGCTGTAATTTCGTCTAATGTTACTAATGCAAACTTGTATTCGATTATGGGTAGTCCTACTGAACCTATTAACATAAAGGTCACAGTAGCTGCTGGGGTATGGGTTACTAGTGTTAACGCTAACGTTGCTAGTTTTAGCGTAAGCGGATTTCCAGCAGGTAGTAGAATTTATTTGGTTAACCAAGGCACTATTCGGGGTGCTACAGGTAATACAGGATGGCCGGGCGGCAATGCTATATCGACTGTAAATTCATTAACCATTAACAACACTGGCTCTATCATTGGTGGATCAGCAAATGCCATCGTAAGTGCAGGACAGGGTTATTATTTAAGTGGTAGCTCACTTACTAATTTTGAGAATAGCGGAACATTGCTAGGACTAGTTAAATAACTAAGATAAATAATATAATATTAAATAGGTTACAAATATGTCATATACAGTTACTACAACAGCTGGTAAAACCGTAGCTACAGTAGCAGACGGTACAGTTAATACCACAGCTACAAGCCTTACCCTTATTGGTAAGAACTATGCTGGTTATGGTATTTTCTTAAACGAAAACTATGTTACTTTACTAGAGAACTTTAGTAATAGCACACCACCAAGCGCACCATTAACAGGTCAACTATGGTACGATAATGTAAATGATATCTTAAAAGTATATAACTCAGCTTCAAACGTTTGGAAACCTATTTCAAGTTCAATTTCCCAAGGTACCGCACCTAGTGCTAGCATTTCAGTTACCGGTGATATCTGGTGGGACACAACTAACGCACAATTAAAAATATGGTCAGGTAGTGCTTGGATCACGATTGGTCCTACATACACAGCAACATCTGGTACATCAGGCCCAGTTACACAAAGCATCAACGATACTGGCGGCAACCCACACGTAGTAACTATGTTCTATGTGTCGAATAGTATTATTGCTATCTTAAGCAAAGATGCTACCTTTACACCACAAACAGCAATACCTGGATTTAGTACAATTATTCCGGGTATGAACTTAATCAGTCAAAGTACACTATCAGGTGCACAATTCACAGGTGCTACAACAGGAGCAAGTACATTGGGTGGACTATCAGCTAGCCAATTCTTGCGTAGTGATATTGCACAAACAACCAATTACGCATTTGGTGCAGCCGGCGGCTTAACTGTAGGTAGTGATCTAAGTATTACTACTAGCTCGGGTACAGCGGTATTTGCAGAAAGCACAAATAATAAAAATATTGTATTTAATATAAACCAAAGCAATACCCCAACTACAGCATTAACCCTACAAGCATCTACTAACACAGTAGCAGTAGCTGGCCCATTAACAGTAGGCAGCGGAGCAACAGTTACAGGTGCTATTACAGGTACAAGTTACTTAAACGTAGCAGGCAATGTCATGTCTGCTGGTGGTATCTTTAACGGATTAACAGTCAATGGAGCAACAAACCATTCTGGAAATATTACACCAACAGCAAATAATGTATCGTATTTAGGTAATGCCACAAATAGATACAACACAATTTACGGTGTAAACTTAGATGTGTTGACATTAACTACTGGCGGTGCAACAACATTTACACAGGTTAATAGTAGCGGTAACGTATTAGCACAAGCTGGTACATTTAACGACATGACCATTAATGGTATTACTAGAGTTACTGGTCTTACAAACTACTTAAATGTAACTGGTAATATTATGGGTGCTACGGCTACGTTTGGCACAGCAAACGTAAACGGTGCGATTAACTCAACTGGCCTTATTAATACAAGCGGCAACGTAAGTGCTAGCCAAGGTAGCTTTGGATCTATTGTTATCACAGGTAGCATGACACCATCTGCTAACATTTCAGCTAGCCAAAACTTAGGTAGTGCATCTAATTGGTTTGGTACTGTATATTCTAATAGATTCCAAGGCGTATCAGTTAACGCATTATACGCTGACTTGGCAGAAAATTATTCAGCTGACGCCGCCTATGAGCCAGGTACAGTTGTACAACTCAGTGGCGAACAAGAAATTACTATTTGTGATATAGATCTAAGCGATAATGTATTTGGAGTAGTAAGTACTGATCCGGCATATTTGATGAACAGTGGATTAACTGGTGAATATGTTGCAGCTGTGGCGTTAATAGGACGTACACCTGTTAGAGTAACAGGACAGGTTACAAAAGGTGATCGTTTAGTATCGGCAGGTAATGGTCTAGCACGAGCAGCAACTAATGGTGAAGCAACATCATTTAATGTAATTGGCCGTAGTTTAGAAGACAAAACAACGTTGACAGAAGGCATCGTTGAAGCTATAGTTAAATTAAACAGTTAAGGAATAGAAATGGCGTACTCATCAGGTGGATTAATAGCAGCAACGGACTATAACACATTTGCGTCCGGTGCAACAACTAACGCTTCAAATAATTTAAATTTTGTTTGGAGTACGGGCAATGGATCTTATGGATATGGACAAACCGCTGTTGGGCAAGTAGCATCTACTAACACAGTAACAGCTACTCAATGGGCTAGTCTTATTAATACATTAAATAATGCGTTAACACACCAAGCTGGTTCGGGTAGTGGTATTAGTGCGCCAACCGCAGGTGGTACTATTACTTGGTTAAGTACACTGTCAAGCAGTATTGGTACAGCATATTCTAATAGGTTAAATTATGCTGCCCAAGGTAGTACAACTACAGGTAGCGGATATGGCTATGAGATTACTGGCACAAATGCTACATTTTCTGGGACATTTACGCGAACAATAACATGGTCAAGTGGAGATGCAGCACGTTATTTCTTTAACTGTGGTGGCCAAATTAATTGGGTAATTACAAGTGCAGCAAATAATAACGGAACGCTACGTAGTGCTGACTTAGCTACTCAGTGGGCAACATATCAAGCAGGCGGTAGCATTAAAAATAACTCAGCTGTGCCTCGTACGGGTTCCGGTGGTACAGTAAATACCAGCGCAACTAGTTTAGGATACTGGAGTTTAACGACATCGGCTCAGACTATTAGTCAAATTACATCAGCTAATTATCGTTATGAATATAACAGTGATTATACCTATGTTCAAGCATACACAAGCGCACAGAATGCGTCAGGCAACGGCGATCACGGTGCTGTAATTTATCTAGTATTTGGTTGGTATATGTATGAAACATACGCTGGTCTAAATGACAACGTCGACGTAACGGTTAACCATCGTATTGACATTGTAGCTCCAAGTACTAGCGGTGGTCTTTCAGCATCGTGGGGTCTTCCAACTATCACATAATTGGTTGCTTTTTGCAGCCATTGGTGCTATACTAGATAATTACTAGTATGAGCGACTTAGACAAACTTACCCAAGAAATACGTTTAGCCACTGACTATCAAGTCAATAAGCGTATCTTACGAGAAAAAATTCAAACTGACCTACAGGTAACACATAACAGCGGACTGTTTAAGGTTAACCCAGAGCTGATAGCGTTCCTCAACGCCTGGGACTCTAGTGAATTATACCTAGAAGATACCTATAACAACCCAATCAAAGTAAACAGACTTGAGTTTCTAGAACTGTGTAAACAACATTATCAAATGGTAATGAACACATGGCATATTCAACATGATGAAATCAAACGTGCCCGCAAAGTCTAGAGGTGTACTACTATTTGCATTTAACACAGAAAAGACCAGCTATGTTACTATAGCTGAACGTTCTGCACGCATTGTTAAACACACCACAGGGCTTCCTGTTACCTTGGTTACAGAACAAGGAACCACCGCAGAAGGGTTTGACAACATAATATATGTTGGCAATGAACTTAAAAATTACAAAGTGGGCGAGCAAGGAAGCTGGCGTAATGGCGACCGTTGGCGTGCATATGAACTAAGTCCCTACGATGAAACTATCCTAATAGACAGCGACTATCTAATGTTAGATGATAATTTACTTAAGTTATTAGAACAAGACTTTGACTATCGCATAATGTCATACAATAATAAACCTGCCACAGCCTGGACTCTAAAGATGGGCTTGTTTAGTCATGATTACCTTTGGGCTACTGTAGTTCTATTCCGCAAAACAGCTCGTACTAAACTGTTATTTGATCTAGTTGGGCGCATTCAACGCAATTATCTATACTATGTGAAACTCTATCACATGCGTGAAGGTAACTTCCGCAATGACTATGCTTTTACTATTGCTAACAATATCCTAAATGGCTACGATCTAAGTTTTGGTCAAGGTATAGTTACACCTATGCTGACATTTGCTGATGTAACTACTAGCATTACAGTTAAAAACTCTATGCTAGTGGTCAAAGAACGTGAAAAAGCCTATGTAATACCTCGTCAGAACATACATGTTATGGACAAAGGATATTTACTCAGCGATAACTTTGGCAACTTTGTGGATACTGTATGCGCAGAATAGCTCAACATCAAGCACAGCAAGGTTTCTTTACCATTGCGCAGAATACTCCAGATGTAGATTATCTACAGCTAGCATACCTACAGGCCTTGAGCATTAAGTTAACCATGCCAGATAGCCTATATGCTGTGGCTGTTGATAAACCAACACTAGAATCTGTAACTGACCAGCATCGCCAGGTATTTGACTATATTATTACCATAGAGCATGATGAAGCTGTCAATGACGATTGGAAGTTACGCAATGAATGGCAAGTGTTTTTCCTAACTCCGTTTAAAGAAACTATTAAATTAGAAAGTGATATTGTGTTTACCCGTAGTATTGCTCATTGGTGGCATACCTTTAGATTAAAGAACATTGTACTTAGTCAAGGATGTAAAGATTACTATGGTAAGAACAGCATGGATAGAACATATCGCCAACTGTTTGATGATAATCAATTACCTGATGTATATAATGGACTGATGTATTATCGTTATAGCCCGGAAGCCGCTGAGTTCTTTTGGTACGCACGACACATATTTCAAAACTGGAATATAGTTAAAGACCTATTAATTAAGTGCTACGACGATGAGCCTACTACAGATGTAGTGTATGCTCTAGCGGCTAAGATAGTAGGGGTAGAAACCTGTACTATTCCTGGTGTAGATTTTATTAACTTTACACATATGAAGCCTGCAATTAACAAATTTAGTTCAGCATTACCATGGCATGAATTAGCTGTATACGAACTTGAATTACCTATGGTTAGAATTAACAACATTAACCAATACCACCCTCTACATTACCAAGATAAGAGTTGGGCCTCAGATGAACTAATCAAGGAATACGAAGATGGATTGGCAAGAAGAGTTTAATGCGGCTATAGCTGCAATGGCAATCGTGCCAGAACCTATAGAATATCGCTTGCATTATGATGATGGCGGTAATATTATTATGTGTACGATGCAGCAACACCCAAAAGACACAGAATACTTGGTTGTAGATAAAGAAATCTACGAAAATTATGCTCGTTATCGTGTAAATGTTGATAAAAAACGTCTAATAAAGATTGACATAAACCCAGGGGTGAGTGTACAATTAAAACGTAGCAATCAAGGATTTAAAACTGTAAAACATCATGCTGGCTTATTAATAGAGCCAGATGAAACCTATGAAGATATAGAATACTATGACACAACTTATTGATATAGCTGACTTGGACGTAATTTACCTAACATATGACGAACCTAATAAAGAACAAAATTGGATTAAAATTCAAAACATGGTACCATGGGCAAAAAGGGTTGACGGGGTTAAGGGATCTGACGCCGCACACAAAGCGTGCGCTGACATCAGTGATACAGATCGTTTTGTGGTCATTGACGGTGATAATATTCCCGATCCACAATTTTTTAACCTTCAGCTTGCTCTCGATGATACTAGTAGCGGATGCGTATTTCGCTGGCGTGCTCGCAACTTTATTAATGGGCTACAGTACGGAAACGGAGGTCTAAGTTGCTGGACTAAAGAATTTGTCTATGCAATGAAAACGCATGAAGCCACTGACGGTGATAGTAAGAATGATGTAGAGTTTTGTTTTTACCCTAACTATTGGGCCATGGCAGATTGTTATAGTACAACTTACCCAAATCAAACACCATTTCAAGCATGGAGAGCAGGCTTTAGAGAAGGTGTTAAGATGTGTTTAGATCGAGGCACTAAGCCTAGCCTACAAGAGTTTGAAAGTAAAGTGCATCATCGCAACTATGATCATTTGTGTATTTGGCAAACAGTAGGAGCAGATGTGGAGCATGGTTTTTGGGCAATATATGGCGCACGCTTGGGCACATGTTTAACAATGCTAGAAGATTGGGATTATCGTAAGGTGCAAGATTTTGATGAACTGTCTTTGTTGTGGGAAAAATATAAAGATCCTCAGCCTGGAACGAGTACAGAATACGGCATGCGCTTACGCCAACGTCTAGGCTTGCCTATTGTAGACATGGATGTAGAACAGAGTCGTTTCTTCAAACATCATTATAAGAGTAATTTCCGTAATCGTGGAATAATGGAGAGAGAATGAAATTACTCAATGACTCTTTAACTAACTATTTTGATTTTAAATTTAACATGGATTCTGCGGGGAATCAGGTAAGTTGGTGCCCTTATAATTTTGTGGACAATAATAAAAAGAACCTTGTAATCACCATTGGTGATTCTTGGACCTGGGGCGCTGATATATGTGATGGCGATGCTACAGAACAAAGACTTAAGGATGTATTTGGAGCAATTATAGCAAATGAACTTTCAGCTGATTTTTTAAATTTAGGGCAAAGCGGATCTTGTAATTTTCATATACTGCGACGACTAGAAGAACTCGACGCTATCATACCACTCCTCGAATACGACAAAATTTTAATAATTTGTGTGTACACAGAGGCATGCAGATCTATAGATAGCGAGTATGATAGAAAAATTGATTATATAAAGTGGTTTAAGAATAATAATTTTCAAGATATATTAAAATATCACAATGGTCTATTTCAAGAAACTATTGTTGATCTAGAAAAGAAGCACCCGCATGTCAAATTAGTAATTGGCAATAACTTTGTAGAACCAATTGGCATGGATACACGTTTAAATATATTGTCTAAAAATTGGGTAGAAGTATATAATGAACAAGCCATTCATGGCGAATATGTCAGACCCTGTTATGTAATGAGCCATTGGGTTTTTGACAAAATTAGAGATTTTATTATTTTGATGTACCCTGATATTGACCGTGTTGAATTTAATAATTGGATGATAGGGCTGATAGAAACAGCAAAAGACAGAAAAGAATTTACAATAAATCCAACATATTTTAAAGGTATAAGCCATCCTCTTAAGCTAGGACACAAAATATGGGCAAATTATATTCTTGAGAATTTATAATGAAATATACATTAGAACTTGAGAATGATATATTATGGAATATTATTCCATTGGTTGCTTTTTTAAAAAATAACGAAGGCAAAGATATTGAATTAACCGTAAATCAAGAATCTCATTGCCTACGGTTTTGTCGAGTGTATGAACTATTAGATATATTTGAGTTTAACTCTGTGACAATTTTTACCCGTAACGCATTAGAATATCATGACAAGTATAGAATTATGAATAATAATTGTTCTTGTTCTTGGAATTATTGGTTAGATAACGGAGCAACCTACTTTAATCAAAAAACAGATTATAGATGGAACGGAAATAAATTATTTGGATGCTTTTATGGAAGACCGACAGCTGCCAGACTAGGCATAGCAAGTCATTTATATAAAGAATATGTTAATAAATCTTTATTGTGTATAAAATTTAAAAATATTAACGAAGATGACCGAAAATTATTTGAGTTAGAACGGTTATATTCTTGGCACCCAGAAATGTTGCATCTATTATCTAATTTAATTGATAATAATATTAATCAATATTACAATTTTCCAGCATATAACTATGCCAGCGGAGATTATGATTTTAATCATCCATTAAACGAGTTATATAGTGATATTTTTGTTGATATAGTAGTCGAAGCACATAATTTAGGTAATAGCTTTTATCCGACAGAAAAAATAGCTAGAGCTATATTATGTAAGAAACCGTTTATTGTAATGGCTACAAAAAATTATTTGTATTATTTAAAACAAATAGGGTTTAAAACATTTACTGACTTGTGGGATGAAAATTACGATTTTCTCTATGGAAAAGATAGATACTATGCTATAATACAATTAATTGACAAATTAGCATCGATGAGTCAAAACGAAATACAACAATTACATGAAAAAAGTCAGGATATAGTTGAACATAACTATAATTTATTAACTTCACTTTCATTTAGTAAACTTATAGTGAGAAAGCATGACTAAATCAAAATTTATGAGCGCAGCAGAAGAAATGAAAGACAAACTAGGTCCTAGTCTTTGCTTGGCTAAATGGCAACAGGTAAGCCTACACCTACCAACAGGACTTAACAATAGCTGTTACCATCCCCCATTACATGAGATTGATGCGGCACCTTTAGTGTTTCATCCTAGTGCCTTACATAACACAGCATATAAGAAAGAACAGCGTAAGAAAATGCTAGAGGGCACTCGTCCTAAAGAGTGTAACTACTGCTGGACCATGGAAGATGCTGGACACTTAAGTGATCGTCACTATCGTAGTGGTGAACCCTGGGCGGCAGAACATTATGACACAATTAAAGACCTACCCTGGGATGCTGACGTTACTCCTAGTTATGTAGAAGTAAACTTCAGTCACGGCTGTAATCTAGCTTGCTCTTACTGTAGCCCACAGTTTAGTACAGAATGGCAGAAAGATATTGATCGTTGGGGTGCTTATCCTACAAGCAAACCTCATAATGCGCCTGAACACTTCCAAGGTCGACGCAAACCTATTCCAGTTAAAGATGATAATCCTTATGTAGATGCGTTTTGGTCTTGGTGGCCTGAACTGTATCCTAAACTAAAACATTTCCGTATGACAGGTGGTGAACCTCTAATGGACAAGAACACGCATCGTGTGTTCGACTATATCCTAGCGGCACCTAAGAGCGACTTACACGTAGATGTTACAAGTAACTTTAGCGTAGAGCCAGAACTGTTTAACAAGTATATAGACAAAGTTAAGCAGTTATGTGAAGGCACACGCATTGAACACTTCATGCAGTATGTAAGCCTTGACACTGGTATTCCAGAACATGCTAGTTATATTCGTCGTGGCTTAAATCCTAGTAGGGTAGTTGACTATACTACTCGTTTCTTAGAAGAAATTCCAGGACGCAATAGCCTAACGTTTATTATTACCATGAACAATCTTAGCATTTTAGGCCTAAAACGCTTGTTAGAAGAAATCTTGTTTTTGCGTAAACAATATAGTTCAACTTATCAACGTGTTTGGTTCGATACTCCTGTGCTACGTACACCTAGTTGGCAGAGTCTACAAATACTTCCAGAAAGCTACACTGTGATATTAGCTGATGTAGTCAAGTATATGAAACAGAATCGATTAGACGAAAACAGTGATCGTTTTGATGGTTTCAAAGACTATGAAATACAACGCATGGAACGTGACCTAGATTGGATGAAGAAAGGCAAGAAACTCAGCGACAAGTATCTACATGAACAACGTGCTGACTTTTACCGTTTCTTCAATGAATATGACAAACGTCGTGGTGCCACTACCAAGGATGCCCGTGATGAAACATTCTTAGATGTGTTTCCAGAAATGAAAGAATTTTGGATGGAGTGCAAATATCATGCCGAAAATTAATCTGCATACCTTTAATAATCTTCAAGATATAAAATTTTTTGATATTTGTTATAATGTCGCAAATATTGTGCCACACGATGAAATTCATGAGGTGCTCAGATGTGATAATCTCAATTATCCTATACTTAATAAAGTAAAAATTATGCAAAATCTTACTCCTATTAGACAATACCTACGCCAAAGTACGAGTAATAAATTAATTGTAATTGATTACTTAGAGGGGAATAACTCTATTATGTCGTGGCTAGGTCAGGAAAGAATTGCAGAATATGTAAGATCTAATCAATTGATTATTATATCATCGGGGGAATTTGAAAATGGTATTTTTTTAAATTTAGATTTTTTTCTAGGACATATACACAGTACTTATAACCAAGCAATTGCATTAAATACATTTGACAAAATTTTTAATCAACTTAATAAACCTTATAAATTTTTATGTTTAAATAAAGCAAAAAGACCTCACCGGGTAGAATTATTAGAATTATTAAAAAATTTAAATCTATTAGACACCGCACTTTGGAGTGCATTATATGATAATCAGACTATTCCGATGGAATACAACGACTATTTTAATGAGCGAAAGAAAGAAACTACCATCAATCAAACTAACCACGATAATCCCTGGATAGATGGTCTTTTAGTTCCGGATCTATATATCGATACATATTTTTCTGTTGTCACTGAGACAAATTTTGAAATTCCAAGGTGCTATCGTACAGAAAAAATATATAAACCACTATTGATAGGACATCCATTTATTGCGGTGTCGGGATATCATTTTTATCAAGGGTTACATAAGTTAGGGTTTAAAACTTTTGGTCATCTAATAGACGAGAGCTTTGATGATATTTTAAATAATAATGATCGATTAGTTAGAATAGCAAACACTATTAACAATTTATGTAACAGCAATCTAGTAGAATTTTTAAAAGAAGCAAAACCTATATGTGAATATAATAGAAACTTATACTTTGAATTATTGGGGACAGATCCTTTAAGAAAATACAATTCTTTAATCAATTTTTTCAATGAACTAATAAATGCCGAAAATACATAACGAAACAGACGTACAATACAAACGCAGAGTAATTGACATCAAGAGTGCTAGTTTCTGTGCGGCTAAATGGTATAATGCCACTATATGGTTAGGTAGCGGACAAACTACTAGTTGTCATCATCCCTTACCACATCAAATTGATGTTAACGCGGCCTTGATTAATCCTAGTGCTATTCATAATACACCACAAAAGAAAGAACAACGTCGCCAAATGCAGATAGGCGAGCGTCCTGGTGGTTGCGAATACTGCTGGAAGATAGAAGACATGTATAAAGACTCTGGGTTATTTAATGGAGTTGATGTACCTGTGCCAATCAGTGACCGTGTGTATAAAACAGTAATATATAGTGATGAGGATTTAGATCTTGCCTATAATACCCCCGCAGAACATGATGTCAACTTACAGACTCTCGAAATTGCTTTTGATCGCACTTGCCAGTTTGCCTGTAGCTACTGTAATCCTGCTTTCAGCACTAGCTGGGTACGTGACATTAAACAAAACGGACCTTATGTCAATCTTGTCAGTGATGGTAGGAATCACTTTACCCACGTTCATGACAGTAGCCAATTATATAAGCCCACAGAAGTAAATCCCTATGTCGAAGCATTTTTTAAGTGGTGGGAATCAGATCTACACAAGACATTAAAAGAATTACGTATCACAGGTGGCGAGCCCCTGATGTCGGGTCACACTTGGAAATTAATCGATTGGTTCAGAGAGAATCGCGGTAAGAGCTCTACCCGATTGGCTATTAACAGTAACCTAGGATTTGAACAAGATAAATTGGAGCGATTATTAGATGCTACAGAAGGTATTGAACTTGATTTGTACACCAGCAATGAAAGCATTGGTAGACACGCAATTTATATACGTGATGGCCTGGATTGGAATCAATGGGCTAGCAATGTTAGTTATCTATTGGATAGTAAAAGACTGCGCGGCCTACACGTCATGTGTACCATCAATGCCCTATGCTTATTAAGCCTAACAGAATTCCTATGGTCAGTTGTTAAACTTAAACAGAAGTATGGCAAGGATTCAATTAACTTCAGTCTAAACATCTTACGCTTTCCTAGCTTCCAAAGTCCACTAATCTTACCATTGGCTATGCGTCAAGAGTTTGCTAATGAATTGAGAAGATTTGGCGATGCAACCAATGAACAGCTTCATGAATATGAGTTCAACCAATTACAACGATTAATTGAATACTTAAACAATGTAGATAGTCCGCACAGTGGAGCATTGTCACGTGAAGTATTACAACGTGACTTTAAGCACTTTTATCAGCAATACGATGAACGCCGAGGTAAAGACTTTAAATATACATTTCCACAACTAGCAGAATGGTATGACACACTATGACAATATTAGCGTTTGGATGTTCAGTAACACACGGTGCAGAATTAGTGCATCCAAATCAGCACGAAGATAATGTCAAATACAGCTATCCTAATTTAGTAGCCGAAACCTTAGGAGTTGAGTGTAAGAACTTAGCCGTATGTGGTGCCAGCAACGAAGATATTTTTCACAAAACACTCAATGTATTAAAAGTTACCAAACCTGATATAACCGCGGTTATTGTGGGATGGACTAGCGATGTCAGGGAATATTGGCGAGCAGATGGCAGGGAATGGTTTTTTATACCTAGTTGGTGTGCAACTAAGCAAATTGGCTCAGACCTAGAATACTTTAAAGATTATACTAGTAAAGATATTAACCTACACCCAAGGATATGTGCTGACAAAGAAGAATATTTAGAACCGTTAGCCGTAATGTACGACTATTTAATACGTTATAAATTTGATCAAGAAGAATACAAGTATAAGAAGTATAATTATATATCAAGCATTAGAGATTATTGTCAACTACACAGTATTAAATTAATTGAAACTTGTTGTTTAAATCCTACACCAGAAATAATGAATTTAGACGATATCGGCACTTGGCGCCAAGGATTGGGTCATCCTACAAAAACAGACCATGAACAAATAGCACAGCAGATACTATTAAAATATGAGCGATAAACAACAAGACGACTACTATAAAAATCATCATTACTATACACGTAAACCTGTATATATCAGTGAAGACGACCTACGCACAGATCAGTTAGATCGGTTGACTAAAAGTGATGTATTTTGTATGATACCATGGATACATATTCATGCTTTTCCGGATGGCCGCGCTTATCCATGTTGTTTAGGTGACGACCGACATCCTGTTGGCAACTTTAAGCAAGACAGTATAGAAACTGTTTGGAATCAAGACGCATATAAAACCATGCGTAAGAACATGCTTGAAGAAACTCCCTGTAAAGAATGTAGTAAATGTTACGAACAAGAAGACAGCGGATTTATGAGTATGCGTAACAGCACTAACAAAAATTTCGGGCATCATATCAACATTGTTGATCAAACACTAGCAGATGGAACATTCCCAGAATTTAAACTACGCTATTATGATGTGCGGTTTAGTAACCTATGTAACTTTACCTGCAGAACCTGTGGTGGTTGGTTTAGTTCAAGTTGGTACACTGAGGAAGAAGACCTATACGGCAAACGTAACTATCCCAAGATCATGTTTGCAGGTCGCACTGAATTAGACATGTGGGAACAGTTAGAACCACATATACCTTACTTAGAACAGGTATACTTTGCTGGCGGCGAACCCATGATGATGGAAGAGCATTATCGTATACTTAAAGAACTAGTTAAACGTGAAATGTTTGATGTTAAGCTAATCTATAACACAAACTTTAGTCGCTTAAACTTAAAAGATGATAATGTACTTGACTATTGGAAGCTGTTCAAGAATGTCAGTGTTGGTGCTAGTTTGGATGCTATGGGTCCACGTGCTGAATATATTCGTAAAGGTACTAAATGGGATCAAATTGAACGCAATCGTGAACAGATGTTAGAAGTATGCCCAACTACAGACTTTTATGTAAGTAGTACAGTTAGTCTATACAATGTACATCACTTACCTGACTTTCATCGAGAGTGGGTCGATAAAGGATATATTAAACATCAAGATTGGAATATTAATATCCTTCAAGGTCCTGATCGCGATCGTATTGATGTATTACCTAACCTACTAAAAGATCAAATACGCAATAAGATTGTTGACCATATTGAATGGTTGACTCCACATGATCATTTAAAACGTGCTGTCAGTGGCTACGAAGGCATAATTAACTTTATGTATCAAAACTCTAAAACACATTTACTAAACGAATTCTTTCGAGTCAACAACGTACATGATGCGTATCGTAAAGAATCATTTGAAGCTACATTCCCAGAATTACAAACATTGAGAACGTATGTTGCCTGAAAAAATTTGTATGCTACCTTGGATTAGTATTGAGACTAGCCCAATTGGTACTGCTCGCCCTTGCTGTTTGGCTAAAGATGAAATCCCTGGGTATAATCTCAGAGAGCATACTCTTGAAGAAATATATCACAGTAACTATATGCAAGATCTACGTCAAGAATTTTTAGATGGTAACAAACCTAGTACCTGTCAACGCTGTTGGGATGAAGAAGCTGCTGGCCGTACCAGCAAGCGCATGAACAGTCGCATTAGACTAAAGGAATACTATGACAACGTTGATTGGAATAATCTTAACCCTGATCAGTTATGGTTTATTGACCTTAAGTTGGGCAATATCTGTAATCTTAAGTGCCGTATTTGTGGAAGTTGGTCAAGTAGTAAGTGGGCTAAAGAAGAGATTGACTACGTACCAGGTATTAATCGTAAAGAACACCTTGCTTACAAGTTTCTCGCTGATGGTGCTTGGCCTAGAGAAAATCCTCAATTCTGGGATAACCTAAAAGCTCTACTGCCTAACATTAAATACTTTGAATTCACAGGCGGCGAACCTTTCCTTATTCAACAGCATTTTGATCTATTACAATACGCTGTAGACAACGACTATGCTAAAAATATTGAAATACACTACAACACCAATGGAACGGTGTTTCCTGACAGCTATGAAATATGGAGTCATTTTAAACACGTTGAAGTAGCATTTAGTATTGACAATACTGCTGAACGTTTTGAATACGAAAGGTACGGAGCAGACTGGGCAGAAGTAGAGCATAATTTATGTCGATTTTTTGAACTACGTAATAAAAAATTTAGTACACAATTATGTTTAACAGTTAATATACAAAATGTCTATTATCTGCCAGAGATGTGTAATTGGTTTGCAAACTTACCATTTGACCATGTATACTTTAACATGTTGCACGATCCTTGGCACATGTGTATTAGTAAAATGACATTAGATGCACAGGAACTAGTTATAGATAAATTATCTAATAGTGTTATAGATCCTAAGTATCGTGCAGAAATTTTACGCATTGTTAAGTTTATTCGTAACGGTGAAGGCAGTGACGGTCGAGAGTTTGTAACTAAGATGAAATTAGCGGATGAATATCGTAACCAAAGTTTTTTAACTACTCATACAGAAATTGCCAAGGCCATGGGATATGAATAAACGCAAGTTAATACTCATTGGCTGGACTGATTTTAATAGTAGCTACATCAATTGGTACCTATCTGAATATTTTGATATCGAACCATACAACCTGAATAAAACTTATGCCAACGACTGTATATTTGTCATTTCTCGTAGTGAATATTGGCATGAACCAATGGTTGAAAAAATTTTAGAAAAAGGACATAAATTAATATTGGCTAATCAGTGGGAAGCTCAACCGTTTTTCCTAGCAGAACAATTTACTCCGTATCTTGATAATATTTTGGTAATACTAGGTTGTAAAAACTCATTGGGATTGGGATGGAAAAATATTATAAATGTTCCAAATTGGTTTTGGTATAATGAAAGTTTATGGTATACATGTGAGTCTAAAATGAGTTATCACAAATACATACCTAATAGGTCTAATGGTAAATTATTTTTTATGCCTATTAATCGTGTTAAAGATTTTAGAACACGTATAGTTGATCAATTTAATGATGTGCTAGATCGAGCAATTTGGAGCTATGCACAACAGCATAACGGCGGGCAACATTTACCTGTCGGGGATGTTAATCCTGTAGCCAGAATAGCATGGGATCGTCAATTTGAGGAATGGTGGTATAATGATTCATATTTTACCGTAACAGTAGAATCTTCTGTTGACACAGATCTAACAGCACCGTGTGAATTATTTGTCACAGAAAAAACATTTAAACCTATTGCGTTTCAACATCCGTTTTTAGTATGTGGGATGAAAGGAACCCTGAAATTTTTACATGATAATGGATTTGAGACATTTAATCATATATTTGATGAAAGTTATGATCAACTTGATTTTTTTGAAAACCGTCTAGATAGCGTGCATAATAATATTAAAAATTTTGATACTACTAAGTATTTGGATCCGTTAACTAACGAAAAAATAAAACATAATTATGATAGATTTTATAATAGAGCAATAGTACTTAACGGTCTTAAAATGGATCTATTAGATCCATTATTGGAGTGGATTAATGCAAATTAATATACCATCACTGACATCTAATAGAGGCCAACATGTTGATGAATTTGGAATTGTTTGGAATTTGAATTCCGATGGGTTTAGAACTATAGAATTTGATCAGATAGATTTTAATAAACCACGTGCGCTTGCAATGGGATGTAGTCACACAAAAGGTAGCGGAGTCAAACAACACGAATCATGGCCCGAAGTACTTAAAGAAAAAATTAATATAGATCAGATCATTAATTTGGGACAGTGGGGAGCAAGCAGTGATTATGTTATACGAATTTTACCTGATTGTTTAGAACAATTCAAGCCAGATGTTGTTTTTGTATTTTGGCCAGACTATGTCAGATTTGAGATTCTTAAAGACGGGATATACAGACAAATTATACCAACGGATAAAGATAGAATTTTATACATAGAATCACATAGTGACGAATTACTGAAAGAAAATTATGCTAATAATCTTAAAATAGCCGCTGAATTATGTAGAGATCGTGCTGTTAAGTTAATTGGTATTTCGTGGGATGATTTAATACCGGTAATGGATCGAGCAGATAAATGGAATAAAGGCGCAGATAATTTACACTTTGATAGCGTCTGGCAACATGGAGTAGCTGAAACTTTTAAGAGATTGTATGAATCAACCTAAACCTAGCACGTTATGTATGGCACCTTGGGTACACACATATCTAAGCCCACAAACAGAAAGACGTATGTGCTGTGCTAGTCGCGAGCCTGCGCAGAACTTTGAACAGTATATAGATACTAAGTCGGGTACGGGCAAGTATATTCCCATTACCCTAGAAGAACATTGGAACAGCCCTCACATGAAAGATGTGCGAGTGCGTATGCTGGCTGGTGAAACACTACCAGAGTGCGAAGTATGTAATGACAAGTTACTGAACACAAGCGTTTACCGTAGTTATTTTGATAGTATGTTTGGACATAAGTATTCACAAGTACTAGAGAATACTCAACCAGACGGAACTACTACACTTCGTCCTGTTAGTTGGGACTATCGCTTTAGTAACTTATGTAATTTCAAATGCCGTATGTGTGGAGATATGTTATCTAGTGCCTGGGAGTCAGAACAGCGCACTCACAATATGATCAATTGGAGTAATCCAAAGAATAATTGGATGCGCCCCGAAATCAAAGAACAAATAACCGAGTTTCAAGACAGTCAAATTGAACAAGAGTTTGCAAATGCTGTAGAACAACATCAAGTAGAAGAAGTATATTGGGTAGGCGGAGAGCCCTTAATGTACGAACAACATTGGCGCTACATGAAGCGCATTGTTGAACTAGGAGATGGCAAAAATGTATACGCAAGGTATAACACTAACCTTAGCCGTGTCGACTATCGCGGTGTCAATCTTTACAGGGACATTTTATCTGGGCTACGTGACTGGCAAATCTGCGCGAGTCTCGACGGAACAGGAGCAATTGGAGAGTACATTAGAACAGGCCTTGGATACAGTCACTGGCTTACAAACTTCCGTCAAGGAGTTAAAATCGCAAGTCACCGACGCCAAATGCGAATTGACTTTACTCTCACGCTCCCAGGAATGTTTGAAGTCATCAACATTAGCCGCCTTGCTCAAGAAATGGGTGTAGACATACTTGCCAAAGTAGTCTTTAGTTTTAGTCCCGATATTATTATGAGTCCTTTAGCACTACCTAGGGAGTTGTTAGATCCTTGGGTAGATGAACTATTAGTTGGCCTTGACTCTGAGGGTTACCCTCAAAATAGCCCACTAAAGGACATACTGATTCAGCTTAAAACTCGCCCAACCTTTCAAGAACAGTGGCCCGATACTTGGAAAGAAAGTCTTGCTCAAGGTAAACGGCGTGTGTTACAATTAGAGCATATCCGTGGTGACGATTACACTATGGCTGACATATTATCGACGAGAGCAGATGTTTATGAGTGGTACAAATCAATTAATTGATACAATAGAAATTGTCCTACGTGGGCAGGACAGCCTCTTATCTGTTTATATTGATGTATTTGATAACAGTTTGAGTCATAAATGGTTAGTATCTCTCAACACTCTACTAAAAAATAATTATCATTTAGAAAAGAATTATTGTTTCTTTGGATTTGCTGATGGTCCTCGTGATGGTAAATTAATTGTTGAGCAAATTAATTGTAGTATACAAGCAATCAATGAAGCCAATATCGGATACAAGATTGATGATTATTTTACTTTAGAAAATAGTATAGTTTCTGGTAAAATAATTCCTGAGCACTTATATCCACTAGGACAACGGCCTGCTAATTTACCAGGCGAAGTTAACCATGATCATTTTAACAATCTGCATCGTTATTTTGAGGATCTACAGGGAGTAAGTGGTCGCATGACTGAATATTATAATCTTGCAGATTCCACTGTACGATGGCATATCAGACAATTAAATCTATTGTGTCACGAATTTGAAAGTTGGGCATTAAGTAATAGAAAAAAATATACAGCACCAGACTGGGTACGCCCTAGTCAACTTATGTGTTGGTTAACAGCACCGAGATTTATCCTTACTGAAGATGATTATGATCTATTTGGAGTCGAAACAATGAATCGTCCTCTTGGCGGAGTATATGTGGGTGTTAACAAAGCTGTAGGCAAACATCATTGGGAAGTCTTTGTAGACGAAGCAGGATATAATCCCAATATGATAATTGAAAATTTAACCACAACTACTTTGCGTAGTCAACTTGAGGCAGCTGGCGATTTTGATATAGAGTGGGGAAATAACCCTGGTGAATATGAATGGCAAAAGAAACATCTGGCAGATTTTAGACAATGGCTAATTAATAATAATTTTGATCCAGCAGATAAAACATTAACCATTGGGCATCCGCAAGTAGGACAAGTTAATCTAATTCGCAGTTTTGGTACTGATAATTATAAAGATATTTGGGCAAAGTTAGAGCAACATTTAGATGTATTCAGTATTAGAACCAAAGAAGAATATGCTGAATATGATTATCAATGGAGCGATAATGATTTTGCCGCTAGACAAGTTGCTATTATAGGTAATCAATGATGATTATTGCTGGCGGGGATAGTATGGTATGGGGTAGTGAGTTAGCTGATAGTCCTCATGGCGGCCACGATGGATACAGTTCTAATACTTTTGCAGCATTATTGGCTAAAGATAACTATGTTTGTGCTGCATATCCCGGTATAGGTAATAAAGAAATAGTTCAACGAATAATAGAAGCATTAACGTTAACAGATCCAACTGGCGTCCTAGTCTGCTGGACTTGGCCGAGCCGAGATAATAAAATTCACAGCGATGAAGAAATAATACATCTTCAAGAATATTTAGAACATTATAATATTCCTTATTTGTTTACCTGTGTAGATAACTGTATAGTTACAGATAATCCTAAAATTAATTGGGATCACTGGTACTTATTTCCGCCAGGCATAGAATTGTACGAAACTCTACAACCAAGAGGATTTTATCAATGGGCTGTAGAAAATAAGTACAATATAGGCCCAGAACATCATCCGTTAGAGCAAGCACACGTTGATGCGGCCAATTTAATGAGGAATAAATTCAATGAACTGGTTAAAAAATCTAATCAATCGAGTTAAACTAGAAATAGCATACCGCAAGAAGCTTAAAGAGCTTCGCAAAAGAGATCCTTTTATTTACAAATAATGCGTTTACTAACTGTTGGTGATAGTTTTACCTACGGGGAAGAACTAAGCGACCTGACGCTCGCTTGGCCATTTCAGTTATCTGCTACATTAGGATACGATGTAACCAATTTGGCAAAACCCGGTAGCGGCAACACACGTATGGTTAGATATGCTGTTGAAAATATAACCAAGTATGACATGATTATTGTTGCGTGGACGCATTGGGCTAGGACTGAAATTGCAGACGAGTGCGGCTTTTATGATATTTGGCCAGGTTGTAGTCCAATACCACACAAAGAACATACCCAATGGCGTAGTGATCTGATAGAATATTATTCTCGACACTATAATGATGAATATCTATATAGGCAATATCTATTAAACATAATTTTATTACAAAATTATTTTAGTAAAAATAATAAGAAATATCTAATGTTAGATGCCTTTGCTAATCACCAATATCGTGGAAGGAAAACAAATGAGGATCTAATAGGACAAATTGATACTGGATATTTCGTTGGCTGGCCAGATGAATCAATGATGGAATGGACCTATGGATGCAATCAAGGTCCAATTGGACATTTTCTAGAGTTAGGGCATCAACGTGTAGCGGAAAAGATATATAATCATATGGTGAAATTAAAATGGGCTGTTTAATTGCAGGTGGCGATAGTTTTACCTATGGCAGTGAATTGTCTGATTGCTTTGTATTGAGTGAATCTTCTACGCCCAAGGAAGTGCATAGTCAAAGTACCTATACAGCGTTAATTGCTAAAGAACTAGATTTAGAATATATCTGTGCGGCCCATCCTGGTAATAGCAATAGTGCTATTAGACGAAGTGTAATGAACGCATGTGAAAGTAACACTAACATAGAACAAGTGATAGTTACTTGGAGCTTCCCTGGCAGGTACGAATTTAATTTCAACAACTCATGGGAACAAATAAATCCATGGAGTGTTGCTGATGATGCAGAAAAAACTATAAAAAAAGATTTTCACATAGATAATCCTATAGTGTTTCAACATCATTTGGATAAACTAAAACGTGAACAAGCATTAGGTATAAGTGACTTTGCTAGAATATTTTATAGCAAGATAGGTGGATTTGAATATTGGGAAGTTTATAACAGTCTACTAGACATTGTATTACTTGAACAATATTTAAAAATAAAAGATATTCCCTACTTGTTCTTAGGAGTAGATGAGTGTATACTAATAAATGTTAATAAACATGAACATGATGTGAATATAAAGACTCTATACAACCAAATTGATATGACTAAATGGTATTGGTTTCCGAAACATAAAGGATTTTATACCTGGGCAAGAGATAATAAGTTTCCTTTTGCCACAACACATCCGCGCGAACCAGCACACATTGAAGCGGCAAATTTAGTATATGAACATCTGAGATATATTGGTAATATTAGGTGATTAATAATATACTAGCCATTGGCGATAGTTATACCTATGGATCGGAACTTGAAAATCCAGGGCGTGATTCTTGGCCGATGCAATTGGCAATTAAGTTAAACAGCTATGTAACTAACTTAGGTATGCCTAGTAGTAGTAATGATAGAATCTTCAGATTGGCAATTGAACACACACTTGAATTACAATATGATTTAGTAATTTGCGCCTGGACTGAAGTGTCTAGACTAGATTTATGGGCTAATGACCGGGAGTTTCAAGTAACATCAGCTAGTGTTGATTATCATGCTAAACAGTATCCTTGGATTAAAGAATATTATGCTAGACACTATGATGACAGACATAGTACTAAAACTTGGTTAACCAGAGTGTTAGCACTACAAGAATATTTTAAAAATAAAGGTCAGCGATACATCTTTGCTAACATGCAACCTAACAATGAGTATCGCGAACATTATACAAAATTAGGCCTAACTAAATTTATAGACCAAATTGATACTGATAATTATTTAGGTTGGCCGGAAGGCGAAGGTATGCACGCTTGGATAGGTGATGCAGAAATTGGGTCATGTGGCCATCCACTTGAGCTTGGACATAAACGTATAGCGGAAAAGTACTATGAACATATTAGGAATATCGGCTGGCTTTCATGATGCCGCTGTTACATTAATCGACGAACAAGGCAAGATCTTGTTCGCAGGACATGCTGAACGTTACAGCAAGATTAAACATGACAGTGTATTAAATGTCCCTTTGATCAGAGATGCGTTGCGATATGGTAGTATAGATCAGATTGCCTACTATGAACGTCCATGGGTTAAAAAGACTCGTCAACTATATGCAGGTCAATGGAGTGAACTTAAAACTCCGTGGACTGTTGCAGGTATATTAAAAGCTCAATTACCCAAGTTACATTTACATAAATTACCAATTAAGTCGTATAATCATCACTTATCACATGCGGCGGCAGGATTTCAAACAAGCTCATTTACAGATGCCACTGTAGTGGTTATTGATGCTATCGGTGAGTGGGATACTATTAGTATTTGGCATGCGTATTTTGATGACCACGGCAACGCTAAGTATCAAAAACTTTGGGGACAACAATATCCACATAGTATTGGACTAATGTATTCAGCATTTACCAAGTATGTGGGATTAAAACCCATGGATGAAGAATACATTTTAATGGGCATGGCTGGTTGGGGTAAACAGATCAGATGGGATGAAATAGAACAGCTTAAAGATAGTATATTAGGTGATGAAGGTAATTTTACATTCAAACATAACTTCCATCTAGGATTACCTGGTAAGTTACCTGTAGATTGGTCTGATGAAAACATAGCATTTGCAGCACAGTATATAGCAGAAGATTTAATTGCCAGCGTAATGATGAAAGCAAGTAAATTAGGCTATAGTGAAAATTTAGTATACTGTGGCGGTGTAGCACTTAATTGTAGTGCGAATAGAATATTAGGGGAATATTATGATAACATTTGGATTATGCCTAATCCTGGCGATGCTGGGTCTAGCCTTGGCGCGGCTGCAATGGCTTTGGGCAGAAGGTTGGTTTGGAAAGATGCTTTCCTTGGCTTTAACATTCCTGGTCGTTATCCTGTTAAAGATATCATTTCCGAGTTAACCACAAATAAAATTTGTGGCGTGGCGAGCGGGCGGGCTGAGTTTGGCCCGCGAGCCCTTGGTAACCGTAGTTTATTAGCGGACCCTAGAGGTCCAGACATTAAGGATCGAGTAAATGAAATCAAACGTAGACAAAAGTTTAGACCTTTTGCACCTGTTATACTTGAGGAACTGGTACACGAATATTTCGATATGCCTCCTGGTTGGGATCGTAGCCCTTATATGCAGGTCGTGGCTCGTTGCCTGCATCCTAACCAGTTTCCTGCTATTCTACATGTTGATGGTACATCTCGCGTGCAGACAGTACCAAAAGATGGCAGTGGAATCAGACAACTCTTAGAACAATGGTATACTTGGACAGGATGTCCTATGCTGCTTAACACCAGCTTAAATGTCAGAGGCGAACCAATGGTTAATAATCGTAAAGATGCAGATCGGTTTGAAAGACTATATGGCATAAAGGTTATGTCGTGAAAAACTATTGGGAATTAGGAGCAACATTAGATTTAGGAACCTATCCCCGTAATCAAGAGTTATCGTTTAGCCTAAGTGATCTAGACAATGAAGAACGTTTTAATTCTTTGCCGCCTGGCAATTGGTCTAAGGATAGTTTTACCTACAAGTATAATAGCTGCGGATTTCGTAGCTGTGAATTTGATCTCGACGGAATAAATCCTGTAATACTTACATTAGGTTGTAGTCATACAGTAGGTGTGGGTGTGCCACAGCACAATAATTGGCCTGAACAATTTGGTAGTAGATATTTTCCTGAACATAAGGTATATAATGCTGGTCTGGGGGGTGCGGGGGCAGATACTATTGCACGATTAGCAATTAACCTAATTCCTATTATTAAACCTAGTATAGTTGCAGTCTTATGGCCAAGTTTATATCGGTTTGAAACATATGAAAATGGTGCTGTGTTTAACGGCGCTTGGACTATGGAACAAGACAATCTACAGTACGAGGACAACACAGCATACAATAATCAGACTAAAAATAAAACAATTTTAGAGTTACTACAGCAGGTTTATCAATTTAAACTGTTAAGTATAGATTGGGATGACACTGTACAAAAAGTTTACAATACAATTTCTTGGACTAAAGGCCGTGACGGTGCACACTTTGGTGTAGATTGGCATCAACAGATTGCTTATGATTTTAATTTACAATATTGTAATCCTGATGACTTTGTGTTAAAATATACAAATCCAAAAGTCTACTGGGACAAATACAAGGATAGGAAAATTAAATGAAAATATTAGTTATGGGCCTACCAGGAAGTGGAAAATCAACCTTGGCCGAACCGTTGGCTAATCTATTAGGTGCTGTGTGGATCAATGCTGATAAAATTAGAGAACAATACAACGATTGGGATTTTACATCAGAGGGAAGACTGCGCCAAGCTCAACGCATGAAGTATCTAGCTGACGGGGTTGTATTAGCTGGTAAGATTGCTGTGGCTGATTTTGTCTGCCCAACTGAACAAGCACGTGAATATTTTGCTCCAGACTATACTGTTTGGATGGATACTATTCGCGAAGGCCGTTACGAAGATACTAACAAAATGTTTGAACCGCCAGCAGAATGTAACTATCATGTTAAAGAATGGTTTAGCGACACTGATAAAGAATTAATGAAAGTGGTAATGAACTACATACAAAGAACTAGCAAATGAAACCAAAATATAAACTAGCACACATGAAGGCCGCACATCTCTACGCTGAACTAAGCACAGCACGTAGATTAAAAGTGGGCGCACTTATTGTCAAAGACGATAGAATTATTAGTATCGGCTACAATGGTATGCCTAGTGGATGGGATAACGATTGTGAGTACAAATACTACAGCATAGGTAATCCCAATGACTTTGAATTAAAAACTAAACCGGAGGTCCTACATGCTGAAACCAACGCTATTGCGAAACTTGCTAGAAGCACTGACAGTGGTGATAATGCCACTTTATTTGTTACTCATAGTCCCTGCCTGGATTGCGCCAAACTTATTTACCAGTCCGGTATCAGACAGGTCTACTACGCTACTGATTATCGCGATGATTCCGGGATACGTTTCCTTCATGATTCGGGTGTCACAGTGGAAAAAATAGATGTTTGATGTTTTTATAATGGACCTGGGCGGCAATGAAGACAATGTACAGAGTCTTGTACAGCGTTTTCCGCACGCTCGAGTGGTAAGATACTACGATAATCACTTAGCCACGTTAAAACGCTGTATTTCACGTTGTAGAACACCTTATGCTTGGGTACTTGCTAGTGTTTGTGACTACAGTAACTTTGATTTTGACTACCGAGCTGTTCCGTGGGAAGCCTATCAACTACACTGTTGGCATAGTGATCACGAGAAGTTCGGCGACACCTTCCTGGTGAACGTAAGTGAATTTAATAAGCAACAGGATATTCCTTTACTGGAATGGTATAAGGAAGTTAATTGGCATTATCCGGGTGTACCTAGATTGCCTGTACCTGTTGTTACATACATCAGTGATGACCTAGTTGAGGTAGTCAAGGCTACTAAATTTGATACTCCATATGTCCTATTCAAACGTGACACGGACTCAACTGTAAACTTTGCGCCTATTTTATGGCGAGATCGAAGTGTACATACCTTTAACAAGGCAAACAGTGTATCGTTAGTACCCCGTGAAATTTCCGCACATTTAAAGCATCAAATCTACGATTATCCACATATTTTGAAGCAAAAAGACTGGTTTTTAGGCGATAATAACCTCGATATTATCTACATCAGCAACGGAGAACCGCAGGCAGAACAGTGGTATGAACACTTATTATCAGTGGTAGCGGCTAGTGGTGCTACCAATTGGGTACGTAGAGTTAAAGATGTTAATGGACGTAGTGAGGCATATAAAGCTGCAGCTAATGCCAGTCAAACAGATTGGTTCTTTACTGTGTTTGCTAAATTAGAAGTAGTAGCAGACTTTGATTGGTCTTGGCAACCAGACTATCTACAAGAACCTAAACACTATATCTTTAACAGTCGTAATCCTGTTAATGGATTGGAATATGGACACATGGGCATTATTGCCTACAACAAGCAACTAGTACTTGATACAGATGAACATGGATTAGACTTTACTCTAAGCAAGCCACATGCTGTGGTCCCTGTATTAAGTGCTATTGCCCACTATAATACCACACCCGAACTAACATGGCGCACAGCATTCCGTGAAGTGTTAAAACTTGTAGATGATGTAGAAAAGACTGGAAGTATCGAAAGTCGTTATCGTTTAGATGTTTGGCTCAATGAAGGCGAGCATTGGAGCACGCAAGGTGCAACTGATGCTGTTGAATACTACAATAATGTTGCTGGTGATATGGATAAACTCTTACTGAGTTTTGAGTGGGCTTGGTTGAAAGAATACTACTCTAAGAAGTATACTGTTTAATAGCATCAACTACAGCTTCAACTTCACTGTCTGACAGTTCTGGATAGATAGGCAAACTTAGGCAGGTGCGACTAAACTGTTCAGCACCTTCTAACGCTGTGTAGTCAACTTCAAAGCCAAATGCCACATTAGATAAGTGTAAGGGTCTTTTGTAGGTAATCCTAGTTTCGATTCCTGCTTCTCCAAGGAATTGATTCATACCATAACGTTCACGATGATGAATAACATACTTACTCCACGCATGTTCTACATTCATGTCTACACTAGGTATAGTTACATGTCCATCTAGTTCTTCTGTGTAGTATTCGGCGATTTCTTTCCTACGTTTTTGCCAAGCATCGAAGTATTTTAACTTAATCAGCATCTGTGAACAATCAACTTCTGACATCTTGCTGTTGGTACCTGAGTTGATATTGTCATTACCTTTGCCATTGTCGTGAAAGTCATTGACCTGTTCCCAGATCTCAGGATCGTCAGTGAGTATCATGCCACCCGATCCATAGTTGTTTAGATTTTTTGTAGGGTCAAAGCTCAAGCAACTGATAGTGCCTAGCTTGCCACTTGGTACACCTTTCCAGTAGGCACCAAATGATTGTGCAGCATCTTCTATGATGGGAATATTATTCTCTGCCCACATCTGTCTATACATGGTTAATTTGTCATAGTCGATGATGTTACCAAATAAGTTAACATACATCACAGCGGCAATCTCATCATGATCCACTGGTATCTTATTTAGATCTATTAGACCGGTAATGGGATCTACATCACAGAACACAGGGTCAAAGCCTGATTCTATTACTACGTTGAGTGTAGCAATAAAACTCTGTGCTGGAATTAGTACTTTGTTACGAGTCTTATCGTGTATACAGGCCGCACGTAGACTAAAGATCAAGGCCTGTGTACAACTGCCTACTGCGCAGGCATACTTGCGTTCGGTCATTTTTTGAATAGTTTTTTCAAACAGAAAGGTATAGTCACCGTCAAGGACTTTTCCAGAAGAATATACATGATCTGTTGCATCAAGTATTTCTTCTTTGATACTAACGTATTGTCTATCTACGCCATAGAACGGGATTTTCGTTGTACCAGTCATAATACTGTTTTAAGCCTTGTTCAAAGTCAATTTTAGGATCATAGCCTAGATCGTTGCGTGCCCGATCTATATTCAAACGTCCACGTTTAGGAAAACTAAGATCACGATCTAATAATTCTATAGTGCCCTGTCCTGCTACGCTAACAGCAAGTTCGGCAGCGTCCTTTAAGGTCCAAATGCGATCAGCGGAACGGGTAATATTATATGTATGGCCATTTGCAGCATCTAAGGTTGTAGCTAACACAATACCTTGAGCTGTGTCAGTGACATGTGTAAAGTCTAAGACTTCACTGCCACCTTTAACACGTAGAGTTTCACCACGCATGGCGGCTGTTAGGAATTTACTTACCACACGATCCTCTACATCACGTTCACCATATACAGCACTAGGGCGAACAATAGTATAATTTAAATAACGACCATAGTCTTCTACTAGACGCTCGCCCATGAGTTTCATAATACCATATTGTCCTACTGGGCTAGGATTTTTATATTCGCTGGTATCTGATCCAAAGTCACCATAGACCATCGAACTTGAAACATAGACAAATTTTTCACAATGCTCACGTGCTATTTCTAATAGATTAGTTAGGCCATTACACATAACATCTGTGGCTAGTCTAGGATCTTGTTCAACTACTTTCTGACGCGGAAAACTTGCTAGGTGTACAATAACATCAATTTCGTTATTAAGTACCAAGCTGTTAATTAGTGTTTGATCACGAATATCAACTTTGTATACTTCGCTAGTAATGCGTTTTTCACGTAGACTGTTTAGATATACTAGTTCACTGGTAGGAATAAAGCCATAGGTAGTAGCTGTATCAACTACAATACACTCATGTCCTTGTGCTTCTAGTAAGCGGACAACATTGTGCCCAATGAAGCCTAATCCACCAGTGACAAGATATTTCATCTACCACGCCCAGCTGATTTCTTAGCAGGCTTGTTTACTGTTACTTGGGACTTGGGCGCACCCTTACCAGTATCAACTTGGGTTTTACTATTAGTAGCCTGCTGTTCTTGTTGTTTCTTTACTAATGCTGCTTTTACTGTGTCTTTTAAACTTGCCATTTTACTCTCCCCATTTTAATTTATAGTAGGTTAAATTTTTAGGTTCTAACCACGCATGTATTTTTACAGTATAACCATAACTGCTATAGCCACCTGGTACAATATCAAACATCATCTGCTGATAACTATGTTCATGTAGCCATTGCCCTTTTTCAGTCTTTTCCCAATCTATAATAGGACCTGCGGCATAGATCTCAGGATCTTCTACATCACCTAGAGTAATCTTATGAACTAGTAACTTCATTTAGTCCCAAAGACCACGATAGTATTTGCCAAATAAACGTAGGCCGTTATCGATACGGTCATGATGTGCTTTAAGACCTTTGCGATCTACTTTAATCTTACTAATTTGTGTGTTGAAATTATCTTTTGGATCATCGGACTCGGAGTGATCAAAGAACTTGCTATCACCGTCATCGTCTATTAGTTGTTCATGTGCCCAGATCATTTCGTCCATGACCCAATCCCAACGTTTAAAATGATTGTCATCTGTGTCCCAGGAATTCTTTTTTGGAGGTGCGCTGGTACTGCGTAGTTCTTTAGGCACATCTTTATCTTCTACCCAAGGAGCACCATGCTTATGTTCTTTTAGCTTTTTAAGCATGGGCACAACAATAAGACTAAGTGTACTGTCCATGCTCCAAACGTCATAGTCGTCAATATGGATTTTAATAGTGCGTTGACGTTTTTCGTAAATCCAGTTACAGAACTTTGAAACCCAAGTACTAGCTAACCAAGTGCCTAGACGATCATGTAACTGATAGTCCCAGCGTTTAGCTATGTTATCTTCTGGATATTTCTCATGCCAAAAGAACAGCATGTCTACTAGTTGATATGGACCAACCCAGCTTAAATATTTGCCAATTTTAACTTTCATTTCCAGCTCTCGTCGTGATGATCAAAAAATCTTAAACAATAGTCTACGTATTCGCTTTCACTCAGGTCAGCATAGAAGCGTACCTGTTTGAACCAATCTATGGTATTACTATCAAAATCAAAATCAAGTTTAATGCTATTGCGTTCAACCCAAGCATATTTGTCTGTTTGACTGAATTCTTTTGCTGCTTGGAAGTATAGAGCATCATTGCCCCAACCATTGTTGTGAATTTCGTTTATATGACTTCTATATGCGAATAAGCGCACACGATGGGGTCGTTCAAACCGCCATGTTGGCTTTGATTGGCGGGTGATAGTTGTATCCATCTAGTCTAAAGTCCTCTATAGTAAAGTTATTGATATCTTTTACATCAGGGTTAATCCACAATGTGGGAAGAGGTAATGGTTCACGGCTTAACTGTTCTTTTACCTGCTCTACGTGATCAGAATATATGTGTGCGTCGCCTAGTGTGTGAACAAACTCGCCTACCCCTAAACCACATACCTGTGCTATCATATGAGTTAATAGTGAGTAGCTTGCGATGTTAAAAGGTACACCTAAGAACATATCGCAACTACGCTGATACATCTGACACGACAACTTATTATCAGCACTTACGTAGAACTGTGCAAAACAATGACAGGGAGGTAAGGCCATTTGATCTAACTCACCCGGGTTCCACGCTGTGATAATATGCCTGCGGCCATATGGATCATCTTGGATACCACGTATCAGCGTAGCAATTTGATCTACTGCTGATCGTTTACCTGGACCCATATAACTGACCCAATCTCGCCACTGTACACCGTAGACACGACCTAGGTCACCTTGGTATTTGGCTTTAGGAATCCAATAAGGAGCAAGAGCATTGGGTGTCCAAATAGTAGTTTTACCTTCAGGGTCGCCGTGGGTAATTTCTGCTAGTCTGCGTTCATCACCCGAACCTTCAATGAACCATAACAGTTCACCTAAACAGGCCTTGAAAGCCAGTTTCTTAGTAGTCACAGCTGGAAAGCCCTTAGATAGATCGTAGCGTTGTTGCATACCAAATACCCCAATGGTACCTACACCCGTGCGATCATCACGTACTTCACCGTTCTTAAGAACGAATTCTAATGCGTCAAGATAAGTTTTCATTTTATTATTATAACAGAATTAAGGTAGTCTGTCAACTAGAATAGTACACGATCCCAGATTTCGTAAGTACAATTCGTACCTGGGATTACTGTTTTAATACGGAAACAAGCCAAATAGCGTTCTAAATTAATACGTGTATCACACCAATAATTACCTTTCATGCGTGTTAGGTACACACGTTCTACTAGGTCATTGGTAGCTTCGTATAATTTTTGCCCACCAATGATATATACATCTTGGCTAGGGTTAGCTGTTTGTACGTTAGCAATAGCGGTTTCTGGACTACTAGGAATCCAGCGTACTTGATGCTGATATTGTTGGTCAACGTGCTTACTGCTGACTACATAATTTGTACGATTAGGTAAAGGTTTGGGCATCTTGGGATCTTCCCAAGTATTACGCCCCATGACTACGATATTATTTGTAGTATGGGACGCAAACCAACGCATATCTTCTTTATTATGCGGCCAAGGTAAGGTACCACGATTGCCTATGCCCCCCAAGGAGGTACTGGCGAGAATAGAGCAAATCATAGACCTTTAAGCACCTTGTCTGTTTCTGGTTGGACAGTATCCACTACTTTAGCAATATCAATTAAGAAATCAACATTGGAAATATACGCATCGAGTTCGTTAAACTTAGTGTCTAATAGTTCTTCGATTGCGTCGGGATCCATGCCTTCATCGATTAGTTTTTTAATGTCGATGCTAATATTAGTGCCATCTACTAATTTTACTTCAATTTCTTGAAGAATATGTATAGGCACTTCTTTTTTATCGACACCTTCAACTATATCTTTCCAACTTTTGTTTTTGCTTAACGTAATTTTTTTGCTATTCTTACGCAGTGGCTTTTTTGGTTTTGGTTGCTCTGCCATTTGTAGCCTTTGCTGGTGTAGGTGTTGCTTTAGCCTTCGCTGGTGTTGCTTTCTTAACAGGAGCAGGGTTCATTGAAGCTGCTTCTGCTTTTAAACGTTTAGCTTCTGCTAATAATTGTTTAGCCTGAGCTTCCATTGATTGTGCTTGGGTTAAATTCATATTAGCTAGATCAGCGTCACTTAATACACCCGTTACAGGAGCCGCTGGCGCGACTTGTGGTCTAGAAGGATCAATAGCAGGTTGGCCGAGTTCACGACCTTCAGTGATTTGACTACCTCTGATTCCACGATTCTTATCCATATCTGCTAATTGCTGTGCTGCTTCGCCACCAGCTTCTAATTTGTCCATGATGTCATTTAATTCATCTAGACGAACTGTTGACTTTGCTGTTGGAGTTACAATAACTTGGTTACATGGAACTTTCTTTAGGTAACCAGCTTTATGGATATATGTAAGACAGTTATTACCATCTGGCATAATATGGCGGAATAGTGCATCTGCTAGGTCTTTAGCATTTTGACCTAATTCGCTTTCTAGGACTTTCATTGACTCATCATGTACCATTGATGGTAGATTGTCTGTATACATAACCAGGGCCATGTGACCTTCATCTGGTACTTTGCGATACACAATAGCAACTTTACGTTGATTGTGTCTGCCGACGTGCTTAATCATTTTAGTTTTCCTCGGTAGGTGCTGTCGCAGGTGTTAATGCGCCAGTCGCTTGTAAGAAAGCGATAAGTTTGGTATATAATGTACCAACATCAGCTAGTTCTTCAGCACGGAAAGTACCGCGTTGACTGCCAATTTGAATAATCTGTGCCACTAGCACTAGATCTTGTAGGGTTAAACTTGGAGCTGCTTGCTCTGGTTGTTGTTCAACTGTTTGTTCAACAACAGGTTCTTCTTGTTTTGTTTTCTTTGTAGCCATTAATAAAATCTCCTTAGGGATAACTTTATTTAATAGCTCTGCAGGGGATGGAAAAATTTCTTAGAAGTAATCTTCGGGATTGATCTGCGGAAGATAAAGACTAAAGTAAGTAGCTTCGCTGACCAGTTCAAAGGCAACTTTAGTCTGGCGATCAATGATCTTACCGCCCGGAGTACGTGCTAGATCAATATCGCCTAGAAAAAAACGACCTTCTAGGTTTTCGTAGATCCAATTAGATAGAGTGTTAGGCGTAACATAACTGAGAAAAACTACCTGTTCAAAATGAGGCGGACACCAACTTAACTGTCGTAGTCCGTGTACATTTAAGGGATTAACTTCGCCGTGTTTAAGCATTAATAGTCTTTCTAATTAGTTCTGCCCACAGTTCATGAGCTCGTTCATTGGGATGAAATCCATCTTCTATATACAGTTTATGATCTTGACTTAGTTCAAATAACCCGTTGCGATCAACGTCTGTGAATATCCACTGACTAAAATCAATTTGAAGGTCTAAGTATTCAAATCCCAATCCATATACATCTTCCCAAACATTCATATAGCTCATAAACTTATATTTAATGTTCTGAGCTTGTAGATAACTTTGTAAGCTGATTATACGTATTAAGCTGTTAAACACACGTTCACGTTGCCCAATATCTATGCTGAGGTTTTTATAAGCAGCTTGTTCGTTGTGTAGGTAGTGTATGCCAAAGTTATTAACAGATTTAAATCCTGTAGATTGAAGATAGACTTTTTCCTCTACAGCATAATCTAGGCGTTCCAATCCAGTCCACATTACCAACACTAGGTCATATGAGTTTTCACTTAACTCTGATATAGTGCTGTCGCATATCCATTGGTTGCCTGCGGCATGCTGGGCTAGGTTTTTAACCGCATCAGTGCCTAGCAGGTATGGCCAAGTTAGATATGGACTAGGGGCTGTAAAACTACAGCCGTTAGTTAATATCTTCACCGTGATTAATCATATGCCAGCTGCGTGTTGCCTCTGCCCAAACTTTACGAGGATGACGTATAACCATATAAAGACAGATAATAGGTACTCCAACAATAACTGCTGGATATAAGATCCACTTACTCATCAGATTTATCCTTGCCAAAGTCACCTTCTACTACATTTAGTTCAGGTTTCTTTTTTTCAGTTTTAGGATTGGCATTTCGATAATGATCTGCTACTTCTACAATAGGAAACACCCAAATGTTTTCATCTTCCTTCTCACCGAAGAAACGTTCTAATAGTCTGCGACCAAATCCTTTGTGATTAGGGATAGCCATGACAATCAAACGATTAGTTAGATCTTCATACTCTTCTCTAGAGATATATTCATGACGCCATAACCAACTGAGTGTATCATGTGTAGCACCTGTTAGTTGCTCTGCCATACCAGTCGGTGTATAACTAAAACTTTGATATTGCATTATTAAATCTCCCAATCTTTAAATTTTGATAGCCAAACAGTCTTTAACTTCCAATCTAAAATACCCCACCAATTCCAGCGGTAGTAGATAGCCCAACCTCTACGACTACGAATCACAGGTCGCCAACAATCTGGAACTAGGACTAACTTGTCTTTTGATACAGGAGTACGATATATGCCCGTACCGTCTTTATTTCGATTTTGATAGATCATTTCTATTATCCTCTGGATAGGGCACAGGACGCCATCCTAAACTAGCTAGATCTGCGCGAATTTCTTCTGTTACTGTGCTTTCACTAACATAACCATGTCTCTCCATATGACGTATATCATACTCAGTATCGTAATCTATACCGCCACCCATACCACTACAGTACCAACTTAGGTAATCACCTTTACCCTGTAGATCTGCCACAACACCACCCGCACTGCGCCAAGTTACTGCCCAAAGCTCATTTGTAAGCACAGGCCATACTTCACTTTTCTGCCACTGCATATTACACATAGCCGCATACAAGTTCTGCGCATATGAATCAAGCTTGACCTTTTCAAGTATCATATGGCTCCGAGACATGTCGTCAGCCATATCATGCTTAATCAACATTCTTGTGTTTGCGCTTTCTTGTATACTTGGTACGATCACGTTCTACCTTAGCTTTAAATGGCAAATCCTTGTTAAACAATGCCTGATGTCTACGTATATTCATTTTAATTTTCTTGGTATTTTTCATTGTAGTAATTATACAGTCAATGAATCAAAATGTCAAGCGTAAGCGCCAGACCCACCATCGTCGGCATAGCCGTAACTGTGATCCATTTCTTCGTCATCATCGTCATCTTCGATGATTTCGTGCTCGCTGCCTAACTTACCCGTGACTAACTTACCAGTTTTAATAGTCTTCATTAGATGCTTCTTACGTTCCGCATCTTCCTTGGCTGTGCGCTTTGTATTATTAGTAAGTTTAAGTGTCTCGTCATACTTGCGAGCCCACTCAATACCTTGTAGCCAATGATCAATAGCTTCAATAGTACCACTGAAGAAATAAGTGTCACGACTATAGTGCGGAAAGTGATCGTCCTTGGGCTTTACGTAAATATCACTAGTACTACCAATGCTGATCCATGCGCTGGTATTGTAAGGCGTGTCCGCGAACATAAACCCAAGTTGGTTAGCTTTGGCTTCTACGCTCTTCATACGCTGCATGTCGTTCCATGTTAATGCCATTATACTACCTTTCCTAATACAGTGCTGATTAATTCATCTACTAGATGATCATAAGGTTGCCCACGAACGTGTTTGGCCATGTAGATATCTTGTACTATCTCGTTACCATTTGGACCAGACCACATAGAGCCAGTGGTAGACTTACGCTTCTTAAGTTCTTCAACTAGATCCTCAGTTTCAAAGTCATCTAGGTCAACCCAAACTTCTTCTTCAACGGTTACGTATGGCATTATTTCTTCTCCAATTCTTTTAAAAAGTCTTCTGCTAAAGCCGTGCTAGCACTTGAACCTTTATAGCCAGAATCATCACCAGCAGACCACTTCTTAATATCACCCCAATCTGTTGAACTTGACCAACTTGGACCCCACATAGGCGTTGGTTTAGTTGGATCGTTGGGATTGACCCACGGTGTAGTTGGTGGTTGGTATGGCGGAGTAAATGGCTCAACTTTTTGTTTTTGTTGATTCCACTGTATCTTACGCATATCATCTTCTAAACTACTTAAACGGCGTGCTAGATTGTGATAGTCTTCAAACACACGTGCTAGCGGACCGTTCTTTAGCATTTGATCAGGATGTTCCGCTGTACACAGCACAGTTATAGTCATTAACGCACGTAAGGCGTCCTTAATGCGTTGATCGTCTGACTCAAGTGCTTGGTCAATAATGCTTACAATCTGTTCAAGATCGAAGTCTTTTTGGTCTTTCATTCTGCCTGTGCTCATAGTTTAGTGCCTCGTATTGCCTGCTGTTAAAATTGGTAGTAGTTCTAGTACTTCTTCGTCGATGTCTTCGAATTCATCAACTGGTATAGCACGTTCTGCCAATTCACCACTGGCAGCCATCTCTTGAATTGTAGCCACAAGCTCATCTAACTCTTCTTGTGTGCCTTCAAAATCATCAAAGCAACCTTCAGCAAAGGTAACTTTCATTGGTTTGTTTTCATCATTGTTATCTTGTTCGCTCATTTTGCCTCCATGTCGTTAAGTACACCTTGTAAAAACTGCTCAATCTCTTTAGCTAACGGGTTATTAGCTTTACGTAGCTCTTGTTCTGCTTGCGCTAGGAACATACAAGCTACTCTAAATTGTAAACTACTACTCCTCGGATCCATCGCTGGCATAATTGTCCTCTTGTAAAAATTCACGTAATGGTGTTACCAGTAACGGCAAACACAACAAACCAATCCAGGCAAACTGCGCTACTGTAAACCATATAGACTTATAATTAACAGTAGCTAATAAAACCACAGCTACTTCGAAATAGAATAAAGTAGACCAAAATAACCAAAGTTCAAATGGTTTAAACTTTATCATATTGATCCTCTGCTAGCTTATTAAAAAGGTTAAGGGCAACGGCTGTTTCTTTAACCTTCTCGACACCTGCCAATACTTCTTGTAATTGTTTGATGGTTTGGTTCAAATGTTTCCCATCTAAATTACGCACCCAGAGTGAGGCTTTGATAATACGAGCAAGGTCGATTTCTTCCCCAACTTTAATATCGTCGGAGTCGATATCGTACGCATGTTCTAAACCAACCATTAGAGCAAGTTCATCGCGACTTAATTCGCAGAAGAACTTGTTCTCGTCTACCTTAGCAATAATTTTCATTATGCGTATGCTTTCTTTTTCTCAAATTCATAGTAAGCAGTAATACCAAATGTTGCTTCTTCTTTGTTACCACCGTGTACTACAAACAGTGTGTCGCAGTAGTCTGGATCACCCCAACTGTCGCCGTAGTAACCATCTGTAAACATCACAAACTTTTTAGGAACAATGTCGTTATCACGCATGTATTCCCAGTTACACATAAACATAGTACCGCCACCGCCACCTGGTTCCCATTCCATGATGTCATCTAAGTTTTCAGGAGTGAACACTTGTGCGTTATACACACTAGTATCAAATGACCAAAGGTGTAAACGGAAACTTGTGTAAATTTCCATAATACCTTTAATTTCACTTAGAATATCACGCAACATTTCATCTGTCATAGAACCTGATGCGTCAATTGACACACAGATATCAATTTCTTTGTCAAAGTCGCTACCTGGCATAACAGCATCCATGTCCCAACCTTTACGTGACGCACGTTGCCATGTGTAGTCTGTACGCATTGTGCTTTGGATTTGTTGCTGTAACAAACTACGCCAATCTAGTTGAGGCGCTGTAAGATCTTTAATTAATCTACGTACACCTGCTGGCAATTGACCTGCTTGGCAAGTCTGAGCCGCAGCCATCATAGCTTCTTTGATCTCGTCACGGATCTGTTTCTTTTCTTCTTCAGAAAGTTTAGGACGACCTTTGCCATCTTTGTCGCTAGGTGTGCTACCACCATCTTCATCACCATCGCCGTCGCTGTCACCTTCACCGTCTAAGTGTTCGTCGATTAGCATTTTTTCTAAGTCATCAATGCTGATTTTCTTAGCATTTTTCATTAGGTCATCATATACTTCTTCAGCTGACCAACCTTTATATTTGCTATCAAACAATCCAACAGGAATCTTTTCACCAATGCGTTGATCCAACAAGTCTTGATTTACACAGTAATCGTCGGCAATATTCCAAATACGTGGGTCACGTTCACCTCTACGTCCCATGTGGTCGTATACACAGTGTAGTACCTCATGCCCCATTAAAAATTCTACTTGTTTACTAGGCATTTTGTTAATAAATTCACTGTTATAGTAAAACATACGCCCGTCAGTAGCCGCAGTAGGACACCATTCATCTGCGTTTACTAATTTTAAACGTGTTGCTAGGTTACCAAAAAATGGCGCCTTAAGTAATAGCGCAATTCTAGCAGTAATAAGTTTTTCACGTACTTTAGCATCAGTTTGTGCGTTAGTAACCGTACCCTTAAAACCTTTATCTTTTTGTGCTGTAGTGTTAGTTGCCATTTGTTTACCTTTCTCATTTAATGTCTCTATTATACTATCAATTCTGCTAGTTGTCAAGCTGAATTTACTAGTAAAAAGAAGTCTAAGGCCTTTTCTGTTACGTAGATTCTTAAATTATTGTGTTCAGTTTGCCAAGCCCACAACGGAGTTTCCTCAACAACCTCTGGCATCTTACCAACCTTACCAAGTTCACAACTTGGACCAAACTTTTCCCAGAACCAAACACGTGCTCGGAGAAAGTTTACTTCATTGTTTTGAATACCGCCACCAAAGACACCGCGAGTATAGACAAAAAAGTTTATATAATGCGTGAAAAATTCACGTCCGGTATGTCTACCATCCATCTTAGTTACTTTAAAATTACTCATAATGTAAAAAGCCCCTTGCGGGGCTTTTCCTCTACTATGCTACAGCCTGTACAATGTACTTGCCAAAGCGTTTGTGGAACTCATCAAACGTTTTAAGTTTGTTAGGAACAAACGGCAAGTTGTATACAGTAAGTGCTACACGTGCGCCCATAACTGTTAACTCTGTGGTAAAGTTCTCCATCATGAACTTGAAGAAGTTATCAGCATAATCATGCCATTTATCTTTGTCTGCTTCTTTGTCTTTTAAGTCTTTCAACTCATAACACATAGAAATTGTCAAAGAATACATAGCTGAGATTTCTTTAACTTTAAGTTCTTTAACCTTACCTTCAAGTACGTCACGTGGGTTAGGCATTTGTCCTGCTACCTTACGGTGCGCCATAAACTTAACTGCTGTACCTTCACCTACTGTACCTGCTACTAAGTCAGTTTCAATGTTAGTAGGCAAGTTACCTTCTAGCAATTCACTAACGAAAGTCCATGAACGAGGTGTAGCAAACGCACGACTTGAATCTTTTGGATCAAAGTTAAACAAGTCTTGTTTAGCAAATGACACATAACCTACAACGTCTTTGTGTACACCTGCTGTAACAGCCCATTTTTGCCACGCATCAAAGTCTGGACGCATTTCCAAGTGGATGAAACGGTTAGCTAGTGGACTAGGCATTTTAAACGTAATACCCTTGTCACCTTCTCTGTTACCTGCCGCAATCATAACAACGTTCTTAGGCAATACATACTTACCTACACGACGGTTAAGGATCAATTGGTACGCTGCAGCCTGTACGCTAGGAGCCGCACTGTTCATTTCATCAAAGAACAATACTACTACAGGATGTTTAGCAGCCATTTCTTCACTTGGCAAGTCAATTGGAGGTGCCCAATCCATCAAGCCTAAATCTTTATTGTAAAACGGAATACCACGGATATCTGTTGGGTCCATTTGTCCTAGGCGCAAGTCAATCATAGTACCACCCATCTCTTTAGTGATGCTTTCTACTAGTTCTGACTTACCAATACCTGGAGGACCCCATAGGAACACTGGGCGTTGTTTGTTAAAGCATTGTAGTAATGCTACACGTGCTTCTTCTGAGGTTACTGTACGATTTTCTGTTGCCATTTTTGCCCCTATCTCTAATTAAATTAACTTACTAACAAAAAAACAATTGTACTATCAAATTTCACTTTTGTCAACTACTTTATGCAGGTGCAAACATTCTAGCACCTTCAGCCATAAACTTTCTATAATCTTCACGCATAGTTTGTGGAAACAAGCCTAATTCTGTGCCCATTTTATCTAAGCCAACTAACAAATCACCGTTACCTTCGAACCGTGCTTGTTCGATTAAATCAGGTAAATTATTAAACATTTATTGCTCCTGTGTTGTTAGTGTATGTGTAACATTATACACTCAAACTAACCAAAAGTCAAGCACTAAAGGCTCTGATTGTCTAGATATTGTTGTAGATTGTTTGCGTGTAGGGCTAACATCATAGCGTCACGCTCGCTGACGATGTGTATGGTCTTGCGGTTTTGTACGTAGTAAGGTTCTTTGAACCAACGTTCAAGTTGTAAAAAGGTCTTGGGTTTTATGTCGTGTATTAATTCAAACTTATGGAACTTAACATGTTTGCGTATGGTTAAGTATGCCTTTTGCGTTAGTCTAAGACTGTTATGATTGGTTGGATTATACCACCAACTACTAGGACTTACAGATAATGGCGCTAACTCGTAATACTTAGCATGCCATTCTCCTTGCGGGGTTCCGTCACGTTTGGACATGATTTAGGGATAAATCTGATCGCCAGCTTTGAGTAAAACTACTGTAAATTTGTCTGATTTAAATAAGGTATTAAGTTTCTTAGCTAGATTAATAGCATGCCCTGGATTACTAAATGATACTTTTTTATATTTAGGTCCTGGATAGGCTACTAGCATGTTCTGTGTTTTAAGGTTAATAGGTTGGTTATCATAAAACACCGCCCAGATGCCTTCAGAGTTAAGAATCTGATCACTCTTATAGTTTGATTTATTGACGTGCTCTAACAGCACTGTTGGTTTAGGTCTTGACATAATATATGTGTTCTCCTAATATATTTATGCCAATTAACTACGTAGATAATGTTTACTTTCAATCCATTTGGTTATTATTTCCAATGGGATGTTGTATTTTTGTAGTTGCATTGCTGTTATAGCTGTTTTATCCATACTAGTTATTCGTCGATGATGTTTCCAAACAGCTGATTTGTAACGGTCAAAATTCTCAACTACTTGCAATACATTTTGAATAGTATCAGTATCCCATATACCTCCGCTGGGCATGAACGCTTCTTCACTAAATTTTATAGTAGGAGTCGCATCTATTTTATACGTATAATAATAGTAACTAGCAATTTCACTGGATGGATAAAATTCAGTCCAATCAGATAAATTATCAGTATATTTTTTGATAACATACGACCAATATCTACCCAATTGCTCTACATTCCAAATCCAAGGAGTTATATTTAAAATAGCATTAAATTTATAATCAGTTAGCCCCATTGCAAGATGAACGTTGGGATAAAATTCATCGAAAAAGTTTGATATTTGTGTAATACAATAATTGTTAGCGTGTTTAAAATAACTTTCATCTATCGGTTTTAATAAAAAGTCTTTGCAGTCGAATACTATGACATCTTGTACTGTATTATCTAAACTGTAAATAATTTTATTTAATTGTTGCAGATCAGAGCCGCCAAGATTAGGCATAATAAGACTGGGGATTAAGTTTATGATCCAGTCATTGGAGAATGTTGATTCTATTAAATTTAACACACGATCTTTGATATTGCCCTGATAAATTATTGTAATATGTCTGCGCCCTTGCCAATTTTTATTCAAACAATAAATCATTAATTCAAATTGGGGTAAATCTTGGTCGTAGACTACAACCAACAACTTACTAGTCATTAAAATCCGCCACCTTTTACTTGAACACTAATAATCTCAGGTTCAGTTGAGTTAACTTCAGTAAGTGCTTGAATTTGTGTTAACAAGTCAAATATATCCGCTTGTAGTTGACGTGCTTCTGCGGCACTTAGTACTAGATCACGAGCATTAGTTTGATTTAAAACCTTAACGCGATCGTTAAATTTCCTCAGATGCAGGCTTAATAGTTGTTCCATGTAAGGCTCCGTTGGCAATGCGTAAACGCTCTTGCATTTCTTCAAATGTATCGTAAGGACCCGCGTAAGGATAACGATTTAATGTAATTAGTTTTGGGCAATATGATTTGACCCACCCATTGTTAAATTTAACAATATAGTAACCTGCACTAAAGAAACTTTTACTTTTAGCACTTTTGGTAAAGATGGGCAACTTATGACGAACATCCCAAAGAACATTGTGTGGCTTATGTTCACACGGATAATCATAGACTGTATATGGTTGTGTAAACGCACGCTTAGGTGGTGCCTTTTCTACTATGATATTATAGCGATCACTTAGAAGTTTAAGGCTTTTAAACTGTTCACGCTGTTGATCATGCTGATATACTACCCCCGCTGGGTTAGCCATGATGGTACCAATTTTGATACCACCATCCTCTACAATCCAACACTTGTTTTTTACAATTGATTTAGCAAGTAGCGACATAGATAATTCCAATATAAGTTAGATAATGTAGAGCTTGGTCCAGACCAAGTAATATCCAAAATCTTCGATCAGCAGTGGTTAGATGTTTATTTAGCTGTTGTTTGTAGAAGTCTACATGATAGTGTATAAAGAAGTCCACAGCCGCTAGCGCAATAATCTCATTGCCGTTATGGCAGAAGAACACTAGGATTAGGAATGTAAAGCTGGCATGTAGTAAGGCATGATGGATACCACCTGTAGCACCGTAGATACCTTTTTCTTTCAGCATGTACTCGAACTGCATTAAGAAGTCTGCTAGGAAATGCTTAATGCCAAATAGTGCTAATAGAATAAAAACAGTTGATGTCATAGTGTTTCCTTTTTGTTATAACAATCTATACACAATGAGTTAAGACCAGGACCGCCTACATGGGATATAGCCTTGCCACATTCGCAACAATGTATAAATGCCTGTGTATAGATGTATCCACGAATGGGTGGATATATGGCAGTTCCATCGGCATGGTAACCTAATATTTCATCACTCATTAATTTCTAATTCCTTATAAGTTACTTCCTGTGTTTCTGTACGCTTTACAATAACACACGCACCTTCTGCCCAAATAAGTTCTGCTTCAATTTCTTTCTCTAGAACCTTTTGAAACTCTGGACTAGCACGTCTACATGAGTGTGCGGCATCGAGTAAGCCTAGGACCAGCTCGCCCCAACTGTCGTTGCTTAATTCAGCACACTCATTTAAGAACTCTAAACGCTTAGGATCAATCATATTATCTAATGAAAGTGCTACGTGACTTAGGAGTTTCCCACCAATCAATTTGTTTAACAGTAACATCTAATTTAGACATTTTTGCTTCAACTAAGTTTGCCATCCAAGCACTTAAATTTTCACTTGTAGGAACAAAGTCAACTACTAGGAATCCTTCAAAATATTCGTATTCGGGTGTGTTTGGTTCTAATCCATCTAGGTTCAAATGCCAACCTGCTACCACATCTGTGTTAGGAACCATCACAGGTACTAGTTCACGATTGTCCACAATGCTGTCATACAAAGGATCACTCTTATCAATTACAAACTGATGATCAATATATTCATTAATCCATTTCTTTAACCATTCCAAATGACGGAAGTCAGTTACCATGCCAGTACTATCTAAGTTACCTGTATTGCTTTGTAAGAATACCTGCATCTTACCTTCATGTCCATGTAAATGACGGCAAGCACACTTTAAATCTGCCGCATATTCGCCATTTAGTTGTTGTGTCCACACACGATGCCCGTAGCAAAACTCGAAGGTCTTATCAATTATCCATGCCATATTTCTTTTCCTTTATCTATATTACTATTATATTTAGGTTTTTGTTTAAAGTCAAGCATATTTTAGCACAAACGCTAAGTAGTCATTTTCGCTAGGAAAAACAATATCTACATCTCCGCCATTGTATAAACTTTCACCATCAATGTGTGGAACAAACCGAACATTACATAGCTCTTCCCACATTTTTATTCTGTATTCATGAGGACAGTTTGGGTACTGTTCGAGCAGTTTATTATTAGCGTTTTGGATCACAGTACGTATTTTTTCAGCATCAATCCGATACTCTGTCCCCGTCTCAATGTTAAACATTCTTAGCATCCTCAACTAAGTATTCCATCTTGCGTTGACGATCAATTAACTTAAAGAAAAGTGCTAGAGTATTGGCCGCATCAACGTCTGCTCTGTGTGCTGTGCCCTTAAAGTGTAGTTTGAACGCACCCATAGCACTTGCTAATCCTCCACTGGGTTTTTTGTTCTTAGCAAACATTAGTAGAGTATAGAAGGTTTTAGTATCAATCCAACGACGCCCAAAGTGAGGAAAGTCTACACACTTGTTACTGAACTCACTGAGTAGTTCGACACTATCCCCGCCACCCCAAGTAACGGGATTAACAAAACAATTATGTTCTTTAATTAGAGCACCTAGCTCACGGGCCACAGTTTCGTGACTAACACTGTTAGCACGTATGTCACTGTCTGTAATACCAGTTAGACCAATGATAAAGTCGCTGATTGGTTCGTTTGGATCAATATACCATTTCTTAGTCAAATAGTTTTCAAAACGATCATCTGCCTTGCCGATGGCAATACCAACCTGAATGATCTTACCACTCGGTTGGTTTAGTTCTAGATCTAATGCTAGGTACTTCTGATTTTTATCTATCAATTATATTCCAAAACTGGCAGGATCTGCCCAAAAGAATCCCAAACACATTGCATACACACTAACTTTAAGTATTAACCAAATAAATTTTAAAATAGCAAAATGGTGGTAAGCATCAAACATTAAGAATGTTGTGACTATAAACCAACCAAGAGTATTACCTTCAAGACTATCTCCGCCACTATTTGAGCGACTGGATCTGGAACCATTGAGTCTATCAATTGCTTCGATTTGACGACATGTAGGACAAATCATCGGAGCACCGGGAGGTAAATCACAACGACAATTAATACATCTGTAAACCATAATTAACTATCTTTCTTAATTTTGTATAACTTGCATTATACACGAAGTTAACCAAAATGTCAACTATTTCGTAGATGAAACATAGTAGATTCTTGGGCTGGATATTGTGCCTTTAACCATTCGCTGATACTAGCAGCATTGTCGCTTAGTTTAACTAAGTCGTATTTGCCACAGAATTTAAGGAAATATGCACCAACATTTGGGTTATTTTTAGCCTGAGCATTAGTTTTAATTGTTTCAAAGATTTGATCTTTAATATCTTCTGGCTGCGCACTTAAATCTACTAGTGTGCGGTTACGTTCATAATCATCTAATACACGATGTTCTAGACCATTATGGTCAGTCCATCTTTGCAGCATTAAGTTATTCCAGTTATAACCCTTTTTATCTTTGTCACTAAATGCTTCTTCAAGTCCGACCTTATTCTTGGTGCCCTTAGTGCGAACACCTGGATAAGCACTAAAAATATTATCAGTAGGGTCACCACGCATACACTTTTCAAAAAGGATAAACTTTGGGTCGGGTATTTTCTTAGGTTCTTTAGTTTTTTTATCGACGACTGCATTACCTTTCTTGTCAAATATGCCTTTAATAGTGTGTAGTTCATCTGCTACACCATTGTATTGTACTACATTTTCTGCCAACAATTGGTGGAAGTCTGTATCACTACTGATAATAGTGTGATGATCATTTGGATGTGTTTGAATAAATCCAGCAATTAAATCGTCGGCTTCTAGATTGGGATGTTGTAGTACAGTACAGTTAGTCTTTTCAGCAATAAAGACTTTAAGGGCATCAAATGCTTCCCAGAATAATTGATCTTCTTCAGCTTCTTTTTCTGTAAGAGCTGCACGTGCTACGGCACGATTAGCTTTATATGGTGTGTAGTAATCTTTGCGCCAGCTACGACCTTCTAAACAGAATACCACATGATCGGCCTTTTGATCACGCCATGATTTATTAATGCTGGCTAAGGTAACATGAATAGCGAAACCTAGTTTATCCCAAGTGTCGCTTTGTCTATGTGCGCTGTGTCTAGCACGGAAAAATGTGTTTGCTGTATCTACAAGTAAGTATCTCATGTAAACATTATACTTTCAAATTGATTAAATGTCAACTGAATTCTGCTTTCCCGCCGCCTATGTCTCGACGTTGTATTGGTTGATTGCGTTTATCTGGATCTGCTTGCTCTTGAGCGTATGTTTCCATCACTACATGACGGCAAACATCTTGGAACCAATTATCTACAATATCTTGATCTGTTTTGCCTTGGTATCCTGATTTAATTAACCTTGCTACAAAAATATCATTCCAATCCAATTCAAATGCACCTGCGCCTGGATTATCTTGATCTAATTCAATGCCAAGGACATTCACCCAAGGCTCGCCTGCTGCTGTGGCTTTTGCTTTTGGGCCTTCTTCCTCTTTAGCTTTCTTAGCTTCTTCAGCTAGTTTAGCTTCTTTCTTAGCTTTAGCTTCTGCACGTTTAGCAGCCTTGCGTTCTTTTTCAATTGCTTCAGCTTCTGCCGCTAGTTGTGATTGTCGGCGTGCTTCTGCTGCTAGTTCCTCACGACGTGCTTTACCTGTTAGTTTATCAAATAAACCCATAATTTAATCCTTAAGTGAATCTACTAGGTCCAACTGTTCCCAAGGTAAATGATCTTTACCAAAGTGTCCGTAGTTAGTAGTACTACTGTATATTGGACGGAACAGCTCAAATCTATTTATAATGCCACGCGGTGTTAGGTCAATATTCTTATTGATCCAAGCAGTTAACCACGCATCATCACTGTGGTCATTGGTATTAACGTACACGCTCATTGGCTGTTCTACACCAATAGCATAGCTAATCTGTACAGTTGCCTGCTTGGCATGTCCGCTAGCTACAATGTTCTTAGCAAGGTAGCGAGCCATGTAAGCTGCTGAACGGTCAACTTTTGTCGGATCCTTACCACTAAAAGCACCGCCACCGTGAGGGCAACTACCACCGTACGTGTCAACGATAATTTTTCGCCCTGTAAGTCCTGTATCACCATCGGGACCACCAATGACAAAACGGCCAGTAGGATTGATAAGAAACTCAGTATCAGCATCAATTAACTCCGCGGGTATTACCCCTTCGATATATTCTTTAACTACTCTGCGTACATCCTCGATGTCAGGTGTTGCGCTATGTTGTGTACTACATACAATTTTAGCAATACGCTTAATAGTGCCATCATCGTTGTATTCAACGGTTACTTGACTTTTAGCATCTGGTCCCAACCAAGACTGTCCACCTTTACGTTGACGTGCTAGTTCTTTGACAATTTCATGACTGTAGTAAATTGCTGGAGGCATGTAGTTGGGAGTTTCATTGCTAGCATAGCCAAACATCAGGCCTTGATCACCTGCGCCAAAATTGTCAGTACCAAGAGCAATATCAGCACTCTGGCCATGTAATAGGTTAGTAATTTCAACGGTCCTCCAATCAAATCCGGATTGTTCGTAGCCGATGTTCTTGATAACCTTGCGTACTGTACTTTCGACTTCTTCTGGGTGTAGGATGACATTTTTGTATTCTCCAGCTAGAATTACACGGTTTGTAGTAACTAAAGTTTCGCAAGCACAGCGTACACTTGCGTCTTCACTAGACAGGGCCAAATCTAAAATAGCATCACTGATAGCATCTGCTACCTTATCTGGATGTCCTTCACTAACACTTTCACTTGTAAATAGATAACTCAATTTCTTCCCCAATTAATTTTTAACCAAATTCTTTCATATATATAATGCCATATCATTAGAAAAAAATGAATGGTTAAAGCCTTGCTTAAACCAATCATTAACGCTGTTATTATAGTGGCTGTAATTCTATATAATACAACTTTTGCTAATGTTCTAGAATGTGAATCGCTCATTTGCCCCAACTATTGCCCCAAAGATCAACATGTAATCTAGGACTGTAATAATAACCACGACGCATAGCTTCATCAGCTACATTAAATTTATTACCATCATAAACGCTAACAACCCCGCCTACTGGCATAATGTATACAACTCCTTCAAATCCTTCACTGCGATATTCTGATACAGCATCTTCAACTTCATCAAAGTCTTCTGGGGTCTCAACTACAAACTTCAAATAAGTCCGGCCTACCTGTTGATAGCTAGCTACAATTTCTGGCTTAATAGCATCTTCCCACTTCTCGCCGCTCGGACTTAGTTTAGCACTAACACTAAATGTAATTTCACGCTGTGTGATACTTGGAATACCTACCCAGTTTTGTAAGTATTCCACAAAGTCTGGATGTAGCTCTTGAGTACCGTTAGTTTCGAATGTGATGTTTTTCAAATCACGCATTTCAATTGCTTCTAACAGCTCTGGATATACTTTTTGCCAACCCAATAATGGCTCGCCACCTGTGATAACAAGATGTACATCATTGCCATTGTCTTGAGCCCAGCGACCATTTGGAGTTAGGGCTAACATCCGTTCAACGACCTTAGATGTTTCTTGGGTTGGACTTAAACTTTTAAACTTAGGATGCCATGACGCATAGCTGTCACAGCCTGTGTTGACTAAAGGCAAGTCTTCGTATTTGTTATATAACTCAACAGTTTTAGCAACTTCGTCAGCTTCCGTTGAACATTCACCTCTAGGCATACCAAATGATGAGCAAGTGAAATTACATCCAAAAGTTCTTAGAAATACGCTAGGTACACCAACAAATCTACCCTCGCCTTGAGCACTATAAAATATTTCACTTACTTTTAGTTTCATATAAATTTGACCATTTCTTTAATTTTTCAACTTTGTTTAATTTAGCTGTATGTAGATTATTTAGGTTGATAACACCTTGCTCAACTAAAATATCTACAAGGGCAAGCATGTCACCAACTTCTAACTCTAAATTGGCTCGCTGTGTTAGTCCTGATTTATGTTGATTGTCTAATCCAAATCTATAACACTTGCTTACTGCTTGAATAACTTCTGCACACTCTTCTTGAAGAATAACCAATGCTTCACGATTCTTTTCGTTCATTGACAATCCATTCTATATAGGTATTCTGTACGTTCATACGCATCCATATAGTTTAACACGGAACTACTAGTCTTGTCAATCTTAACATTCCCAAGGGTAGACAATCCAAACGTCTCGTTCTGCTTTGTTAATTTCTGTTCCACAATAGTTAACCTTTCTACTAAACTCACTACTCAAATTATCAATACACACCGCAAAGCGCACATTGTTACCCCAAACAGTTTCCCACCATGGATCAGTTGGAAAACATGAACTTTGCCAATCTTGAATGATCCAATCTAAGGTACTACCTGTATCGTTAATATCATCAACGATTAATATATTTTTTTTGTTTTTTGGTAACCATTCACCATCTGGTTGCGGATTATAACCAAACGCATCTTCACTCATCCATAGGTTGCTTTCTGTATTGGCATGATCACGTAGTTTAACTTCTAAGGTGTGCATAGGAATGTCTAACATATTACTCATAATAACTGCTGGCACTAGTCCGCCGCGAGTTAGGCCTACAATGTAATCAGGACGCCAATTGTCCTTGTACATCTGTAGTGCGATTTTAGTTACCCATTCTTGTATTTGGGCATAACTATAGTATACTTTTTCAGTCATTGTGTAGTTCCTTTATGTATTCTACTTCTTTCATATTATGACCAACAACCAAGTCAGTCCATCTCATTAGCATCATCAGTGCTACACCAGCATCTTCGCCTCTAAATCTAATTAGGAATTCTGGATTACCTGCTGACTTGTGACTTGATCGCCCAACACCATAGCGTAGTATTGGAGTTTTAGTAACTCGACCTTTAGCGTCATAGTATTCACCGTACGATATCAAGCCACCAATTTCCTGCCACCAAGCTAGAAAATCTTCAGGCATATCGTGTACTATGACTGTTATTTCATAGTTAATAGTACAGCCTGGCGGCAGTCTGATCAACGTAGATATTCCATAGTGACAATCTTACCTAGTGATTCTACTAGATCGTCGTTGTCACTGATTACATAGCGACCAATAGCTTCGGTATCACGCTTTTCATCATAGCGATTAGTTTCAACAATCATACCACCGTTAGCACCAAACACTTTAAAACTGATAACACTCTTGTCGTCATAGTTGTGTTCTACTCTGCGCATACCTTTACTGCTTGGTGCTATACCTGTTCTTCCATTTCGACTAAGTCTTGGACTTTCTTCTAGCATAATACTTTGATTTTCATCACGACTGCGAGCACGATTGTAACAACGTTGGATCCAACTATCAAACCATTTCATCGCCACGGTCCTTTTTCTCGTTTAAGAATTCATCTAGAGCAATTGCTTCTTGTATTTTAGCCCACTGCTCTGGAGTATAACTGTGACTACCATCGCAATCACCACTACGACTGCGACCACAACCACATGTGCCAAAACTACCACTTTCTGTTACTCTTACCTGCATGATTTATCCTTTGTATGCTCTAACGCTTCTAATTTTATTACCCACAAACTCAATTATATCTACAACTAATAATATTGTAGTTGCACCATCGGTATCATATACTTCAATTGAAATCTCAGCTACTACAGTGTTAGCGTCTTGATGTAATACCAACGGAGTAACTGTGATAGATTCTACACTGTCAAATATATGTTTATTTGCACTTAACACAGATGACTTGCCAGAAGCAGACATTTCCCAATCACGTAGACTAACATGATCATCAAACATCCCAGCAAGTTTATCTAGGTCTTTGTTTGAAAATGCTGTGAAGTATTCCAAACATAACTGTTTTAAATCCATTATTTCTTTTCCTTTATATCTCTAAGTGTATTAGCGCGATGACGCCAAAATTTAACATCTTCTAACAGACTTTCGCTTAAATTGCGATAACGAACAAGATCTTTACGTACTTCTTCATCTATTTGTTCGTAGGCCTTTTGGCGATCCTTGGCCTTACGATCATTGTAGATGTTAAGTCCAAAAAATATTCCAAATACCAGTCCTACACCAAACCATACTACGTCAGCGCCTATCATCTTGGAGCAAACTCCTGTTGAAGTTTAATGTTGTCAAAGAATTCTTTCTTAGTATTTGGATCGTCCTTAAACGCACCTGTAAGTACAGTTGTCTGCGTTAAACTGCTATGTGCCATAATACCACGATTCTCACAACAACCATGGGTGGCTTGTATGTATACTGCTACGTTATCTGATCCAGTCGCCTTAGCAATTTCTCTCGTGATATCATTTGCAAGCTCTTCTTGTAAAGTACCACGGCGAGCACACCATTGAGCAATTCTAGTGTATTTAGATAGACCGATAAGTTTGTTAGCGGCAATAATTCCAATGTAAGCGACTCCTGCGACAGGCTGATGGTGGTGTGAGCACATACTACGTAACTCGCTACGAACCACAAGCATACCTTCGTATCTATCCGCGCTATCATTTGGAAAAGCTGTTGCGTCTGGTGCTGGTTCATATCTGCCTGCCATAATTTCATTAAAGTACATTTTAGCCAATCTGCGTGCTGTGCCGTGACTGTTAGGATCTGTTTCGCGATCAATTAACAGCGTATCTAACACTTGTTCAAAAGCTAGAGTTGCTTCGTCGATTAGGAGTTTTTTACTTTCTTCTGTGATGTATTCTGAGATGTTATCACCTGCCCAGAAACGTTTGTTGTCTTTCTTTAAGTTAGTACGAATGATTTCGCTAACAGGTTTTATAGGACTGTAGTTTGTTACCATTTATTACTCCGATGTTGAGCCAGTGGATTGGCAATTGATAAGTTAGTATAACATGATTATTTAGGTCATGTCAATGGTTTCGTGTTTTAATTTGCCAAATTGGATAATGTTAAATTGCTCTTTAGAAATATTGTCTTTTATGGTATTATTTAAAGTAATCCCTAGTCTAGGCGCCATATACTGTTCAACAAAATCCCACTGGGTCAACGGTAAAGGATGTGTATCATTTTCACAATAAATGTGTTTTACTCCTATTCGTTGTTTTTTATTATCCATAAATTCGTCCATCGAATCTTCTAATCTATAATCATTGGATATAGAATATTTGTTATATATTTTAGATATCTCAGGATCAACAGTTGCTTCGCATTCGCCTAGTAAAAATGGAAATGCTGCAAAGTTGTAAATTTGATAGTTATTAACCCTGCTATGTTGATCTAATAATAAGGAATAGTCCATAGTAGTCTGGAATCGTTCTACTCTATGATAATGATTAACAAAAAATTGTTTATTTGCGTACGGTATGGCACCAGTATGAACCCAATGGTTATTGGGTACACCGTGCATAAACCATTCCTTGTCCTGATAAAAAGACCAACGATCAAAACTAGTCCATAACATTACTACTACATCATTTGGCTCTACAATGTCAATAATTCTACGGACATTAGACGCATTATCGGAACCGCCTAAGCCAACATTAATGTACGATGGGAAGTGATATCCTAAAATGTCGGCCCAAGTAGTCCAACAATGTCTGGTAAAACTGCATCCTGCTGTGATTAATTTCATTTAATTACCCTAACACATTTTTTTATGCCATTTATTGTATCGAAATTCCGGAGTCCAACCGTCGTCTAAGATACAATATGGTTGTTTTGCAAATATACGACTGTCCCAATGGGTTGCCCAGTCTTTTGCATCTTCGCTGATTTGTAAAGTTTGTTTTAAGCCGGGCAAGATGATGTCAGTAGCATATTTTAAGTGTTGACTTGGCGAAGGATGATGATCTATCATGCCAGGATGCTTATCATCCTTAAGCTTCATGTGTATGGGTTTAGGATTTTTATATTGATCTATACCATAGAGGTATTCGGTCATGCTTGTAGGATAAATTTTTTCGTAGTATTTACTATAAACACCGAAGATATCACGATAACTTTCATCTGCAAATATTACATTATATTGATCTAATCGATCCATTGGAACCATTGACGTAAACAAATATTCACAGCCGGTGGTATCTAATAGATGACTAGCCCCGGCTATTACACTAGAGGTTTTTAATAATGCGCCACGAAGATCAAACCATTTTCTAACCCAATCTTGCGGGTATATGGTTTGAGTAGACATATTGCCAGCACTGCGCCATTTGCCTTCTAAGTAACGATCTTCCCTAGAAAAGTTAGTCCAGCAAATAATTACTAAATCATCTTTGTTAATATTATACCTAGCATGCGCTTCAGTTAATCGATGAAACATAAATTCATTTCCAGCACCGCACATGGCTAGATTATAAAAATTGTCGCCGAACTCTTGTCCAATTATATCGGCCCATGTAGGCCAATAGTAACTAGTAAAACTGCAGCCAAAGGCAAAAAATCTTCTATACATATTGATATTCAAAAAAAGGTTTTTTAATGGTTCTGTAAATATTGTGTTTAAATCTACACTGTATTTCTGGATGGATAAATGTTGTATTTGCTGAACTATCACTAGGAGTATAACCATCTGTAAATAGATCAATATATTGTGTATTAGTATTGTTTAGTGCTTGCTTAATTAAAAATCCATCGTATGGTTTTTCTAGAGTTTTTATATGATCACCATATAAAATTTTTAACTCAGCAACAAACTCGTACTTGTCTTGGTGGCTAGCATCAAAAATTAGTATGCCGCTTTCAACATGATCTTCATTTCTCCAATCAGTTATACCTTTTTCAATTTGACAGGCTATAAATTTATTATCTAGTAGGTCGGGTATAAAATTGTTAAAATCAGTAAATGGCTTAAATTCACAATCTCCATCTAACCACACAATGTATCCCTCGGAATATTTTTCTAATATGTCTAAGATTACAAACGCTTTATGACTAAACTTAATTCCTAATTGTTTATACCCATTTTGACTAACTGTGTCTGACAGGTAAAAATCATCAGCCCATACTTTGTGTTGTGGTATGCTAGCATTAAAGTCTACTACTGTTATTCTGTTACTAGGTGCAATAAAGTCAAAATCTGTATAGACTATAGCGGTAACATTTTGTGTATTGGAAATAAACCCGTCTACCCAAGTTTTACCGTAGGCCTCATATCCCTCTTTAGAGAATGTAGTAATAAAAATAGTGTGTTTCATTTAATAATAATTTTACGTAGATCCGGATACTCTTTGTATTTAGGTTCTTGATCTGCAAATGGTAATTTTTCTAGGGCCTTAACAGCTTCTTCTATAGTTGGACGATAGTGATACCCGACTTCGAAAATCTTTTGATCTTGCCAAGGTAATATATTCAAATCACGCCCGTCGCTACGTTGACGTATTAGTTTTTGATATGCTTGAGTATCATCTAATAGAATAGCGCCTCCTCGACCTATGTCCAGGGGTTTATCATAGCCGAAGCTTAAACACTGCATCTGTCCTGAGCGATACATGCCCATTCGAAGTAGACGTGCGCTATCCCAAATACGTGTACCTTTTAGTTGGTATTCACCAGTCCATGTTTCATCTAGTAGATCATAGCTAATATCTAGCTTGTGTAAGGTCATGGGCACGCTCAGATATGTATAAGCAGTGAGTTGGCAATGATGAATATGATCATAGCGTAGGCATAGCTCTAAGGCATGGGTACAGCAATCAGTCATGACTACATAAGGTGCGCCAGTAAGCTGACCTAATGCCTGTTCAAACTTGTATATTGGATCAAATGCGTTCATACCCAATGTTTTTTTACCTGTATTAATTCTAAATTATTGCTTGGTTTTTGTCTACTAGTAAACAACAACAATGATGGATCTATAATAGGATCATCTAATAGTTCGTTGTGTCGCCATTCGATGAAGTGTTTGCTAGTATAATCATTGATTGTATATGGAGTTACTCTGTCAGATATATACACCTGATCTCCAAATCCTCTGGGCCCTGGTGTCCAATACTGTTGAACTATTTCATCTTTATTAGTAATGTATTCATCAAATAAGTAACTATAGTCGCCATTCCAAAACATAACACTACTATTAATTTTATTATTTGGTTCTCTAACCATTAAGAATTGATCTTGAGGCAACAATAATATATCATCGGTGATGTTCTTGCAGATTACTATATCTAGGTCTAGATATAAGGTTGGCCCTTGCAAAATATCTTTACGAAATAATTCTATTTTATTCCAAAAAATATCAGAATTAGTTATTAACGGTATTGTATTGTAATCTGTAGATATGTTTGATAAACACACAAACTCAAATGGTATGTTTAAATTTTTACTAATTCCGCGATATAATTTGTCAACCCATTCACTTGAATATTTCGGACCGCGTGGATTATCTTGAACATTTAATACACATGCTACATTAATCTTGTTCACTTAAGTGATCTCTTTTGACTTCTCTGACCGGACATTCAAGTAGTTCTGCTATTTTATTCTTTACACCAATTCGTTTGTTGTTCCAATCTCTGATTAAAATGGCTCTACGTCCAATTTCTGCCAGATCTAATTCTAATTCTTTACCAGATTTTAGTTCTTTCTCTAGTTCCCAAATAGTATTATGAATTTCTTTTAACTCATCAAATAAAGTTCGAACAGAATTTAACTCGGATTGACTTACTTGATCTTTATACCATTTTAATTCATCTGAATTGGATTGGGTGCGTTCCCATTTTACTTCAGCAATAGCTAATCTATCAAAGAACTCAATCACTGGGAATTTCATATGTATTATCCTTAATTAATTGTTTTAATGCTTGTACTAAATCGTTTTTATGTGGATCAAACTTCCCAGAGTAAAAATTATCAATATTACGTTGTCTGCGATTGTGTAAAGCTATATTAATACTTAGTAGATCCTTTGATAATAGATCTTTAATCAGAGTGTGTAATTTGTTAAACCTAGTTTCAAAATCTAACTCGCAATCGTAGTAACTATGATCAATCACATCGTCATATACATCAACCCCTTGCTTGCGCAACCGATCTATATAAAATGGATTTGCTAGGGCTACAAACATTTGTCCTGATAAAATAGGTTTCCAGATCTTTTCGGTTTGATGTATACGATTGATAATCGTAGTTTCGGGTACAATATTAATGTATGCATCAGTAAACGCAGGATGACTTACATCTGTGCCGACATTGACCCAATTTGGCAATCCTTCGGACTCTGCAATTTGATGCCTAGTGGGTAAAGTTACATTAACAATTTCCCACCATTGTTTATAGCAATCATCTAATTGATAATCTTCGTTAATCCGATGATCTAGATTACCCCCAAAAATTTGATTTATAACTTTATTAGAAGAATATTCTTGCATTTTAAAATAATTTAAAACTCTATGAGGTCTAGGATTTCCGTGCAGACAAGATATACTATAAGATTTTTGATCAACAAGCGGTGGAATAACTACTTTTTCTATAGGGGTTAATGTATAATTAAACCCGTGTACAACCTTCTCGTGATACCAATAAGGGTGGTGTATTAGTTTAGGTCTTGTTAGATGATTTTCATAGATGTGTGTTAATATTAAAAAATTTACATTAGCACGTTCTAATTCATCATACAAAGAGCCTATAAAATTATCAGTGCCCCAATTTTCTAAGCAACAATTAATAAGCACAGCGGATTCTTTTGCCAGGGAATTAATTTTATTGATATCCCATCGCCATTGTTCATTGAGTAATGTCAGTGGATTTTCGATATATGTTACAGGCAGCCGTTGGGCTAATAGGTACATAAACATTATTTGATATTTTCTAAATGGGAATTTATAAATTAATATAACATGATTATTTAGGCGGTGTCAAATATTATTTGACATTTTCTGATATTCTGAAAATATAGATGTCATAGGTATAGTGTTTCAATTTGGGTTGGGTTATTTAAGATATTTTGTATTTCAATATTACTTTTGTTTGGTCTACAAGGTTGACAGAATGACACATTAGTTTTGTTATAAATTTCATTGTGACGAGCATTTAGCCACAGGTCTCTAAAGTCATCCTTGTCCCATGCTCCTAAAGCATATTGCGGATTACCTTTATTTTCACAGCATACGTAGATTTTACCGTCTGCACAAAATACAGGAAACTGAAACATTTGATGGCATTTTTTATAGTTTCTAGGTAGAGTCTTGTTAATATTAACCCAATGTGGTATTTGGTATTTCTTACTTAACTCTTCTAGCATTGTAAGTGTTTGCGCTGTAATAGGATGTGCTTGCCCGTTGACTATCACAGGTCTAAAGTATAATCCTCTACCTTTAACTGAGCTAACTAGTCTGAATAAATCATCCATTGCCTGCAGATTGTCGTTTAAGGGATTAATCAAACACTTAAAATCAACATTGACTCCGATCTCTATTAGATTCTTTGCATTGTCGATAACACGGCTGAATAAACTTTTAGCTGTTAAACTATGTCTGATTTCTTCATAAAGATCTTCGGTACCTGCATCAATATCAATGCCAATCCACGCAATTTTTTTTAGTTTTTCTATTACAATACTGTCTAATAACTTGTCTAAGTGACTACCGTTCGATGTAATAGCAGTTAAGAATCCTAGATCTATTGTGTATTCGATTACATTTTCAAACCCTGTTAGTATACTAGGTTCACCGCCACCTGGATAGGTGATTGTGTGGGTAGTGCCGTAACTGTTTGGGCTATGTGTTCGCCACCCTGCAAGTTTATCTAATAGTATAATGTATTCGTTATATTTCTTTTGGACCGGTTGCTCTTTTCTAAACTCAGCTGAATTGCAATAATAACAATCTTGATTACATACATTAGTTAGATCAATATCCACTTGCGCAGGTAATAAGATCATCGAATCTTTGTTTTTCATCCAATGCACTACTTCAGCATATTGATACATTATATTATTTAATGTTTTCTAATAGATTGGTAGCACTAAAGAAATAGTGATGTAAGCCTCGAGCCTGTTGCGGAACATATCTAGCATATTCATCATAGTTAGACATAAACTCACGAATGTGTGCTATCAGCTCTTGCTTGTGATGTAGGTAATTGCTGTAACTTTCTGTCCACTCGCTAGGATAACGCCATATCTCAGCATACATTTCCGTGTATGACAAACGATCAGGAACCATTGGAATAGCATCAGTTAAGGCACCTTCATACATGCTAATACCTAGAGTTTCTTGTAGGTTAGCACTAAACACCATCTTAGCTTCGCCTAGTAAGGTATGATAACCTTCTTTACTAAGTCCTAGCTCTTGACAAACAATCCATTCATATTCGGGCATTGCTTGAGCAAGATCTTTAAAGATTTCTACCTGCTTCTCTGGTGCTATACGATGCGGGAATAAGATTAGGTCACGCTTTGCGGTCTTATAAGGCGTAATAGTCTCTGGCATATATTCCATAGGCCAACCTGTGCGTACAACTTTACCTGAACGTTTTTCTATAGTCTTCCAAAACTCAGTTGCTGAGTCCTTGCCAAATGTTTTAGCAAACAAATCAATATGAAAGTCCGTGGCAAAGTAGTTGTGATCAATAGCATGATAGAAACTTTGTTCAGCATGTCTAACCCAAGCCGCATCACCAATAAGGCGTCCTAAGAAGTCCTGTGGATCATAACTGCCAGCGTGCCAAAGTGCGTGTATAGTTACTTTAATACCCAGTAGTTCAGACATATACTTAAGATTAATAATCCCAGGGTGCCAAGCATCAGTAAATATGAAGTGGTCCCCCGACTTAACCCTGCCCTCAGTGAAGAGTCTTCCCATTCGCTCCACTTGACTAGCCTTGTAGATATTAGTACCACCAAAATTAAGGAAAGCACCAGGAGTTGTGGCACTAGGTATATCAGTCGGGCCCGCGATAACATAGACTTCATGGCCATGCTCCTCAAGTAACTTAGGTACATGAGTCTTCCACTGACCCGTGTACCTAGTTTCAACTGCTTCTAGATCAACTAGATATACAGTCATTAGCGTGGATTCCGACCTTGATAACCGCTAGGCTGGCCGTTGCGTTGTTGCCATTGTTGGCGTTTCTTGCGGCGTTCTTGCCACTCACGATACTCTACTGACTTGTAAAGATCAGCTTCGTCGAACTTGATCATACGGAAACGACAGTAGTTCAACCATGCGTCCAAGTCGTTATAGATTTTTGTTACTTCTGGGCTCATACGAAGATACTTCTTAAGCCATACTGGTTGTGATGCCACGATAAATCTCCTTAAATAGTGACAGTTTGGTAAGGTTGGGTTTGGTTATAAAAGATGGTACACCCGTTTTCACCATCTTCACTTACTTCAATGTGAACATCGCGATTGGGATACTTTTGTGCAATCTGCACGTATAGATCATCTGCGATCATCTCGCATGATCTGTAATTTAGTTCTAATACGGAACCTTTACCCACATACAGGCTTTCAAGCCATCGTTTGAACTGGATGAACTCGATGTCCCTGTCATTGTGCCACACATCAATTGACACCCTGAAATGAAAAATGTGGCGGTGAGGATTAGCAAGGAACGATACATCATATTCATCTCCAGTTTTAAGTAATGGGTTAACTGCGGCATCTGGGTAGCAATGAATGCCTTCCTTCTGGAAAGTAACCCAAATCTTTCTCTTAGCTGCAATTAGAATTCTATCTACTAAGTCACGTTCTGCTTGTATCATCGGTCATACTCGAAAAGATTTTGAAAAGTTGATTTACTCATTGATATTACAGTATCCATTCGCCCACTGTCAAGCCTGAAAGCATAACTATTTGAATTATTTACTTGTTCAAGATAGCCAAAAAATCCTTTGTGCGCACAAGTTTTAATTTTATTATTTTTTAATAACTGTGATCTGCTATGTTCGTAGCTGAGTTTAAAGTGTTCTTGAATATGATCTTGATCAAAATCAATAATATCGATAGACTCGATAACATTGATTTCAGGCTTATAACCATTTGTAGTAAATCGTAACTGTTTACATATTTTTTTATAAAACGTAGTGTCAGTCCATTCAGGGGTATTTAAGATATCTTGAATAGTCATCGAGCCTGCTGTCTGCGGACTTGTAGAACGTCGATCTCTTGATTTAACTTCTAGTTCTAGCTCAGGAATATCCACGGATCCTGTCTTATCAACAGGGACTCCGATAGAAATTAATAAGTCTTCAATTGCTCGCCCAGCTAACCCTTCAAACTTAGTAGGCAAATGTTTACCTATAAGTTGTTTTCTTAGCATGTCTAAAAATATATTTTCAGCATTGGATATCATTTGATAATTTCATCCTTTCCGTACTGATCCCAGTCAGTAAAAGTTTCTCTAGTAGTTAATGAATGTAAGGTATGACACCAAACTCCTGGATTACTATATTCAAAGTCCAAGTCGTCTAGCTTAATTGTAGCATTATATCCAAGCTGTGTCAAGTGGGGAATTTTAACTGAAATTTGTGGAATAAATTTACGGTGTCCAATTACAGGCATTTCAAGAACACCTTGTACAACACTGACATCAAAGTCTAAAGTACACCAATAGCCTGCATCTAAACACTGATCGATCATACGTTCCCATGGACGCCATTGATCAGCATCATCTGTAGCTAACTGTGGAAAACTTTGATTAGCACCAAAGTAGATGTGTGTACAACTATTTGCCACAGCAAGAGTTTTGATTGCAATGAAATCTTGTACACCTACTACAAACAATGTTTTCATATCATAGGCAGGAGTCTTTTCAATTTCTACACCTGTGAAGAATTTAACGTTTTCTTTAGTGCCTGTACTATATTCGCGTTTCATTCTACACGGCCATTTTCTTCTGACCACAGCGCATCGTTGCGAGCAAGTTGCTCTGGGGTTAATAAACATTCTATTAGAATAAAACGTTTACTCATATATGGAAGTTTATCTAATTCAGTGGCTAGGGCTACTCTGGCCTGTAGATTAGCCAGACGTTTGCTTTCTAAATATTCTTTATATAATTTAATCATTTAATGAATCCAATTTTTGTTTAGTGTCTTCAAGTTGACGACGTACATGGGCTTTTTCTTGTTTCATTTTGCTCAAACCTGCGTCATCCATATAATGAGTATACCCATCTTTTATCTTTTTGTCAAGTGTTTTGTGAGTTTCTTCTAAGTGTTTAATATGGTGTTCTAAACTAAGTTTGTCCATGTTATTCTCCTAACCCTTCTTCTAAGTTATCTAAATTAGCTTCATCAAACCCACTGTCGTCTACATGATGCTCTTCTTCGTCTACTTCAAACAAGTTATTAAACATAGTACTAGCATTAACAGTTTTCTTACCTGTAGCCCCGCGAGTACCAATAATGCTCATCCAGAACTTACTGTGATCTTCAATAATCTGTTCAGCACTACTACGATCTGGCGCAGCAAAGATTTGATCTACAACGTCACGGAAATAAACACGCTCAAATGTTTCCTGTACTAGCATGTTAGGCACAACGCCTTGGTCATACTGTCTATTAGCTTCTTGTACTGAATTAATATGACTCCAAACATTATGACCCATTTGAATAGCATAACTAAAACTATCCCAGCTGGTCTTACCCTCTTTACCAATCTTGTTCAAATCACCTGGGGCATACTTACAAACATCGTTGATCTGTATACGATTACTAATAGGACTATCTGTAAAGTTGGGGAATATACCATCTTGTAGAACGGCGTCACTGAACTTGCGTGTGTCTTTGGCATACTTCTTATTGTCTACACTAGGTACCATACGATATACCCATTTCTTACGATCTTCAATTTCAGTTTGAATATAGATCTGTCCGTTAGCTGACGCTAGGAATGGACTAGCACAGTCAAAGCTAATAGTAAAATTAGGATTAACATACTTACGAACACTACGTTGAATGTCTGTTAATAAACAAGCCCACTCTAGTTTACTTGTACCCAAAAAGTGCATCCAATCATGAACGCCTTCTTGTAGCAGTCCATCATAACGAATAGCCACTAGACGTTTAAGCACTAGATGTACATCACACATGTTCTGTCCACCCATTGCCCAACCATTAAAGTGACGACCTGGATATTGCGTAGGATCACAGTACTTTTTCATGCGATCATACCAATCATCTGCGTCTGCGTGATTTTCGCCTTGTAGAACGTTCAAGAACTTACAGTTACCATTACGATTATTAATAAACCAATCATTGTTAATGTAAGTACCTTCAACTGCTTCGTCGTAGGTATTGATACCAGTGGCCTTACGTCCTGCTGGACTACGAGCCACCCAAGCTGGGATATCTAAACACATACCATAGTCCATGTATGCGTCCATCCAAGTAAGCACTAGTTCACGTTTCTTTTGTGCTTTGGGACAGTTTGGATCTTTCCAATCACCTTCCCAAACACCCTTACCAATTTGGAAACCACCACTATCACCTAAGATAAACGATTTAGTACGATCTCTATTTCTGACCATGTCTTCTTTGGGACTGTGCTTGTTTACATCTAGTTCAGCGTGGCCTGCTGAATATAAACTCCAGTGATAGGGAAAGTAAGCTTCAGTTGGATTAAGCCAGTTAAGGCCTTCCATACCGTTTTCAAAGTTTGCTGGAATACGGGTTGACTCTACATACAAGTTACCGTTAGCATCCGGAAAACGTTGTTTTCCTACGTAAGTGGCATAGAATCCACTCAATGCTGGAAGAAAAACGGCGTATTGGCTTTGACCATCTGTGCCTAGTTGTTTTTCTGTAAGATTGTCTCTTGGTAGTGTCATTGATTTATTTTGTTCCATTGCGTTTTTGTTCCCATAATTTTTTTCTTGCCTCAGACATTTTACGTTTAGTTTCTTCTGACATGTCTCTGCCTTTTAACTTAGCACTTATTTTTGCTTTTTGCTCATCAGTGTTCGCTCTACCTTTGTGTGCTTCACTTAGTTTAGCACGATGTTCTTCTGTAAAGCAACGACCTTTGAGTGATGTTGCGTATTGCTGTACTTTTTCGCTTGTTTCTTTAGACTGACCTTTATTCCACGGTATATTGCCCTTACCAGAGTCACTTAACTTTCTTTTGTGTTCTTCTGATTTAGGCTTTCCCTTAAGGGCAGCAGAAATTTTATCACCGTGTTCTTTTTTAATACCCTTATTTGCTTTACTAATTTTCTCTCTTCCTGCGTCAGTTAAAAAGGAGCCAACTTGCGTATCCTTATTCCACGGAATAATTCCTGCTGTACCATCTCCACCATCTGTTCTATTATGTAATGTGCCTGTGCCTAAATCTTTTCTACCATACCAGCGTATAAGTCTACGTTCTAAAGCAAATGCCCCAAGTTCTGATAAATTGGATTCTAATATAACAATCCTATTAAGATCTTTAGGAACAATAACAGAATGTGATTTTTGCCACGCTCTGTCATCTTTACCTTTCCCAATATAATACGGAGTTAAATCTTTAGTTCTCAAATAAGCATATACATAAAACATAATAGTTCCTCTATATGTTTATTTATACTTACTTGCGCTATTAGGCTTTTATTTCACATTGTCATCTTTTAATTTCTCGTATGTTTTATGTTTTTCCCAGCGAAGTTTAAGATCTGGGTTTTGTGCTATAAAGCGTTCGTACCAACTCCATTCAGTCAGACGTTCTGCTGTGAGTTTAAACTCTCGTCTATCTGGAATAAGTTTTTCAAGATTTGCTAGACTCATTTAGTGTCCTTTAGGGCTTTGAAAGTTTTAAACTGTTCGTACTTTTCTAGTGTCTTAGGATCTTGCAGCATGAATTCTCTAAATATTCTAATTTCATTTAGTTCGTCCATGAACTTCATCATAACACTAGTTATAGGATCACTTTTATTAGCTACCAGCGACATTACCTTCTTCCCTGGTAAGAATATCCATGACTTGAAACTTCTCATAAGCATCTTTAAGTCCAGGATGTTTTTCCATACGCTCTTTAAGAGTAGCTTCTTCTCGCTGTTTTTCTATAGCCCAACGGATAGCATTGTCGGCATCCCAGCTTAGACCAATAGTCACACCCTGACTCATCAGTTGCCAACTACTACCGTCATAGACTTCTACTGATTGGTTAGCGGGATTGTATCGTAACTGCCCAACATTCAGCATACCATTATTGTAAATGTTTGGAGGATAGTTTCCTGTAACGGTTACGTAGGCACTATTTGTTGCTAGGTTTTTAATCATAAAATTTCACACTCTTATATAACTTATAGTCTTCGGCAAAATACTCCTCTAATCTTGCTCGATATAGAGGATTTTGATTGATTTCTTCATTAAAACGAACAATAAATTCACGTTTACTACCTGTACTAGTGTTATACTCTAAGGCAATCTGAATATTAGTACGATAGTTAAATTGTTTAACCCAACGCTCTAAATTGTCACGTAGGCGTTCATCTACACGTAAAAAAGTTGCTTTACTTAACTCAACCCCTTGTATAAAGTATACTTGGTGTTCGGTATGATCGTCAAATGTAATTTGCTCAAGTGCTTGATCTACAGTCAGCATTATTCCAGTGTTATAACAATATTCTGCTATTCCACTAATCCAACGTTCGATCGGTTCACGTAGCGCAATTAGATATTCATCAGCAGGCACTAGTGTTTCGCTATGTCGCCACATACCATAACAGCCAATTAAACAGCCTTTGATAAAACTACTAGCATTTTTAGGAATATGTACATAGGTTAGGTGATGAGTATCATCTACCCAACATTCACCTAGTCTATGTCCTAAATGTGCCCACTTACCGTACATTACTTGCTTTGTGCTGGTAGTAAGTAGTTGTATGTTGCTAGACCTGTGTTTACAGTGATCTGCGCAACACCTTCGTCGCTGATACTAAATTTCTTATCGCCTGCTAGATTAAGAATAGCAATTACAGCTGCAACAGGCCATGACCATGCTTTGGTTAATTTACCACTAACACCTGCTTGGAACACAAAGTTACCAGCATGACTACTGTGATCGCCAAAGAAGAATTTTAAGTCAGTACCTTCTGTTTTAGCTGTAAAATTTGTTTCTTCACTATTAGCACTTGACATAAACTTCAAACGTTGAATACTTGCTACTGTAGGTTCAAATTCTACGTTCCAGTTAACAGTTTTCATTTTAACTGTTTTAAGTTTGTCACTAACAATTTCTTGACTCATAAAACGATAGTCGTTCTTAAAGTCACCCGCGGCATTTTCAAAATGCAGGCCCACTGAAACAGCTTCGCCATTGCGGTCTTGTGTGGTTAATGAAATCTTAGCATTTTCTTTGTATTCTGGAATGTTAAGAATTGTGTTTAGTTTGCCTAGATTAGGCATACCAAATGTGCCAATAAACTCAGCCACAGGTCCATTTAATTTAGCCTGTACAATAACTGAACGATCTTCAGCTAGGGCTTCGATGTTTGTTTCTTTGTCGGTGCCTGTTACTTTAACTAAATCAATATTGCCTAGGCCATAAGTGTTTTTAACGATGTCTAATAGATGGTCTCTCATGTGTTTCTCCTTGTTGATAATATAGTGTATATGATGTATTTAGATCGTGCAAGTCGTTTTGATAAATTATTTTTGTTTTATTTCTCCTAATACAGGATGTCGTTTAGCTGTGGCTAGTGTACCGGGTTTCTTAACAGCCAACCAACTGATATATTTTACAGATTGGTCAACATTAGATAAATCGTAATCATATGCTAGTTCATAGCCTAGTTCTTGACATGCAACTAATAAATGACGTTTAGGAACATAGCTCATACCACCAGTTTCTGCTAATTCACAACCTTCGAGTTGATCACAATTATTATAACTGAATAGGAATATACCCCCTGGTCGCAATAATTCTAACATTTTTTTTAGATAATCTTTAATACAGGTCATGCTGGTATAATTAAATAACATCCAACTAAAAATAAACCCAAATTGATTTTGTGGTAACTGTACTACACTGTCGGTGATAATATATTTTTTTAAGCGACCATAATAAACATCGTTAAATTGTCTGGCTATTGTTTCTACATTATCTGCATTAAAATCACATAGGTATAACGGATCGCTGGCAACTAGATCATTGGTTAAACGCATACTTGGTGCTGTGCATCCAAACTGTAGTGCAGGATAATAAAAGTTAGAGTGTTGGCGAATATTTACAGTAATAGCTTCGATTACTTCGTCGCTAATTTGAAAATCAATACGGTGATACTGTTTAAAGAATTCAAGACTAACATCAGGAAATTGCGTATTAGCTAGCAGGTCTATAGCATCGTTGATCTTATTAAGAATCTCAGGTAATTGTTCTTTAAGATTAACTGTGTACGGTATTAATTTTTCATATTCTGCCTGCACCGACCCTAATATATCATGTCCAACATTATGCGGATGAGTTACTCCTAATTGATGTAGTAATTGGCATACATCTGAGATAGCAGGCGTTAGATTGATTTGACTCAATGTCGAAATAACATCGTTACGATATCTTATTAAATCACTGACTAGCATTATTCAAAACTAAACAAACTATCAAACGTTGTTTTAATCTGTGTACTAGCCGCAATATCCCAATCTAATACGCCTAATAGGTTTTCTACCTTTTGATCTACGATGCCTGTTTCCATAGCATCATCATCAAACGGTAGCTCTTTGAACCAAGCTGGTATATGTGTTTCGTCTGTTGGATAGCCTACACTAGTGTAACCTAGAGGATTATCTTTGAGTTTACACACAATAGTTTTCATGCCGTCGACGATCTGCATTGAATAGTTATCTCCCATCATGCGGCGTAGATTATTCCAATTCATTGCAGCTCTAACGTGCCCTGGCATATTGGCTTTACCTTCACGAACTTCTGCGGCTGTGTACTTGGTTAAGTTGTTTACACGTTTAGGTGTGCCTTTTTCCCAAGCAGGGCGATCTTGGAATATTAACTTGAAATCGCGTATCTTTTCGATAATAGTTTCGCGTTGACTACCAGTTAATACATCTAATAAGATTTCGCTTAAGAAATCCTGCATAAATGCTGGAGTGTCACTGCGTTTCAAGTCTAAGCCCATGGCCTTTAGTTTACCTGGTTTGTCGTGAGTATCTAGGCGCTTTCCTTCTAGGTCATAGATCAGTACAGCATAGCGTTTCTTCTTGATAAACAGGCCTTTAAGTGCTACAAGCTCACGCCCGCCTTTGATCAACCCACCCTGTTTGCGTGGAGTGTGGAAAGCACGTTCACAGAACTGTGGAAAACTTTCGTTAACTTGATCAGCAATAGTATCATAAAGTTGTACAGCAATGTCTTTTGACCATTCCATACGGCCCGCTTCTACATCTTCTTTGACGATAGGCCATGCACTAAAATAACATGAGTCTGTATCACCGTAGATAATAGCCTTACCTACGTGATCGTACTCACCAGTGATGCACTCATTTATGTAGGCATCCATGTGCTTGGCAATGGTACGACCGGTAAGGGTAGTGGATTGTCCAATACGCTTATCAAAGAAGCGACAACCAGGATTAAGAATAGCACCATACAAGCTATTAAGGTTAATCTTTTTAACCAGCTGTCGTTTGTCCCAAAACGCAATATCTTCATCTGTAGTTGCTTCCTTCTTTTTAGCCTGCATTTCTTTACGTTCAGCATACCAACGTTCTAGTAATCCTGGAATAACACCCTTGCGATCATTACTAAAGATAGTACCGTTAGCACTTAGAATCCAGTTCTTACCACTGTCAAAGATCAATCGCCAAACATCTGCGGCACTTAGGACATCACTGCCACCTTGTACCCAATCGATGGTAATTTCTGTGCCAGCTTGAGTTTCCATAACGGCTGTGTATTCTAAACTGCCAAACAAACCTTCCCATGCGTCAGCAAAGCTACTGCCACTATCCATTTTCTGTTTGATATAGTGATCAGTCATGATAGGACGTAGTTGTCCTACAATAGTTTCTGGACCCATGTTTAATGCACGAATTGCTGATGGATAAAGTGAGTTAATATCAACTGCACCGATATAATCGTGCATACCTGCTTTAGGAGTTGCTACATACGCACCTGCGGCCTGTGTGTTGAACTGTTCTTCACGGTTACGATTAGGTACAACCATACCAAGTTGATGTGCTTCGTTGATAATTGCCTGTTCTGTAACAGCTACAGCACCCATAGTTGTTTGTAGTAACACAGTATTATCATGCGCAAGTTCATTGGCTAGATCTAAAAAGCGTAGTTTCTTGTCTAGCTTGCCTAGCAACATGGTATCCTGTCTATTATAGTCAATAAACTTAGGAAAGTCTTTGTTGTAGAGTTGATCTAAGGTACCTTCATAGGCAACCTTACGCTCATCTAGTTCATATTCGCCGATGGCATCTAAGCTATAACTATGACGTTCTTCATATGTGTACTTGCGATACAATTGCATATAGTCTAGATGTACACGACCAATCAAGTCAAATGTAATGTTAGTAGCACCAAAGCGTTCAAAATCGCGTTGTTTAGGATATTGACCCCACAAGCACATGCGTCGTGTATCATCTTTGCTTAAAACACGAATAATACGTCCAATGGTATATGGAATATCATAGCCCTCACTGTTCCAACCACTTAAGATGTCAGCATCATCAATTAGGTTAAGGAATGTGTCCAACATATCCTGTTCACGATCAAACAAGAAACAGTTTTCATATTGATTACATATTTCCTGTGCTGACTCCCAACTATAACTTTTAGGAGGAACTACTAAGGTGACTAGTTTGTCTAACCAATCTAAGTATACCGAGATAGCTGTAATAGCATTAAATGGATCGTTTGTTGGAGCATAACCTCGTTCAGGGTCAAAGTCTACCTCAATATCGAAGAACGCTGTTTGCAGTTTAGGGGCAGCCTGTCCTAGGTAGTTTTCTTCAAAACATCGAAACACAGGATTGATGTCACTTTCCCATATTTTCTTATTACCATTGACTCTGACTTCTTTGTGGAATTCCTTGCCTACACGAGTACTAAAGCGACTTACCGGTGTGTCGTAGATAGTGCGGAATTTACCTTTGGGATCATCATAATAGAATACATAGTTTGCTGGGTATTCTTTATATTCTCTTTGACCGTTGTTGCGTTCAACAACGTAGATTCGATCTTTTGTTCGATCGAATAGTGCGTCTACATAACTCATAACTCTCCTGCCACTTATAGCTGGCTAACTTTTCTGCATGTACGTAAGTGTACGATTCTTTTATTATAACATTAATATTCTATAAAAACCAATCAAATCGATAGCAAATAATGTTATACTAGTTAATAAAATACCAAAACTACCTCGACTAATAGCTGAGAATATGCTAATACTTAGTGCAACAAATATAACTGGATAGACAATTAACCAATTAGTGTGTGGTACAGTTAAACTCACACTAAGACTAATGACTATGTTTAGTAACCAATTAACAGTCTCTAAACATAGTCTGACAGGATGACTATGCCAATCGTTTTTAATAAAATTAGCTGTCTTGTGCCAATCAATCAAAGTGTGCGACCAACAGTTTCAAGGATATCTTGTAGTGTTTCGTGATCTTGGTTAGTTTCACCAAATTTACTTTTTTGTGCGATTTTAATTGCTTTTTTAAGGATAGCTGGTTTAATTTCTAATTCTTCTGCTACAGCTTTAATTGTGTCTGATAAGCCTGCGTTTAAGTCCTCTACTTCTTGTAAGACTTGAATACCTTCGTTAACTATTTGTGTTAATTTGGCTTTTTGTTCTGATGAAAACATACGTGATGACATAGATCATTCCTTGGTTGAAAAATATATTATATGTTATTTAGACTAGTAGGTCAAGAGACTCTACATTTTCTGAGCACTTTACTTGCTGTTTCGAATTGCCAGGCCAGATCATCAAATAGGCCCTCTGCAGGACGTACCATAAAAGCACGTGTTAAATAGGCATTTTGTCCTAGATCACTATAGTAGTTACCACTAGGCCATTTAAGTTTACCCCATTCCATGCTGTTGATTAACAAGCATTCATCACCGATTTCTTTAAGTATATGTTTGCGTTGAGATGTAGGCAGATTAACACTAGCTAGTAGTTTAACACCTAATGGTTCTTTATTGACGTTGGGTTTATCTAAATAGTGAGCAAATAGATGTACAATGTATGCTTCTATGTTATGTTCTAAATTGACAGTAAGGGCGTTTTCAGCTCGTTTAACGAGTTCATATGACTCTCTAACGTAGATTTCCCAATTACTCATAGTCTGTGATTAATGACATCCCAGTCAATAATGCGCCAAATGTTAGTTAAATATTTGGCTTTGTCTGCGCCGTAGTCAGTAAACCAAGCATGTTCCCACCAATCAATTAATAGGGCAATATCTGTACGCTTTTGGTGATTGTCGATGGTTTTAATAGTGCCAGTTTTGCTTAGATAGATCCAATGGCTGCCTTGTAGCTTCATGGCCTTAGTAGCTATTTCTTCTTTAAATTTATCAAAGGTACCAAATTTACGTTCAATTAATGCTTTTACAGCGCCAGTTGGTTTGTTAGTAGTACGTGGCGCACGTAGTTGTGGAAAGAATAAGTTGTGTAGGAAAGCACCAGCGGCGTTAAATGTTTTATCACCCTCGCCCTTGTTGAAACGATCCACATAGCCTTTAGCTAGTTTACCATAGTGATTGTCTATGTTTGCTTTACTTAGTACAGGCGCAAGTGCTGATCTAGAGTAAGGTAGTTTGACTAACTCTAATTTCTCTTTGCTTTCTGTTAGGAAGTCTCTAGCTCTCATTAGCAGTTCCAGCGACGGCGTGCTTTACAAATTGCCTTATCTGGAGTCTTTTGACAGCTGATATTGTGCATTTTCATCTGTCCCTTACTGCGACTACAATAGCTCTTACGGCGTTTGCTGGCTTTACTACCTTTCTTTAGTTTACTAGGTTTAGTAGTTACGGCTGTTTTTAATTTGCTACCAGGGTGTTCACGACGGTATGAAGCTACTGCTTTCTTGCTCATGCCATCTGTTTTGTCATGTTTATTAACTTTTTGCCAATCTTCATTTACTGGGTCTTGTGTTACAGCAAATACATATAATTCATCGTCTGACAATGATTCTAAGTCTTCCCAAACAACTTCACTATCGACATTATTCTTAGCGGCAATATGCTCGACTATTGTTTCAATCATGTCAAACTCTTGATCTAGTTCTTCGTTAATGCCTGCTTTTTTCTTTTTAGCAATAGCAATAGCGGCCTGTTGTGCGGCATTAGCGGCTTCATCTACGCTTTCGTTAGGCACACAGTTATTAACTCTGACGCCACCTTTGATCTTAGTGCCTTCTTTGTGTTTGCCTTTCCAACATTTTGCATCTAAGCGTTGTTTAGTTTCGGGTAACATTACAGGGTCAGCAGCTAAATATTGTGGAAATTTTGCATCAAACATGCGCATCATAATACCAGCTTGTTCATGTGCTTGATTTTCTTCTGGACTACCCGTGCGCCAACTACCGCCGGCTAATTCATGCTCTTCGTTTTGTTTGTAGTGTACCATTTCATGTGCTAAGGTACGGATAATGTCTACAGGATTTCGATTGTCAATTACCACAGTGATAATTCTAGTATCATTTTCAAAACGACCAAATGTAGGCACATGTGTGCCACTTATTTCTTTTGCTAGTTTAATTTTAGGCATATGATCTAATTTCAAATGCTTAACAGCAATAGGTAAAAAGTCACGTAGCGCATCGATTAGCGTTAATTTATTAGGACCTTCAGTGTCAAACATTTCAAATAAGTTCATTATACTAATCCTGCTAATCTTTTTATTGTATTTAGTGATTCGTTTGTTTGATTTATAGCACGAATGTCCAACGCACCATTGGCTAATCCTAGATCTCGTTCATGTTCACGTGCTTTTCTTACAGCATATACAACATCGCCTTGACTTACGCGACTAACCACTTGACCAGTTGCGGGATTATAAATTTCCCATTCGCTGTGCTCTGGATCAACACCTTGCGGAGTCTCCTCTTCATCACCACCGCCCATAAGGTCATTGATATCCTCGTCATCATGCGATCGCATATCCTGTGAAATCTGCTCACGCTCGCGACGCATACGTTCACGCTCATCAGCATCATCTGCAAAAGTATTAGTTGGTGCGTCATCGTCAGGGTTAATACCGTTAGCACGCAATTGACGTTTAAGTAAAATTCTAATGTAGGCTAACTGTTGATCAGTTAGAGTAAGGTTACGGCCAGCATCCTCACGCGATAGATTTCTTAACATATTGATAAGATGCATATCTGCGCTATAACTTAGATCATTAGCAATGTAATCTTTCCAATGCTGTGGCAATGTGTCAAACACTGGATTTCTAGTAGTATCATCGTTATCTACAGCATCATTATTGCTACGACGGCGTAGTTCAGTCTCAATAGCTGTCTTGACAAATGCTACTTGATTACTATATAGTCCACTACCAATACCTCTACCTGCTGCAAGGTGATCAAGAGCCTGGCGCAATTCTAAATCATGATGCTCACCTACACGCTCTAGCCAAGATCTAGTACCTTCTGGTAAACTGTCAAATACTTCTCTAGGACCAGTTTCGCCTTGATCTTGTCTGCGACGTAGTTCATCATCAATGGCTCTGATCACAGCATCACGTTGCTGTTGTGAAGTCAAGCTATTATTGTGTTGCCCGTTTTGAATATCACGGCGGAAATCAGCAATAGTGGCAGTGCCTCTATTAGGTAATGTGTCAACCCAGTTACGCCAATCTTGTGAGATAGCATGTACCGCACCAGCATCTTGTGTAGTAGCAATGGCTTCTAAGTCATTGGCATCAACTGCCAGACCGTGTTCTCTTGCGAACAATTCTACTGCTTTAACTTTGGCTTGACGAGGGCTATCAGCATCAACATATACTGAACTACCACTTTGGGAATTAACTCTCCAGCGTGTACTGTTATTGTCTACTGCGCTACCACCTTGGCGGCGTGCTAATTCTTGGCCGAGCAAATTGGTAATGAGGGTTATCTGTTGAGCAGTTAAAATATTCTCATACGAATCCATTCCGTCAAACTCTGCTTGTAATTCGTCACTTCTGATATTAGCAATATTGGTCAGACGTCGTTGCCAAGCTTCTGGTAAACTGTCAAATATTTCTCTGCTATTAGATGCGCCACCTTGTCTGCGGCGTAGTTCTTTATCAATTTGTTGGATAATCCAAACATTAGCCGCTTGATCTAGTCCATCCCTGCCGTCTTTAATTCTCGCTCTAACATCGTTTGCTACGGCCACAGTAACACGTGGTAATGTATCTTCAACCCAACCCTTCCATCCTTCAGGCACTGAGTCTGGGATTTGTGTACTAGATTCTTTACGGAACTCAATTAGTTCATTGATGTAGTCTAGTAGATACTGTGTACTAGCATCATCTAGATAACTAAAATTCCCAGCTTTAAGTTCTTGTTCAATTCTAAACAATTCATTTGCGTCTGCTGTTGGTGCTTTATCTTTGATCCAATCTCTCCAGCCACCAGTTAATGATTCTGGTGCTGGTTTAGTTGGTGCTGGACCTGGAGGAGTACGTTCAAAAGGCTCAGCTTTGAGTTTAGATATACTGTCCTCACGCTTCATGCCTAATTGCTTACCACCTTTAATGATAGCATCTGTAGTACTTTGAGCAAAGACCATTTGTTTACCGCCAGTACCGTCTTTGTTCATAACCCAGTACTGTTGTTCTTCACCTTTCTTCTCTTTACGTGCTACCTGTGCTTGACGAACATTGCTGACTAATTCGTCTTTCTTAATTTCACCCATAGCATAGCGACTGAATAGAGATACTGAATTGTTAGGATCAGTCCAATCACCTTCATTTGGACTTACTAACTTGTATAACTTCTTAGCGTATTCTTGTTTGTAAGCATTGTCATCTGTGGCAATGCGTAAGGCCTGTGCTAGACGTAGAGCAGTACCAGTTAGTTTAGTTAAGTCTTGATCTAAATAATCACCACCTGGGCCACGGAATTCTACATATTTGTCTTTGGTGTTGATACTTGTATACTTTTGTGTAACGCCGCTGTGTATTAGTTTACTAGCAGCCGCACCAAGATGTTCTTTCATCTTGTTTAATAGGGCTGTGGCATTTTCTGGATTCTGTTCAATTTTTTCTTTGACAATCTTCATTGCGCTCTTACAGAAACTATTGTATTGACGACCAAACTCTTTAAGTACGTGTTCATCACCTAGGAACAATGCTAGTTTAACATAGTCTAGGTTTTCAATAGTCATGTTAGGCACACTGATATTCATGTGCAGGCCAGTTGACTTGTTAGTGTAACAACCAGCTGCATTAGCCCACTCTTTAACTTTCTTCATCATCTCAAGGCCATCTTTAAGTGGCATTGCTGGACTAATGAACTCTAGGCCTGCGTCACCTTGGTCTGCGTCAATTGACCCATCTGGTTCAATGATGAAATAACCTTGTCTTTGTTGTTCACTACGACTACCACTGTGGTAGTTGCTGTATCCACGAGCTGGGAATCCTGTATAGTCTGAAAAATCTTCTGCTACTTGATCTACATCTTGATCGCCACCTTCGCTGTAGTTAGCATCATACATGTGTGGCCAATCTAAGTCCCAACGGCGATGTGCGTCCTGCATGTCGTCTACGCCAATTGATTCTAACCAATCTGTTTGACTGGCATAGTTGTCACGGTACTCATCTCGCAATTCTTCTTCAGCCGCTTCACGGGCACGTTCGTACTCGCGACTGTCTGCTTCTTCAATCTGCTCATCTATCCAGCGATCCATCCATGCTAATGTTAATGCACGTACACGCTCTTCTATAGCAGCGTCATCATCCGGTAATAGTTCACCTAATTCTTTCTTAGCATCTGCGACAAATTCATCGTAATGATCATTGCTGGCATCACGAGCATCATCCTGTAGATTCTCACGAGTTTTCTTAATTACTTCATCTGAGTTTTCGTCTACGTAGTTTTGTGCGGCTTCGTATTGCCACTCTAGATATTCGTCATATAATTGACTGCGTAGACGGCCAGCATCACTGCGACTCATGCTACTGAATTCACCCATACGGAAGAAGTTAATAAGTTCGTCAATGTCAGCAACACTTTCGTTGGCATCCCAGTCGTGTTCCCATTCAGGCTCGTCATCACCTGAACTGGCATTTGGTACGCAGAGCTCAAACTCTATTCCAAGCAACATTCCCTCAGCTTCGGGGCTATTAGCAAATTTTTCCAATGAACTAGGACTCATTGACACTTCGTCAATAATCTCTGCTTCTCGTAGGGCTTGTTTTATTTGACTATAACGCATAATTAATATTTATCTTACTTTTATTCTTGCTCACTTTTGGCATCCCTCCAGGCCAGCAGCCGGCCACACAACCGTAAGGTTTAACGGTCCTAGGTGTGTTCTTTACGACAGTATTACAGTAAAAACAACAGCCCATGACCAAGCAATTAATCCAACTACTATGGTTAGGGGTAAGTTCTCAAATGTAAAATATTCTTTCATAAGTATCCAACCCACGCAGGACCTTTATATCCTTGTGGGTATGCTTGTAAGTGCTGTATAGTTCTATGCCAGCCTTCTGCTAAATCGTATCCCTGTGCTGTTTTGAATACAATAATAGGTTCTTGACTAACACCTTGTGTTTGTATCATTGCCTGCTGTGTAGCATGACGTTCAGCATCTTTAGGAACACCGTAAGGGTTAGCACTTCCCCCCGCACGAAGTTTAATACGTTGTTGTGTTTCTGGTGTAAAAATATCTAAGGTAATTGGTAATGTTTCTAAACGCCATTGGCTAACTGGATAATCTTTTTTAATGCCCTGCATCCAATCTGCCAACTCTGCCGAATCAGTGATGCCTTTGGCATTTTTATATAACCAATCATTAACCACATAAGCTGGCCAGTTAGGAAACTGTTGCTGTAGATAATCCTGCAACTTGTTTCTTAGTTCGTTAATAACTTGTTCATCTAAACTCAATTCTTGGTCAAACTTTTGTGTTTTTGATTTGTACAGCTTGTCCATGTAACCTTTGTTACGTAGGATTTTAAATGCTAGATTCTCTGTTGAGAATTCACCGTTGGCATCTAGGCCAGCTTGACGCATTGACTTAATTTTATCTTTAAGACGATCTAGGTCTTCTACACTACCTGATCGAATGGCGCGATTGACCTGTGTGATTAAATCACGAGCCTTGGCATTAACAGCACGATCATCAATGCTAGGTTCTTCATGTTTAGGAATACGAACCCATTTATCATCTAAGACATCGTATGTTCCTGAGCTGATGTTTTTAGCATCGACGTCTTCTACGTAAAGTTCTACTTCATAGCCTTTGATAGTAATGTCATGTTCGTCATTCCATATTTTTTTCTTGGCCATGTAAAACTGTTCTGTGATATCACAGCCTAGATCAGCATAGTTGGTAACTAGGTGTAGATCAAAGTCACTGTAAGGAGTATAGTTGTAGTTAGCTAGGCTACCACGTAATAAGATACCCGATAGTTTAAAGTTAGGTACTTCTAGGTATTCGATAAAACGATGTGCTATTTCTAATAGCCTATAGCGTACATCAATACGAAGTTTATGACCCTTGCCAAATACATCATCCCATACTTCGGGATTTAGTTGATCATGGTAAGCAATATTACCTTTGACTAGATCCTTGGCTCGCATTATTTTAAACCAGATAGTTTACGAATTGCGTCTACGCTTTCATTAACGTCGTCTTCACCTGGGAATTTATGCCCACGACCACGAACAACGTATTCGCCGGCGTGTGCGGCTTTTTCAGCTTCACTAGCTTTCCATGCACGTAGATGTTTTAATCTACTGGTCATTTTAGGATCATCTTTGTGTTTTTCTAAAGTTTTGTCCCAATCACTTTGTTGTTCTGCGTGACGAGCATTGGCCGCATCAGCACCCCAACCTTCATCTGTACGGTCTTCCATTTTATCTACAATCTTGTAGTGTTTAGGACCAACCATTTGGATATCATAGTTGTCATCATCTGATGCTTTAAATGGACGAATTCCACGAGCACCTTGTTTACTTGGCTTAGTTCCAATTTTTCTTATTTGCAGTGAGCCGTTTGGTGTAAAGCCATCTGTGGTTAAATCTGCTCGTTCAACATGTCCGCGGGCACCTAGCACATAGCTGTCTACTGTGTTGCCTGCTTTAAGTAGGTTGTCTACAATTTGAACAATGAGACTAACTTTGCCGCCTTCATCATCACCACGTGGAGTTTCAACAAATTCGTCTAATTCGTCTTTATCTTGACCTAAATGTTTGCCAAAATCTTTAGCTAGATCTTTAGTAAATTTTTTAGTATCTTTTACAGGTTTACCTTGAACAGCTTTTTGTCCTGGCTCTAAATCCTGTGATCCCCATGGTTTGTAATCTTCTTGATCTCCATGTTCGTTTAATTCGCTCTCACCTAGTCTAGAACGACTAGCGGCACGTGCTGCCATGTTTGCTACTCCTGCTTCGGACTTTTCTTTAGCTTTAGCAGGATCTTCATTTTTAACTGTTAAGATATCTGTTGAGAACTTAATCTTGCTTGGATTGATGCTGTCGATATAGTGTTGTAGTTCTGGGCTAGCATGGTTAACTGCCACTAGATCTTTAAGCATAAACGGATGGCCTAAGGCCGCCGATACTTTGGTAGTGATAACATCTGGACTTACTTCTGTATGTCCTTCACCAATAAGTTTAATAACTTCTGCTACTACAGCATTGGCTTCATCACTGTCACCCATACCTTCATTAACTCTACGTGTAAATTGTTTTGCTCTCATTTTATTTTCCTAGATATCTAAATTTGCAAAAGCTCTAAACCAAGCACCTGTGCCCGGTAATGGACTACTCTCTGGTAATACTAAATTGTCACGAGCAAATGCTTCTTTGGCATCTGCTATTAATTGTTCAAAGTCTGTGCGACCTTTTATACTTTTAATTATCGTTTCTACATTGGCTAAGTCTTTGCCTGTATGTCCTTGACCTAATAAATGAACAGCAATTTCATTGGGGTCTCGAGTAATAACTTCATTAGTGGTACGATCAACTAGGCCAAACTTTTGACTGAATTTTAAGTTCTGTGCCTTGGCTAGACTAGCTAATAATATATTACGATGTACACCTTTAAATTGACTACCAGGTGTGCCACCAGCTAGGGCAAAATGTTGCCAGTCTGGCGTATCTGTAAACATAAAATCTGTTTGTACATAACCATTAGTTGGATCACCTAAGATAGGAGTTTTTAAATGTACAGCATCTCCGGATTTTTTAATGTCGACATTTTTAATACCACGTTTTAATAATTGTTGTATTAGTACATCTTTACTTACTTTAGTAGAATCAACACCAAGGTCTAGATCACCGCTGGTCTCTGCTCGGCCTGTTGAACCTAGCATATTATCTACTAGATTTAATCCAGTAAGTTGCTCTAACCATTGTACTGTAGGTACAACATTATCTCGGGTAATGCGTTTTGTGTCTGGAAGGCCTTTGGCATCTTTAAAAACATTGCCGCCTTCTAATAACTTAGTAACCATATGCGTGTGCTAGTCCTCGTGCTACTATATCTAAACTGTCTTCATCTGCTTGATATTTAATACCAATGCCTCCACGTGCCTTCCAACGACTAATGTTAGTGCCTCGATCATCAATTAAGATATTAGGACTACCATCTGAGTTTACAGCGTGTGTTTCTTTTGTGCCTGTGATAACTATATCATTTGGTTGTGGGCTTAGGTGTTGCTTAATCCATTCACGTTTCCAGTGTTCGCTGTTCTTATGGTCGCCACGTAAGGGGCTTGAACAAATACTGTAATCGGGTACATAACTTAAGACTAATTGTACTAGACTAGGTGCTGTTGGAAACATAGGTAATCGGGCAAAAAAGTCTGTACCTACCATTTTATTCAATGTAGGATCCTCTTTTGCTGGAGGAATTGATCTGTAATCATGTTTGCCAAAATTATCTGCAGGTACTCCTGCTAATTTAGCATATTCATGAAAGAAATCAGCAAGAACACCATCCATATCTAAATAGATTTTAGTGTGATCTGTTGCTCTAATTAGTTCTTCTGCTCGCATAATGTAGTATTTATCGTAATTTAATATATGAGCATTATACACGATTTTGGTATGTTAGTCAACAAAAAACCGCCACTTGGGCGGTTCTTTTGGGTTGGATTAATTAGTTGTGCCAATTAAATAAATTAGCTTGGCCTTGTGCTGGAGTAATTTGTCTAGCACAAATTGCTGCATGAGTTTGGTTTTCAACTTGATCTTTAGCGTGTGCATCATATAATACACGAGCTGGAAAGTTCGGTGCTAGTTGTGCTCTTGTGCAATATGCTTGTAATTGTAAGTTACTGATATCGTTTGTGCCACCTACTTCTAAACTGATACGGTGATCAACTTCGTAGCCTAAACTACATAAACTACGATCTCCATATGGCACACCTGCTAATCTATAAACTTGTTGTTTAGTTGCTTCGCTGACATCACGGATAGTACCTGTTTTTGTGCTACAAATATCATTTACATCTTGTGTACGAATACTTGCAGCAGGAATAGCGCCATCAGCTAATGCCACTGTTGAAACTAATGCTAATACTAATGCTAGTTTTTTCATTGAACTTCTCCTTTAAAATATTTCAATTAATAACTGTCTAAGACAATATTATTTGATTGTGCCACTGGTTTCCAAATACCACCTTGTCTAATAAAAATGTCCGCAATTGGTTTCCATCCGGTGATCAATGCCGGATATGTATAACTAACTATAAAACTACCCTGTTGTTGCAGACCAATAGTATAATTATATGTTCCTTCGCTACCACCTGGATCATATACTCTAAACACAGCAACATAACTATTTGCCGCTGTTGGTTGTTGTAAGAAATATGCGTAACCAGTTGGGCCGTATCTACCACTGTAATATGAGATATAGGCCTGGAAGTGAGATCCCAAGACGCCAATTGGCACTGTGTTAATTGATATGCTAGCTGACAAATCACCGTGATATCGTTCATTAGTTTCGGCATAGTAAATGCCTTTTGCGGCCGCACCTGCTGTTAGCACACCACTAGTACCACTACCTTGATAGCTTGCACCGTTTGTTGTGGCTACACTAAAATTAGTATCATCTAGATCGTCAATATTACCATAGAAACTAAACACATCTGCTTGGAATGCGGGAACTGTGAAATCACCAACTTGACTAGGCTGACCATAATCACCTACGGTAATAGGTATCGTACTGTTAGGGATAGCAGGTATAGTTGTGGTTTGAGTTCCTGTAGCTGTTGCATACGATATATTCAAACTAGTAATTTGTTGTGGAATTTTAAAGTATGTAGTGCCCAAGGTATTGAATGTTGTATTGACTGTTTGTCCACCTGTTTCTGGTGGGTTTACTCGAACATAAGAATTTGTAACATTTAACCAATTACCTGAATATTTAACTTTTAATCCTGGCAATTTAACTAAAACCATGTAAATGTAACCAGCAAATCCAGCATCGCCCATATTAGGTAAATTTGCTGGATAATATGCTGTATTTTTACCAGCCCCTGTTGTTCCACTACCTGGTAATGTAACAGTACCGTAGCTTAGACCGCCATTGCCTGCTCCACCGGGGCCGCTATCATCTCCGTAACTAACACCAGCTTCACCGCCAAAATAGCCACCACCGCCGCCACCACCTGACGAAAATCCGAGTCCAGCAGATTGACCAATTGTATTGTTAGTTAATCCTGTATCAGTAACTAATGCACGAGTGTCCCATAGTTCTGTAGTGTCGGGTTTGATAATTTGTAATGCTACTCCACCTGGGCCGCCTGTGTTAGAAGCACTGATATTAACAGTATGATTGCCTGCTGTGATAGATTGTGTAAATGTGCCGTATGATGTATATGTAGAATATGATCCGCCACCACTGCCATCTATGTTAAAACTACCCGAATTGTCTGTGCTAAAATAGAAAGTATAAGTTCCAGTAGTAGGGAAATTAATAACAGTCGACGCTGAGAAGCTACTCGCATACGCACTACCGCCATCCCAGATACCGTAGGTGTTTAAGAATGTGCACCAAGCACTACCCCATGAAATCGGGAAATATGCTGTTGCATGCCCTGGATAAACACCCCCAGGGTTACCGGGAGTATCTGGACCGCCATCATCTGCGCCACCACCAGCGCCGCCTGCGCCAGCAGCTACACATACAGGAACGTTGTTAATTAGTACGGCTGTTGCGCCACCACCACCGCCACCACCACCAGTGTCGCCATCTTCGTCGCCGAATGGTCCACCTGCCCCACCAGCAAAGCGACCATCTTTAAAACCGGACCCACCTGTTTGACCCCTACCAGGCCCGCCTACGCAGAAAGCCACAACATCGCCTGGATTAATAGTTACAACCGCAGTAGCGTATCCGCCTCCTGCACCAATTGTTCCGTTAGTCGATTGACCACTACCAGCACCCCAACAATATAGTTCTACACTAGTTTGATAGCCCTCAGGCATAACAAATGTTTTACCACCTGGCTGTTGTGATTGTATAATAATTTGTTGCGACATGTATGTTTAATCCTTAGAGCGAGCAAGTTGCGCGGCTTTTTGGTGTACACGTGTACTATATTCTGGGCCGTGCTTTTCTCTAATATGTTTGAGGAATTCAAAGTATTTGTGTTTTTGGTTTAATGGGTCACTGACAGCAGCACCCATTAATCCGCGTGCTGTTACAATATCACTTAATTCATTACCTTCTGTGGTAATCATGTTAGACACAGCCATATCTTCCGTCATATCACCGCTGGCTTGACCATGCCACTCATCGTTGCCATCTGACCACTGGTCATCATCACTTTGATTGTGCCAGGGATTATCTGGACCAGACCAAGCATCGTATTCAAATAGATCTTTAACTAACATATGATTCCTCTATAGAGTATTTATCATAAACAAAATGGTTGACAACTATAGACAACGATGCTATAATTCACATATTATCAACAACTCAAAGTGTAGGTTAGATTCATGGCAAATTTAGAACAACTATTAGAAGTTATCTCAGATCCTTACAATGGACGTGAAGAGGGTGTAGATTTCTGGGTAGATGAAGATGGCTATATTCAAGTTCCAAACATACGTACAGCTGCATTGTTAATGCGTGAAGCTAATACCAGCGGTCAGTTTACGCAAAATCTAGTCAAAGTTGGCCAAAAAGGTGACAGTATTTTACTAGGATTTGATACATTATTAGATGTTAGTGCTGTGTATAAGACCAAAATTCAAGATATTCTGGCAGAAGTCAAGCGTGATGAAGGCGGAAAGTTTTGTGTTTATTTAAACAAGAAACGGTCAGCACGCATGTTCAATAAACTTGCTAGTGCCAAACGTTTTATTAAAAGTTTAGAAAAAGACCTACAAAGCGTAACTGCTGTTAACACTTACGATGACCTAGACGATTAAGTTGTAGGAGTTTGTTGCTTACCTTGAACCTGCTGAATTTGCTGTGCTAGTGTTCTAAACTGTGCAGCAAGTTTAGGGTCTTGGGCTACTGTGGTCATATCTTTCATCATTGGTTCAAGAGCTTTCATATCTTGTTGTCCAACAGGTTTACCTTGACTAGCCGAATCAAGTGCTTTGGCAATCTGCGGAGTTGGCGCTGTGCTTTTTGTTCCGGATTTTAATGCCGCTAATGCTTGAGCTGTTGCAGCTGCTTGTTTAGGATCTTGTTGCATTTGCCCACTAGTTGATTGTGATACTGAAGTTTGACCAGCTGTGCCTTGTGGCTGTGCAGCACCGAATTCTTTAATTTGTTGTCTACTTTGTTTATATTCTTGAGCTTCTTTGCCAAACTTATCCACTAGATATGAATAAATTGCTTGTTTTTCTGCTGGGGATTTATCGCTTGCTTGTAATGCTTCTAGTTCTTGGCGAAACTTAGAAATCATTTCAGTACCTTCATCTACAGCTTTTTTGTAGTTATAACGTTTACTTGGTTTATCTAAGGAAGTATATTCTCGTGCTGGGCGACTACCTTGACGTTGTGGACGTTTTTCCTCTACACCTAGATTATCTTCTTCCAGTTGCTCTAAGAATGCTTCAAATGCTTCTGCTAGCTCTTGTTCTTTGGTTTTAGGTTTAGGACCTTTACTTAGGTCTTTAAGTATATTTTCTTCCATACCCCCAACACCCATTCCTGGTTTAGGTGGATTCTTATCACTACCTTTCCAATAACCTTTAAACTCAGGACCTTCTGGATTGTGCTCAGCGGCTTTCATGCTAGCACCTTCAAATAAGTCAATCTTAGCTAGTATTTTTTTAAAATCCATGTTATTTTGCCTTTGATGTTGCTCTTAAGAACCAAGCGTGTTTAGCAAATGCATCTTGGCGATCTGCTAGGAAGTTACTAAGTCCGTGCTCACCTAATTCTTCTGCACGTACAAATAGATGTTTCATAATTTCTTGCATTTTTTCACTATCGTGTAATAATACTGCTACCATAGATTGCGGAACTAATAATTCGCTTTCGTCGTCAATGGCTGTTAGTACTGAAAAACGATGTAGACTAGCTGGAGTGTAGCCTTTTATTTTACGGATATTTTCCGCGAAATCATCAATGGCACCATATACTTCGTTGTAGATTGTTTCAAACAATAGGTGTAGTTGATAGAACTCTGGACCTTCTACATTCCAGTGAAAGTTCTGTGCTTTGATAGCAAAGCTATACTGACTAGCAAATGCAATCTTCAGGCTGTTAATAAACTTCTCGTCCATTATCTCTTTCTCATATTTGACTTACGTTTTGCTGTTGGTTTGGTTGATTCTTTGTAGAATTCACTCCAACCAAATCCATCGCCACCACCCATGCTAGTAGCAATACCACCCGCGCCTGTAGCACCTGATGTACACTCGCCAATAGTAGGTTGTATACCTTGTTCATGTTGGCTAAGAATATAATCACCTACAGCAACGATCATACCTTTGGCTACAGCAATCTTTTCTTGACACCATTCAGGTAAGTCTTCATTGTCGTCTAGACTTTTAGCTAGCTCTAATGCCATACGAATTGTTGTTAGCAAATTATCTTTAACCATGCCTGCCTCGTCACTATATTCTTCATGGCTGTATTCTGATTCGTTAATAAATTCTGATGGTTTCATAATATATTCCTAATAAACTATATTTATGCTATAGTAAAGGATACGCTATCACTATGGATTTCGTGAGTATATTCAACATCACTGATGTAGAAATTTCTAAGATCTAATTTTGTTAGATATTCTGGTTTGGATTTAATAACTTCAACATTGATTATATGTTGTTCTTTGGGGGCAAGTTCTGCAACTATAAGTTCATTAATATAGATATGTCGATCCCATACCCAATCACGTTCTGTTAATAGTTCGTTATTTAGATAAATTCTATATTTGCTATTTTCTAATTGAACCCATCTAGGCTCGACACAGTGAACTTCAACGGCTATTTCAGCTATCATTATATTAATCTAAGAGCTTTTGCGTTCTTAGTCGGAGTATCTGGGTGTACATCTACAGTTAGAGCATTTGACCAACGTGGGTCTTTGGCTTCTTTCTTGTTTTTAGGAATGTAGCCACTAGCATCTTCCAATAACATACCTTTGCGTACAGCATCATACAATGGTTTAGCTAGTTTGCCTGCCCCAGTAGCCTGCGCAAATAGTTCAAAATTGCCTTTTGTGGCGGCTTCACGAGCGCCACTAGCACTAATACCAGCAATGCCGTCCGCATCCGGATCACGTTCGCCGCTACTAACAAAATTAATATTAGTAAAATTATAGCCATCTGGTTGTCCGTTGTATTTGGTTAGTAATTCTTTAAATGCTGGCAAACGATCACTGCCTGCTACAAAGGTAACTGAACGATAACCTTTGTTATATAACCAATTGGCGGCCTGCATGATAGTTTTTATTTCTGGATCGTATACGACATGACCTGCTTGTTGTGGAAATAGAGCTTTGATGAATTTAACTTTAGTAGCATAGTCCAATGGATTCTTTTTAGGATCTTGGCTTTGACTAGTAAAGATAAAATAGTCACCGCCTTGGGCAGATTTGGCCACAGTGTCAATTAATTGACCATGACCAATTGTTGGGGGATTCATACGGCCAAAGCAGAAACTAGCGTGCTTGACTGTTTGTTGTTCAAATAGTTCAGTTAAAAACATAGTAAACCTTTGTCGTTACTATATTTATCTTAGAGTTTTTCTAATAACCAGATGTAAAATGGACTGGTAAATTTAAGAATATAAGTGCCATTCCATCCTAGATTGACACAGTTGTCTAATTGTGTAATAGTTTTGCCTTGATATGTTTGCGGAACATCTAGATAGTATTCAGCTGACCAAAGTAAGTTACCTAGACTAATATCATCGATTGTAATATCATCAATATTAAGTAATAGATCTTTAACTATTTCGCCATTCTCAATTACAGTGTCAGTTAGTTGATCTTTATTTTCTAAACGGATTTTAAGCTCGTGGGCACCTTCGTCGACATTACGTTCAAAGGTAACTGTTTGAGCTGTATTAGCTAGTTCTGTTTGTATTACCGGGTCGTCATCTAACCAAACGGAAAACTGAGGTTTCTTGTCCCAGTATGTTCCGCTTAGAGAGATTTCAAATTTGAGATTTTCGTTGTTCAAGATTATTGCTGTGCTTTCTTAGCTGCCATTTGGTCTGGGGTAATGTCTGGCATTGTTGGTTGACCACCAGTTAATACTGACAAGTCACCAGCAAACTCATAGTGACCACTGTGGTTCAATAGTACTTTAGCATGAGCATAGATCTCACCACCTAAAGCCGCCCAGCGACGACAGAATGTCCAGTCTTCACTTAGATAGTGACCTTTCTCATCGATTACACAATCAAAGATTGCATACATGGTTGGCTCGTATTGTTTGCCTAGACCAACATCATCTACATATTTTGTTTCTGGATGTGCTGCAATTAGTTTTTCATATACATGACGTTTGAACATCATGAAACCTGTGCCCATTGTGTCTACTGGGAAAATATCGTTGATGATCTGTGTGCCTGGTTTAACATTAATTACATAGCTAATTGGCAAGGCTTTCTTAGGATATAATCCACCAATAACATCTTTGTCTGTGGCTAACATCATGAAGATACTTTCTGGCTGGAAGCGAATGTCTGCGTCGATGAACATAAAGTGTGTAGCCGCTTGATTAGTCATCATCTTAGCCATTAAGTTATTACGAGCACGTGTTACCAGTGATTCGTTAACCATAGTGTCTAATGACCATTGTAAGCCAGTTTTACTTGCCATTAGAATAAAACGCAAGAAACTAGTGAAACAAGGTTCTGTAATCATGCCACCATAAGCTGGAATACCAAAGTGAACATGACATTTAGTAAAGTCAAATGGTTGACCTTGCGGTTGTCCTGCACTAGGTAAATTTAATGCTTGCCCTGGTGCGGCTTTAATCATACTAGGTGCGTTGGGTTTGATACGCTTTGATTGTTTAGTTGCCATCGAAAATCTCTCTTTTTAATTGAATTATGCTTTTTGAACTTCTACAAGTGTACCAGCACCTGCTAGTTCTTGTACTACTGCTTCGATACTTGTAACAGTATCGGTGTCTAAGATAACAGATTCATTTTCACTATCTTTTAACAATTTACTTACTTTTACAACAATAACTTCTTCTTGTAACTTTGCCATAATTGGCTCCTAATAATATACTACTATTATTTAGCGAGCCAATATACGACTGATAAAAATTTATATTACAATAATACCATTTTCATCTACTGTTTTATTTTCTAGTAGATCTAGCACAGGTGCTGTTACTATAAATTTAACAGTATCGTCAGCATAATCTATTGAAATAATACTACCGTTTTCGATATGATCAAACAAGATTTTCTTACTCAACGGTACTTTAATCAAGTCATTGATCTTACGATTAAGTGGACGAGCACCCATTGCTGGATCAAATCCAACTTCTACTAAATGATCAACTAAGGCTTCTGTTGGGCGTACTTTAATAGACTTTTCTTCAAGTAATGTGTTTAATTCGTTTAGGAATTTAACAACAATTTTCTTCATTGCTAGTTTATCAAGTTTAGTAAACTTAACTACAGCATCAAGTCTATTGCGAAACTCTGGTTTGAAGAAACGTTTAGTTGCTTCATCATCTGTGCCTTCTTTAGTCTGACTACGTCCAAAACCAATGGCATTCTTTTCAGCATCGGCACTGCCTAGATTACTTGTTAGGATAAGGATGGCATGACGGCAATCTGCTTTCTTACCGTTTGAACCAGTAATAACACCTTCGTCCATGATACTTAGTAATAGGTTACTAATATCAGGATGTGCTTTTTCAATCTCATCTAACAAGATAATACTGTGTGGGTTACGTTCTACTTCGCTGATCAGCAAGCCACCGCCTAGGTTGCCATCTTCGTAACCTACATAGCCCGGAGGTGCACCGATAAGTTTAGCCATGCTGTGTTTCTCTTGATATTCACTCATATCAAAGCGGATTAGCTTCATGCTTAGGTTTTCGCTTAATAGCTTACATAGTTCTGTTTTACCAGTACCAGTTGGACCTAAGAACAAGAAGTTACCCACGGGCTTGTTATGTGATTTCATACCAGCTTTGGCTACATAGATCTTTTCTAATACTTGATCTACAGCTGAGTCTTGACCATACAATTTATCTTTAATTGTAGTTTCGAGACTAATTAAATTATCTTTGGCCTTTTCGCTTAACAAGTTTTCACGTGGAATACCTGTAGCTTTAGCAATAGTATCAACAATTTCTTCCTTGCTGATGATAAAGTCTGGGTTCTTAATCTTAGCTTTAGCACAGCTCATATCAATTAAGTCAATGGCCTTATCAGGTAAGCGTTTGTCTGTTTGATAGCGTACACTTAGATCGACAGCAGCTTCTACAGCTTCATCTGCAATAGCACCACCGTGGAACTTTTCAAAGTGATTACGTAGACCGTATAAGATATCTTTGGCTACTGCTGGTGTAGGCTCGTCTACATTTAATTTATAGAACCTACGCATTAAGGCACGGTCTTTTTCAAACGATTGTGTGTACTCTTCATAGGTAGTACTTGCAATAACTTTAATACCACCTTTGGCCAATGCTGGTTTAATCATATTAGCAAAGTCTACTGAACTGGAACTACCTGCACCTGCGCCTTGCATCTGATGCGCTTCGTCAATAAACAAGATCGACTTGCCTTTTTGTGTTAGTGCATTCATAACATCTTTGAATTTTTCTTCAAATTCGCCACGATACTTACTACCAGCTAGCAAACTACCAATTTCCAAATTATAAACTGTATAGTCTTTTAGGTATTCTGGTACATCTTTGTGTACAATCTTATGTGCTAGTCCTTCAGCAATAGCTGTTTTACCTACACCGGGGTCACCAATCATTAAGACATTTGATTTGTTACGACGAGCAAGTACTTGTGCAATTTCTTCAAGCTCATATTCACGACCAATTACAGGATCAATCTTACCTTCGTCTACGTGTTTGTTAAGATTAGTACAATATTCTTCTAAAATCTTATCTGCAAAATCTTTCTTGTTGGCTTCACGTTTAGCTGGTTTATGTCCTAGACGCTCTGCATTGTTTTCTGAGAAGAATTCAACTAATTGCTTGCGGTTAATACCGTATTTGAGGAAGAAGTATGCGGCATGACTCTGCGGTTCTTGGCTAATACTTAGGAACAGGTCAATTGGTAGCATTTCTTCACGGGCACTAAACAATACCTGTGTAAACGCACGATTGAATACACGCTCTAAGGCATGTGTACGTTGTGGTGTTACGTCATCTTCTAGGCTTACTAGTTCATCACGTTGCCCTACCCAGTCGTACATGTCACGTAGCATGTTTTCTACGTCCACTCCGTATTCTTCTAATAGCTTATGGAAGTCTGGAAATTCTATTAATGCAATGCTAAGATGTTCTAAAGTTACATACTGATGTTTGTAATCTTTTGCTAGAGCGGTAGCCGCTGTGATAATTTTTTCAATCTCAGGATTTGAGCGCATTTCTGACAAAGTACACCTCTTCTTAAAAATATTTAGTTAATGGTTTTAATGTTTCTAAGGATGTTTAATTGTTGTTCGTTAAGTACAGGTACAACTACTTCAACTACTACAACTAAATCACCTCTAACATTGGTATTCATTTGATACAATCCTTGACCTTGTAGGCCAAACTTCATATCATGTTGACAACCTTGTGGTATCTTAACAGCAAAATCACGCCCATCAAGTCCATGTACAATAGCTTCTGTGCCTAACATAGCATCAATTGCGTCAACTTGTATACGTTTGACTAGATTAATACCATGAACTTCACAATTGCTATCATTGTTTACATTAATAATAACATATAAGTCGCCTCTTGTCAATGAGTCAAACATATTATCGCCCATGTTACTATATTTGATCGTAGTGCCCGGAGTCACACCACGCGGAATATCAACGTCTACATTGTAGCGATCGCCTTTGGTAGTTTGAACGCTGATTGTTTTTCGTTGCTGTACTAGGGTTTCTGATATGTTTATGTTTAATTGTACACGTAGATCTTTATTACGTCTAGGTTGATGTTGGCGTTGATTAAATGGATTAGGACCACCAAATGGATGACCACCTTGACGGAAGAATTGTTCAAAGATATCTTGGGGGCCACCGCCTCCAAAGTGAAATTCAAAGTGATTACCTTGTCCGTTGTCAAAACTACTAAACGGACTTGGATTATCGTGTTGTGCTCTTTTTTGAGGATCTGAGAGAGTTTCGTAAGCAGATTGTATCTCTTGAAACTTAGCAGTATCACCACCTTTATCTGGATGATGCTGTCCTGCTAGTTTACGATACGCTTTCTTGATTTCTGCTTCAGATGCCCCTTTAGGCACACCTAGTGTTTCATACGCATTAGCCATATTGTTTATTATACAAGAAAAGTGTTATATTGTCAAGTTATTTATTTCTTACTTTTTGCGGCACGTTTAAGTTCTGCTTCGTACCACTCTTCTTCTGCTACATAGATGTCATTGAAGTGTTCATCTAGGTTACATTGTTCGTCAATTGCCTGCGGAATAGTAGCAAATCCGCGTTTGACTAGCATACTTACACCAGTACGGCGATCAACCACATTACCATCACCATATACCATACTACCGTACGGGAATGTAACAATATCAAATGTACCATCCCATAGTTTAGTGCGTAGTTCAATAATGAATTCACGACAACCATCGATACTCATAGTATCATGGAATACAATAATGCCTGTTTCGCTTAGTTGCGGATAGATAGCCTCGAAGTCATTTTTGATTCCTTCGTAACTATGGCAACCATCAATAAATGCCAGGTCGATACGTGGGTGTTTGTTTTTAATTAGTTCGTGGAAACCTTTGGTTTTACTATTAATTTTAGTTAATTCAAAATTAAAGTGACCTTCGCTACGTAAATATTCTTCGCACTTCTCTTGACTTGACCAGTGTTGAAATTGATTTTGTAAACCATGTGTGTCCCAGATGTCGTATCCATATACAACTCCATTAACACGGGCAGCACCGCGACACAAAAATGCTGTGGTTTTAGCTTCTGCCACACCCACTTCTACTACTACTTTACACTGATTAAGATAAATCAATGCTTCTAAAAACGGACTATGTTCTTCTACTGTTACAGCCATTGTAACTCCTAATTGAATATGAAAAAAAGGTAAACTATATGTTATTATAGCTTACCTTTTTATTTAATGCTAGTACTATGTAGCCAAATTATTTTATTCTACGTACTGGGCGAGTTGGATCTACTGTTGGATCTGGATGTGGAACAGTATCTGGATCAACCCCTGCATCTACTACTGGAGCAGATGCTACTGGTGGAGTATACGGTGTTGACTGTGCATATGAATTAGCTACAGGTTGTGCCGCATATGATTGTGTAGGTGGCGGTGTATATGGCGTATTGTTATATGGTTGAGACGCCGTGCTAGCCGGTGGTTGGTACGTTGTGCCCATGCCCGGACCAAAACCTGCTGTTGTAGGAGTTGTTGTAGCACCACCTAGTTTTTCCTGTGTACGTCCGTACGCACTAATACCAATAATAGCACCCATGGCCATATGGAATAATCCACCGCCTTGTAAGGTTAGTGGTTGCCATTGGCTGGTTACTGTGCCGTGATCATGTGCTTGTAATAGACTCCAGAGCACTGGAAATCCTATAAAATCCATGAAACAGACTAGCATATACAGCCAGCCCATCATTGGGCGCCACTTGGTGGTCATCCAATGTTCTTGTTGTTTTTCATCTTTAGTTGACATTGTCTTGCTCCTTATTGATTTTATTGTTATGCCGCACTAGATAATGCAATCAGTCCTTCAATAACTGCGTACATTAATTCTTGCGTTTGTAGATCGCTAGCAGCTTCACTGATTGCTGAACTGTCTTTTAAATCATCTACTAATTCGTTGTATTCTTCAGCTGATAATTCTCCAGCTTGAAATTTTTCTTGATAATCATAAGCATCTGCGGCCCAGTTAGCCACACCATCATTTGGGTGTGCATTTAATTGTGTAATTTGGTCTTGTAAACTCATCTTGGTTTAGCTCCTATAGCTGTTTGAATTGTTGTTGCGTCTTTCTCAATTGCGGTTAATTTAAGTTCGCAATATGCTTTACTTACTTCTTTACCTGCGGCATAACGATCATTAAGTTCTACAACAATTTTAGATAACTCAGATGTCATTTTAATTGCTGGATCGTTGTGTGGAATAGCTGAACTGTAGTTCTTTAGTTCTTCAGCGTCAAATGCTAGACTACTGGCCACAGCTGGCATACTATCTGTACCACATTTAGCTTTGCCTAAACTAGCTAATGTTCTAATAGCATTGATTTGTGCGTATTCATTGTTGTCAAAGTGTGCTTGAAGATATGCGTCAACTAACACACAGCCGGGCAATGTTGCCAATGTCAATATTAATAATAGTTTTTTCATTTTATACTCTCATTGATTTTCTTTTGTGTATTATACCATTCAATCCAAGCATCAACCTTAACCTGGCATTCGTGGTATTGACTGTAATTGTCTGCTACTACTTCTAATACTTCACTTAGTTTAGTCGTGCCTTCTTTAACTTCTTGTAGGCCGGGGCATGCTGTTTTTAGTGCATCTGGAATTTCTGGCCATTTAGCTGTAACTGGAATATCCTCTTCACACCCTAATAGGAACAAGAAAGGAATTAAAATTAATAAACGTTTCATTTCTTTTCTCCTTCTACTTCAACAGGCGGAATTGATAAGTTTAATTTAGGTTTCTCACCTCTTGCCGCCGCATTAAGAATAGTAATTGCCGCAGCATCTACTTTACATTCTCGGTCAATTTCTGTAGCAACTTCTTTAATAACCTGTTGAGTAACTACTTTTGTATCGTGTATTTTTTTAATCTTAGTTACGATTTTAGTTTGTATCTGAACATTGGCCTGTTGACTTTGAACAGCTGCGGCATCTACTTTGGCCTGTAGTGCCGCTACCTTAGCACGCCATTCTTCTTCTACACCATAGCCACCTTTAAAATATGAGCCAGCTACTAGTAATACCAAGCCAATTAACTGCAATGCAAGTTTGTATGGATGCAGGCCAGTGCCCCATTTAAAGAAAGTTCTTGATATTAGTCCAGCTAATGAACCAACCACAATAGCAATAAATCCAGCTAGGATAATGATGTTAATTACTAATTCTAGAAAACCGTCTGGAAGGAAATGTAGTAAGAACATAATTGATTATCCTAATAGTTGTTTGGCTTTTTCATAATGAGCACGTCGTTCATCTAAGCCAATTGTACCACCGTTAACACGTTTAGTCATTGCTACAATATCATCGCGATCACAAATTTCATTTAGGCCATGTGTTTTCCAAAACCACATAGCTGACTCTAGTGCGCCATCTAGGGTTTCCATATCTGCTACACAGTCATCTAAGTTCATGCCTTGACTTTGAGCAAACTTAGTATAGTTATCACGGCCAGTTAATTGAATAGCACCACGACCACGGAATTTGTAGCCATCACCGCTTGACTCAGGGCCATTGCCCATACGATTTGCATAGATCTTGTTGGCAATTGCTTCTGGATTATGTGCGTAAGGTTGTGCTTCTGCTACTGTTGGAAAATACTTGTGGAAAATCTTATTCAGACCTTCTGCCTTATAGTTTAAGTTTTCTTTAAGGATTGTAAAGCCATTTGATTCATGTCCGCATTGTGCTAAGAAACCAGCGGCACGATTAACAGTGTTAATGTCAAACTTGTCAAACGCTGAGTTTAGCACTTCTGCTAGGTCATCTGGGTGTTTGTACTGTGGAAATAATTGTCTTAATTGATCTGCTGTTATCTGCATAATTGATATCCTCTTTAATTATTTTAGTCCGGCTGCTATGCGTAAGCTCTCCGTGTATTCGTTTTTTGGTGCTTTTGTATCTACTTTAACATGCGCCGCAGCTTTCATAGCATCAATTTCGTCTTGCTCGCGTTGAAATTTTTTGTTATATGCTTCCGGTGTTAATGGAATTAGTTTTCTTAACGCATCTTCACTTAGTGATAAGTTATGTTCTGATGATGATTTACGATAACGTACACGCCATTCGGTAGGATCTATCTCTGTTAGATTTTTAATATCACCTAATAAGCGCATGATCTGTTCTGGTAATTCCGGAGTACGATCTAATTCTACAAATACTAGGTAATCCCCACCTTCTTTTTCACCCGAACTAACATCCGCATCGAGAATAAAATCGTAACCTTTTTCTAAAAAGTTTACTAAATCCATGCTAGGTTCTTTACCTGACACTTTGAAACTTAGTACGCAAACATCTGCATCATCGCCCATCTTTGACTTATATTCGTCAATATGTAGTTCGTCATGAACTAGACGTTTTAAATCACCATGTTCTAGATTTTCATTTAATGTATTAGATTGTGTTTGCATCATTTTCTTGGTTATCATCAAATTGTGTTGCTCGATCATCGCCTTCTTCGTAGGCATTTTCAACATCTTCTAGATCAAGTGTAGCACTTTCTAAGTCCAAACTACCCTGTTGAATTTCCTGCATTAATTTTTTAGGCATTACAATGGTAACTAACCAGACTGGCTTTTTGCCCATTTTAGGCATCTTAGTGCCTGGTTCAAAATCGTCTGGAGTTTTAACTTTAATAGGATATTCTAGTTTGTCTTTGCTGTAATAAACTTCACAGTCATATTCCATTAGGCGTTCGCCACCGCGTGGATCTGGCATCATTCTATGCGGCCACATAAAAGTACAGGTTACAAAATACTTTTCGTAAATAGGACCTTCAACTAGTTCGCCTTCTGGCCAATGTTTAAATACATAAAGATCTAACTCGTCTAGTACACGTTCAAAGTCTAATAGACTCACTAGACTACTGTCAGTCATGAATATATCTTTAGTATTTTCAATTACATCTGAGATTGCTTTTGACATAGTTTAAAACTCTTTTAGTTATTTATCAATTCCGCGGGCTTGCTTAGTTTGTACACCATGCCAAACTTCTTGATCTAACCAATATTCATCTACATGTTTAACATATTTGGCATTAGGATCAATGTCTAAAAACTTAAAGATGTCTGGGTTAGTATAATCAACAGGGAAACATAATATTCTACTGAGGTATTGTAGATAATGCTCTCGGTGTAAAAATAGTGCTTCGTTTGACAGGAAATGTACAGGAAATTCGCCAGTTAAGAGGTTATTATAGTAATAATCTTGCGCAATTGGCGTGGTTATTTCCTTGCGTACACGTAACTGTTGTTCTGCATTAATATTCTTATCACGAGTGATAATAGCAATCTTAACATCAACTTTTAACTTTGTAGCCTCACGTGCTAGTTCAAGTATTTTAGGTACATAGCGTTGACCGTCGTAAAAGAAAGGACAGCTAACATTAGCCAGCCAATGGTCTGCGCCTTCAAACTGTTTAGCTGTAAGACGCTCAGGGTAGACCCAATACTCAGCAAAAGGTTCTTCGTCGCTAGGTACCCAATACTTGTCTAGTAAACTTTTCCAGCCACCTACGTTTGGGTGTGTGCTTAAAATACGACTGAATAGATGATTGCCACTACCTTGTGGTCCTGTTATGATTAATAACCTTTTCATTTTAATTCCAATAATTTGTTGATCCACATATTATAATATTTGGATATATTAGTTTTGTTAAATCCAGATAGTCCTAAAACAGAATATAATTCTCTTATTTGATTAATAGTTTCTTCTTGAGAAAAATACATGTTATTATCTACATATATTGCTCGATTATTATATTGTAGGATATTTTTTTCGTAGTAATCTAGTATAGCTGACTGCCAAATAAAATGTTCCTTTATTTGTAAATTAAATATTTGTTCCACTTCAAATTTAATAGCATCAGATAATTGATTGTATTCAATTAAATTGCTAGGGGTTGTAGGCCAATCAGCACCTTTAATCAAATTCCAGTTATCAATAAATGGATTTTTAGTTCTGTGACTAATAAAATTTTGGCAATTTTTAAATATAATAACCTGTGCATTAGGCCATACCATTAAAAACTGATCCAGTAATCGTGTGTGATGTGCTATAATGAAGAACTTTTTGTTAGTCTTACTTAGGGTAGATATTATAGGATAAAATCTAGCTTGTTTTATTACTTCCGGCGGATAAAACATATATTCATGACTATTGATGCCAAATAATTGCGTGCATCCTAAATCCAAATCATTCCATACAGTTTTTTGACTTATGGCATTAACTAAGTAGTCGAATTTGTCATCGGGTGTAAATTCTCCGTTAAGTTGTTGAACTACAAACTTATCATATTGAAATACAGCATCATCGCTCAACCCCAGTGAGTTGATTAAAAATTTTCCACCAGCATTTCTAGGATAACAAACGATAACTAAATTTTCTGTATCGAAATCTATCATGGTTTATTTTTTAGAGGTTTACCTGTTTTATTGCATTCATCTAAGAAATATTCTTCAACATAATGCACATACTTGCTATTACTGTCCTCGGCTAAAAATTCGTCAATTCTTGGGTCATTATAGGCAATTGGAATATTAAAATTAAGTGTTTTGAGGTAATCTTGACGATATAATTGAAGTAATTCATAACTGACGAACTTAGGTGCTATGAATGAATCTTTTATCGATTCCAATAACATCGGAGTGGTGTACTCTCCGCGCAGGCGTGTTTGCTGTTTGTGTAGGACATTTTGATCACGACCACACACTACTAATTCCGGGTGAATGCCAATGCGCATTAGAGTTCTAATAAACATTTCTATGTCTGGAGCCCATTTAGCATCACCTATACCTAAAGGTACACTGATACTAGTAAAGTAGTAATCGCTTTGCGTCCAATCAAATTCTTTTAGTAAGTCTAGATTCTTCCAACACTCAGCAAATGGTTCAGCGTAGCGATGTGCTTCCCAGTAGTTGTCTAATAGACTTTTCCAACCGAATACCTCTGGATGTAAACTAAAAATTTTACTCCAAAGGTGATTACCTGCGCCTTGTGGTCCAGTTAACACTAACATTTTTTTAGCCATTATAGCATCTCCCATATCTCGGGTGGTATAAATCCTTCAGCACGTTCTGGATGCCACACTGTGCCCCATATAGGTAGTTGACTATGCTTAAATGCTTCAACTGTGCCGTCGTGTGGACAAGTTGCTAAGGGCATTAGATCACGGCCTAATAGGGCAATACTATTGGTATGAAAACTGTTTACGTAATCTATAGCACCATCAATTTCAATTTTGTGTGCGGTATTCTTATGTCCTTCTATAGGTTTGTTTATCCCACCATGAGTTTCATTGATAAAAAACGCACCATGGCAAACACCTAAGATTGGCACACCTTTTAGTAAAGCAATATTATAATATATGGTTTCTGTATGAGTACGATTAGGACTAGAGTCTCCACCTGATAAGATTAACATATCAAAATCCGTTTCGGTATTTGAAGTATTAGGAATAGGAACCACTTGATGACTATTAAGTAGCCCATGCCATCCTTGCTCTAGACAATCATAGGTAATGTTGTTGTGAACTATTTCACGTTGGCTAATAGCTATTTTCATTTGAAGTATGCGAAGTAGATTAATCCAGCAATAATCATAAAGATCTGCGGAAGGAAATTAGTAATTAAACTTTTTTCATTCCATTTGAATCCTACATAGACCCAGCCACAGGCACCTATAATTTGTAAGATACTATTCCAAGGAGTAATGCCTAAGATATGTAAAGGCATTGCGCATAGAATCATTGTTGCTGAAAACCACTTAACTATCTTTGTGTAATCTTTCATTTTCTTTCCAGTAAAGGTAAAAAGTCATGTGTATTAGTTGGGAATTCATTTAATCCCCAACATTTAATTTCAATACCTGCTAGCCTTAAATAATATTGAAGGAATGATTCGTCAATTAAAGTCAATTGATTCCAACTAAAATCCACAACATTAATTAAATTATATACAATTTTATGAATAAGTGCATCTTTATTTTTATATTCTTGAATTTCAATCCATTCAGAATAAATTTCATTAATTTTTTCTTCTCTAACTATTTGACGACCTGTTTTTGTAATAATCTTTTTTAAAGTTTCTTCGAAATTATCTCTGAGTTCTGAAATCTCGATCATTAAAATATTTGTAAATTTATTTTTAATATTATCAAAAATTTGATTATCGGTATTATCAATACGTTCAAGTGGATAGTATAAACTTAGGAATTCTCTTAACTCCCAGAGTTCTAAATCATCAATTGATGATTTACCCCATTGACTTACAAATTTTGATGCACCACTATAGATTAATGATTTTTTGATTAATTCAATCCCAGTATATCCGAATATTATATGTTTTTCTTCGGGTATTCTCTTGCTGTTTAAAAATGATATCTTTTGATTATATGTTAAATGTTTTGCAGATGATACTTTTTCTATATAATTGTTGATACCCCAGATCCAGGACCCGGTAGAAAAATAAAGAAATACAACATTAATATTTGTGTTCACGAACTCATTCAATTCTACAGATAACAGATTTTCGTAAGATTTAGGCAATTCTAATAATTTAGAAGCTTCGTTGTTAAACGAACCTGGGTGCCCTCGCATAAACGATTGAGAATACACAAAGTGGTTAAATTCAAACTCGTTCCATGTAAAATTTCCGTAAAAATTGTGAGAACTACCGGTATTTGTAAATGGGAGAGTTTCGGAAAAATTTAAGTCAGTGAAATAATTTAAACACCATTCGATAAATGTACCATAGGCGCCTGGTGCATAGTATATTAAAGTTGGATTGTTGGTCATTACTGAATTTTTCCACAATAAAAAAGGGACCTAAGTCCCTTTAGTTTGAAACTTATATAATTAATTATGCTTAGTAACTAGCATCCATTAATTTTACAGCTTCTGTTGTAGCAGTAGTATTCATACAGCTAATGGCAAACAAATCCATACGCATTGTCTGAGCAATAGCTTCAATGCGAGCTTGAGTAGCTTCATCAGTTGCTAACAATTCTAATGCGCGAGCACCAATTTTACTGTGGAAGCCTTCATCTTTAGCAATCTTAGCGTATGTTGTTGAGATGTATTCATCTTGAATACATTCAGCCATTTTAGCCCATACACGCTCAGCACGACCTTCAGCAATAAATTGGTAAGCCGCAAGTGCTAGTGGATCGTTTTGTGCTTCGTACTTAGCTAATAGAGCAGCACCTTTAGCTGTTGGTTTAGCTGCTTCAGCAGCAATAGCCGCTTCAACGTCAACAGTTTTGCCTGTGATGTGTTCAATAACTTCTTTTACCATACGGAAGTGATTAGCTTCGTCAAGTGCTTGTTTGCTTAGTAATGCTAGAGTTTCTACTGAAGTATCAGCAGGAGCATTTGCTACTTTATTAGCAATTTCAACCATGTTCATACGTTCGTTAACCATACGACCAACAAAGTGTTCTACTAGTTGTTCTTGGCTAGGGTTACTTGCAAAGTATGCTTCTACGTTTAATTCACTTGCTTTGAATAATGCTTCATTGTCTTGTGCTAATTTAGCAACAAATTGTTTTGAGTTCATTATATTTTTCCTTTAATTATAACGTTATAAAATAACTAGTATCTTTGGCCAAATACTAATTATAATTTTATTTATCTAAATTTATATTATTGTTGAAGTATTATACTGGTTTACGTCCGCTGATGGCACG